CAACTTCTTCCTCTTCAACTTCTTCCTCTTCAACTTCTTCCTCTTCAACTTCTTCCTCTTCAACTTCTTCCTCTTCAACTTCTTCCTCTTCAACTTCTTCCTCTTCAACTTCTTCCTCTTCAACTTCACCTTCCTCTTCGACTTCTTCCTCTTCAACTTCTTCCTCTTCACCTTCCTCTTCACCTTCCTCTTCGACCTCTTGAAGCGATTTCGATGTCACTATCTGTGATTTCAATTCTTTTTCACCGGACCATTCCAATTCTTCATCACCCTCGTCCTCTTCTTCCTCGTCAACTTCCTCGTCAGCTTCGACTTCATCATTCTCTTCGACTTCATCATTCTCTTCGACTTCATCATTCTCTTCGGATTTTGCTTTTTCATTAGACCATTCTAATTCCTCTTCCTCTTCTATTTCAGAAGACATTCGTCTTTTATTTTAGAATAATTTATTTAAATTTCATTTTCATCAGTTTCAAGGAAACAAAGAGTTAAAGAAACAACTCAAATTAATAAAAAAGAAGAGAAAGAATGAATGTTCTCAAGAAACCTGAAATTTTAATAACGTTAGCCAACACTTGTGCCACTCTCGGAATGGCTATTTATTTTTACAAGAAAACTAACAATCTCGAAGTACAGACAGCAAAACTGACAGGACACTTGGCTGAAGTTGTTAAGAGAGTAGGAGTTTTGGTAAATCTGAAAAAACAACTAGAATTCCTAGCTGATAATCTGAAGTCAACCAACAATTACGTTGGCATGCACAATCAAGAACTTTACACTTTGAAAGAAATTATTAGATTTCAAAATAATCAAATTACAGAACTACAGAGCGTTTTCATTGCCATCAAACCCGAAGAAAACAAAACGGAAATTAAACTTCGCGACAACCATTTACTTTCAAATAATCAACAACCGAGAGGAATGCTACCCCCTCCTCCGATGCAAGTTGGAGGTCTTCCTGCACCAATGATGGCAGGTGCTTATCAACCGAATATGGGAAATCGAGGAGGAAATATGGGAGGTAACCCGAACACGGGAAATGTCATGAACTCCAATATGGGCGGAGGAAACCCAAACATGAATCCCAATATGGGAGGAGGAAATATGGGAAATACGATGAATCCCAATATGGGAGGAGGAAATATGGGAAACCCAAACATGAACCCGAATATGGGAAATCGCGGAGGTAACCCCAATATGGGAGGCAATAACCCAAACATGAACCGTGGAAACACGGGCAACCCAAACATGAATGGTAATCGTGGAGGTTTCGATATGTTAGGATTTGATGCGAACGCTTCCAATGAGGAAGACGACGAGGCTACAATTGCCGCTGTTAGAAATGCAAACAATCGCGGAGGTTTCGACAATTATTTTGGATAAGCTTTTCTTGATTTTTATCAAGAAAAGGATAAAGATGAAAGTTCTTATTCGGCATCAGAAGGTGTTTCTGTTTGTGTTTCTAAAACTACTTTCGGAAAGAGCCGAGTATAGACATCTAATCTTCCTCGTAAAAGAGCATTGGCTAAGAGAAGACATTCCATATTCTTTCTTATACAAATTAGATTTTCTTGACAATAAGGAAAGTTATAGGTTCCGAAACTATCTACAGAATTCTTACAACCTTCTGTTTCACACTTGTCCCCTGGTTCAAGATCTTCGTCTTTCATTTGGCTTTCTTCCTCTTTTTCTTCAAAGTAAGACTTCATCTTATCCAACCCGCTACCGAGAATACCAAAGTAATCCATTTCTTATTATTGTAATACAATAATAATTTCAATTTTCTACAAATTCTATAACGAGTGTATACGATGAATGTTGTCCTCCAATGATCCAAGATTTTACATTATCATCCCAATCGAGTATAGGATTTCTTCTAATGTGGGCCGTAAACGTTTCAATATTCCATATCTGTCGATGATCTCCGCGACAATTTATTCCACAATAGTAAGTCTTATAATTTCCAATTATGGTTGTACGTTGATGGAATTCATCAAAGTTTTGAATAGCTTCCTCTACTTTCTCAGGACTTAGAAATAGAATGGAATTATGCGGGATTGTTCGGGAAAAGTGTTCTGGGTCAAACTCCGGAAAAGAAATTTCTTTTGGATAAGCACCATATCCATTATAAGCAATATCCAAATGTAGCAATTTCTCTCCATCCCATATAAAAATACCACTGTTTCCATAATCCCCCAATTCCTTAACATGAACACGATCGCCTCTCAAAATAGGGTAGTTTTGCACCTCAGAAATAAATTTCTCTTCGTATTGATCGATCCAGTCCTGTTCATCATAATAGGTTGGAAACTCATTTACAACGGAATATTCAATTCTTTGACTAGGCTTCATTAGTTTTCGAGGATGGCTCTTTTTCAGTTCAATGTGTTCTGGGTAAACCAAATAGTTAGAACTGAGAGGGAAATCTTTCTCGAGTTTATTCCTCCAAAAGGCTTTGTCGTTCCATATAGTCAAGATCAAATGAGTTTTATAGTAAAACCCCATCACGAAGGTTAAAATATCGGAATAAGGTAGTTTGAGAAAAACCAAGGAGTCCGTATCTTTACTTCTGGTAAGCATTTCTTTCCCTCTATTGTATTTATCAAATTAGTTAGCTTTAACCGACTTGGGAAGGTTAACTGTCGGAGGCGTCTTTTCTGCTTTTTCTGCTTTGATTTTTGTGGCTTTCTCTTTCGTAACCTTCGACTCCTTAGCCTTATTTGATTTTCCTTTACTTTTCTTTGCCGGTACATCTTTCTCATCTTCAGATACCGTTTCTTCTACAGTCTCATATGAACTTTCGGAAAGATCAATCTTGGGATACTCTGCCGAATCTTCCTCATCTGCGATATTAGATGGATCGTTCATAGATTCTAAAGCAGATGCAAACTTCCGGTATCGAAAAATCAAGTAGACCACTAAACAAAAAATCATAATCGCAAGAATTACTAAATAAAATTCACTTATTCCAGCATCTGCCACAGTAGGATTTTTTTCTTCTGCTTCAGCCCAAGCTAAAATAGTATTAAATTCAAGATCTTCATCGTCCTCCATCTTTTTCTCTTTTTCTTGACTATATTTAAACTGAAAATAAAACAAGGCAAAATGGAACAAACCTTTCCAATTGGAAATAAAGATTTAGATCGTCTCCTATTATTAAGACTTGATGATAGAGCTCTTTTGAATACCTTGTCTTTGGCAACCAAGAATCGTCTCATTAATAAGTATCTTAACGATGAAGAATTTTGGAGGATTCGTTTTGAACAGAAATATTCTTCGGATTTCGAGACTGTAAGAAAACTTAACAAGAGATCACGGAAAGATTTTTCATTGCTACTTATTCAATATCTCGATTTATCCAAAGAAAATTATAATGAAGCGATGAAGTTAGCAGCAAGAAGAGGTCATCGAGATTTGGTAGATTTCTTCATCTCCAAAGGTGCCCGTGATTGGAATTGGGCTATGGAAGGTGCAGCGCAAGGAGGTCATGGAGATTTGGTCGACTTCTTCATCTCAAAAGGTGTCGACGATCGGCTATGCGAGGTGCAGCACAAGGAGGCCATCGCGATTTAGTAGACTTCTTCATCTCCGAAGGTGTCGACGATTGGAATTCGGCTATGTATGGTGCAGCAAGAGGGGGTCATCGGAATTTAGTAGACTTTTTCATCTCCAAAGGTGCCCGTGATTGGAATTGGGCTATGGAAGGTGCAGCACAAGGAGATCATCAAGATTTGGTAGACTTTTTCATTTCCAAAGGTGCCAACCGTTGGGATTGGGCTATGTATTATGCAGCAAAAGAAGGTCATCGCGATTTGGTAGTCTTCTTCATCTCCAAAGGTGCTAACAATTGGAATGAGGCTATGCGTGGTGCAGCACAAGGAGGTCATCGAGATTTGGTAGACTTCTTCATCTACAAAGGTGCCGACAATTGGGATTGGGGTATGGAAGGTGCAGCACAAGGAGGTCATCAGGATTTAGTAAACTTCTTCATCTCCAAAGGTGCCAACACTTGGGATTCGGCTATGTGCGATGCAGCAAGAGGAGGTCATCGGAATTTAGTAGACTTTTTCATCTCCAAAGGTGCCGACAATTGGGATTGGGCTATGCAAGAAGCAGAAGAAGGAGATCATAGCGATTTAGTAAACTTCTTTCAAAATAAGTTACAGAAATGATTTAATAATTAACTAAAATAAGTTAAAAGATGAGTAACGTGAAGAAGGCAAGAAGTGAAGGTAATCGAGTAGCATGTGCTATCAAGGCGAACAAGAGTTCGTTTTACATTGCAGATGTTGACTTGGAAGATTCTCCAGAAGATGTTATGGTAGCAGTAGAATCAGTTTCAAAGACTCTGGGGAAGACAAAGTGTTCTTTCATGCTCATTTCTGCAGGGATTTCAAAACTAATTGTAGCCACTTGTTGCGAGGAGAATGAAGTTTCTAAGTTTGATGACTGGCTAAAGGGAAGTTTGGAACTATTCGAAAACAATAAATATGTCTCAGAGACTACAGTTAGTGGTTCTACGCTTTGTAGTGTTTTCTCAACTCTTGATACTCCTTTCAAGTTTAAGGATACTTTCCGCGCAGCAGCCTTTTCCTATTTGAGAAACAAAGGTCTTCTTGTAGATAACAACAGTGATGAGGAAGAGGAGTGCTACGAGTTTGAATAATAATTGACCTTTTTATAAAAAGATCAAACAATAAAACGTGTTAAATAAAGTACAAAGGATTTACTCTATTAATTCTGTACTAAAATTTAAAAAAGATGACATAACAAGGAAATCTTTTTTCCCATCATTGGTTCATAATTTCTTATTTTTATAAATAAGAAACTTTTATTCTGAAGTGATAATGTATTCTAGAGAGTTACTCTTGTCAGACCAGTAAACTTCCATTTTGCGTATGACAATCATTCTTACATGCAACATAAACTTATCTTTGACATCGCTGCGACTTTCTTCGACAGCTTCGATCGGAATACTTTCAATACTGTTGTCTCCGCTTACGTCTGCATCTTCTTCGTCATCACAGTTTTCATGAAGAAATGGGTCGCTGTTACCAATACGAACTACAAGACTCGCACCACATTCTTTTAAAACTACAGCAGTGTCACAAGTATTAATATTTTTCGGAACAAAATTATAAGTGTGTGCATTGTAGCCTTCTTCCGTAGGCGTGGTAGGCCACTTAAGATCAGTCATGATATCGATAGAGTGATGTTCATGGCTCAAATCCGGAACTCTTTCAGCGGTCGAATAATACATACCAGATTTTACACAAGGATTCCAACCTTCGTATACGTTATCTTTATTCGTAGTGTAATTACTTAACCCTGCATCTTTGTGCTGAGCTACCCAAAGAACATGCTTCGCTGCTCCTGTTCCTACCAACTTGATTTCGACCTGAGCTCCTGAAGAAATCTCATTTTTACTTGAAAGTTTATCGATATCTTCATAGTAAATAATCTGACGTGTTGGTTCTCCTGTCTTCTTGTTTACACTTTTTCTCCAATTTCTTTCAGGGTCTGACATGTCTGAATATCTTCCCCAGAGTTCAGGAACAGGGATTTCAGTCAATTTTCCGCGAATGTCAAGATATTTCATCTTGACTTTTGTTTCTGTATAATAAGGTTCACTACCATCCTTGGGTGTCACTTTGACTCTCATGCGCAATAAATCAACAATTCTTAAACGTGTCTTGTATTCAAAGGTAATTTTAGACTCTCCTTTCAAAATAGGAATACTTACTCGTGTGTCCTTGGCAAAATGGAAGGCTTGTGGAGGACTTAAGGGTAGTCCTGGGAGATAAGTATTCCATCTTTCTAAACACGGAATGGCTCCAATTCTCCTGGCATATAATCTTCTTTCATTATCTGAACTAATGTCAGCTAACATTTGCGAGTGCATATCAGAGTAACAGCTATCTACATAAGCATAATGTTTCTTATTGATAAGACATTCTCCTTCGTACAAAATGTTATGTCCGATATTATGATGGTAACAAATTTCAACATGTCTCTTATATTTATCTTTAACTTTAATGGGAATTAAATTAATAACTGCTTTGAGACCAATCAAGTTATCAAATTGTGTCGATACTGTATAAGAAACAAAATCCTTGTTTGTATAAGACGCCTCTAGTTTTTGAGCAACATGACCACCAAGAGAACGATGAGCAATTTCACCTGCAAATCTAGAATCCAAATGAGGTTCATCTTTGGGTATCTCTTCTGGCATTATCGGTGCTGTTAATTCCATTTGAATACCACCACAGGTTTCCCTGTCCATTTTCAAAATATTTTGCATTGGTTTCTTATCTCTTCTAACACTTTTAAGATAAAATATTCTGAGAATATCCAAAACAAAATATCTTCCCTAAAAAGATGTTCGAGTGGATTTTTTGTATACTGGTCTCTCTGGTAATTATTCTTCTATATTTTTATAATGGAATAAATAACTGCGAGTATGATATGTTATTTTATCCGAAAATTTGCCATGGAGGTTGTCACGGAGGTTGTCATTGTAAAAAGGAGAAAAAGAAATCCTTTCCAGATAGGAAGACCGTCTACTTAAACATATTTGACGATTATGATATCTGTTATTCCGAGAAAGATAAAAAGAAGGGACAAGACTATTTATGTGGTTGGCATTTTGACTCTCATCCCGGACGCCCAACCATTGTTTTCTTTCACGGCACAACAGGAAATATAACAGATCGCGCTTATATTATTAATTTTTGTAATCGCTTCTCTGTAAATTTATTTGTTTTTGATTATTCAGGATACGGAGAGTCGGGTAATAATCCAAGTAAAGCTTTTTTAAAAGAAAATGCAGATACAGTCTATAATTATCTTCGCCGTGGAGCTCACCTCAAAAATAAAGACATTGTACTCTGGAGTGAATCCTTGGGTTGTTTTTCGGCTTCCTATTTGTGTTCAAAGCATAAGTTTCGGGCTTGTATCTTAATGTCTGCTTTTTCTTCATTAGATGATATTCTATTATATAAAACAGAAGAAGGTTACAAAAGAACATGTGTAGGACTTGTAACGAATATTCTATCTTGGAAAATGGATTTCCTTCCTGTAAAGTTTTACCTGAGAGAAGCTAAATGTAAAGTAGTAGTAGTCCACTCTAAACATGATGATTTAATCGATTACGAATGTGCTAAAATAAACTATGATAGCATTGTGACTCGCAAGAAAATGGTAACCATTGGAGGAGCCCATAGTTCACCAATAATAACAAAAGAACAACTGAAAGAAGTTTTCCACTTTTGTGATTTAGATCACGAAGTACCATCAAATTCCATATCAAGAATGTTACATTCCATGGAAACTTATGCTCAAAGACATGATAACTTTTTGAGATAAAAGTTGAAAAAGTTAGAAAAGGAAAGATAAAGCTGGAAAAGATAGTTTCGGAGACTTTTTTCAATACCTATATTTTACGACTATTATTTTAGTCGTAAAAGAGAAAAATTAACACGAAAAGATCGTTTGTGATGGGAGGTTACAACTTTTTCTCTGATCTCAACTTTTGTCCTCTTATATTATTTTCAAACTTTTTATTTGAAAATAATATAAGAGAGGTACGAAACGGTTCGAAATAAAGTTAGAAAGATCCTGATATAACAACCCCTAGAAACACTTTTCGACTTAGTATCTTTTTTTTCATTGTAATTACTAATTACAATAATATCTCCTCCAGACTATCTTTTAACTTTTTCTAGTTTTATTTGAGGACTTCTCTTTCAAACCTTTATTTGAAAAAAATTAAGACTAAAATGTATCACTTAACTTTCAAAGAATGAATAAAGTTTAGAACACTAGTAATGTTTTCAGGTTGAATAAAAGCAGGATCGTAAACAACAAAGCTTACAAAAGCAATAAAAGTTACTACCCAGAAATTACCCAAAAAGCCAATCATTAGACCGATGATAAAAGGAAAGAAAGAGTTAGGAGGGAGTAACATTTGAATTTCTAAATATTTTTTTAGAAATCAGTTTTATAATTAGGTATCATCACTCAACTCAGGAGTAATATAGGTTTTGGGTTTCAATTCGTACCATTTGGAACGACGTTTGGCGTCTTTAGCCATAATTTTGATATCGTTGTCTTCAAGAGTTTTCAAAAGACTGGGAGAAAAGAAACTTAAGACTAGATCCGAAGAAACCTTTTCCAAATTGCCATTTTTGATATCAGAACTGGCTTTTCCGTAGTTAGCTTCCAATAGATCGTAGTTAACATTTTTCTGTTCTTCTTTCGTCAACGAGGAATCTTCTCTAAACGAGAAAGAAAGATAAAACCAAATCTCGCGGATAACATACATATTCATAATCTGCACTTCGACGTAGCTGACCTCATTTCTCCAATTAGGCAAAACTTTATCAAAAGTTTTCTCGGTAATATATCCTTTTGATGTTTGTGTTTTCTTGTTTAAGACCGGATTCTTTTTCGCAACTTTTTTGGAAGGAGACGGTGCCGATCTTGTTGTTAATGAAATAGACATAGTATCGTAATCCACGCGACCAAGTATTTTCTGAATGTCTTCGAACTTTGTGTTTCCGGTCACAGAAACGTAAAATGAGGGTATACCATCAACCGAAACTTGAATTTTCTTGGCTTCCATGATTTCTGGTTTTAATAGAGATTTTTTTTTTAAAAAAATCAGTTTTGGGCTATCTTTTCAGAGAAAGAACTCTGAAAAGGAATACTTAGATGGGATTAGTTAAGAGGCATCGGTTGCTTCTTGATTGAAAGCTTTACCGGCGCAGGCTCTGTTGTAGTTGCGTTCATCGGAGGCTGTGCTGACAAGAAGTCCTGAAGATCCTGGTCTTGTGAAGGATTCTTCTTTGCTCCAGCTGACGGCTTCGAAACTGTCTTCGCCATCGGAGTTGCCTTTGCAACAGGAGCCGTAGAAGACATTGATCCGGTATCTTCCTCCTCGCCTTCCGCCTCAACATCGCCTCCCGCCTCAACATCGCCTCCAAAATCATTGTTGGTAGCTGTTTGAGCAAGAGACTCCTGTCGAGCCATGTTCAAAGTTGCCAACTGAGCCGCCACGTTATCAACAGCACCCTTTCCATACTTGGCTTGAAGACGCTCTACGGTTCCAACTTGACGATTGACACCTCCAGCGAGTTCAACATGAGTAATCACCATGTTCACCATCTTACACTGCAGACTCGGCTTAGCTCCGCAATACACATTGGAGAAATGAATCAGCGGAACGCCTCTCATGAAAACATTCTCGAGAGAGTTCCAGTTTTGTGTCGTGCCTGCCAAATCAACATAGACGGTCTTGTTGGCACCAAAAGGATTCAACTTGAGATACATGTAGGGATTCTTTCCCTCGATAGCAACTCCAGCGGCATCAGAAGGTGCAATGACAGGATTCTTGTAAAGAACCTCGGGATTCTTAGGGTCAAACTTGGGATAACGAAGCTTACCCTTGTGCTCTCCCATAATTTCTGAAGTCTTCATATAGAGATCATGAAGCTGTGCAATACATTTTTGGAGTTCCTCGCGAGTGTCTTGCTTTGCAAGATCGAAAGTAATCTTGGTTGAATAGGAGATCTTCGGATAAGGTCCGTTTTTCCCCTTTCTCATACCCTCGTCCTTCTTGTAAATTCCAGAGGCGGATACCTCAGGGAGTTCAATGTATAGAGAGGAAACAATAGGTTCCTCGTCGGTTCCATAATTGTAAAGAAGCTCAATTTCGTTGTAAGTAATAGCTTGTTTGGTTTTTTCATCTGTCATTTGTTTTGCTACGGGTTCTAATCCGATGACTCGGGAAATTTCAAATTGATCGATAGTGATTGATTGTACGGTTGTCATGTTTGTGTAGTGTTTTTCTGCTTTCTTGTTATTGAAAACTGCCAATTACAAATCATTTTTGCGGATCGGCCAGATACATTTTTATTAAGGTTTCAAGGTCTTTGTTAGCATTACAACAAAACGTCCCTGAATGGAATCCGAAGATATCGAGAACAAAGAAGGATGAATATCCCAGCTATCTACGAGGTTACAAAACTGTTTTTCTGTTAAATGAGTTATGGTTAGTCCGTAAGGTCCGTCCTGATAGGCATTTAATATCTCTTCTTTTTCATCAAATTCATAATCGTAACCGTCTGTTTTAACTGTAGAGGCAAAATCATGAGTAAACTTATTGTAGTCTGGCTCTGTGTATTCTAAGTCTTTTGAAATGGACCCATTAGGTCCATCCTGATGACTCTTTTTGGAGTCATTTAAAATTGACTCATTCTGATGACTCCAAAAAGAGTCATTTAAAAAAAGATAAGCAGAACTAAATAGAGAAATAGCACGATTAACTAATTCTTCCTGTCGGAATTCGGAAGGCAATAGAAACCCTGTAGAATAAATTTTCTCTAAATATGGTTTCATCTTATTATAAGATCCTGTAGGAGCAAGCAAGTTATATTTAACACATTTAAGTAACAACTTTGCATTGGGCTTGTAGTTCAGATTCACGAGTTCGATCTCATTTGTATTCGTATTGGAAAAAGAAAAATTTTCTTCTTTTTCTTCACGTTTAATCTGACAGTACAAATACATACATCTTATACTTCTCTTCCAAAAACTACTGGCAAAACATAGAAGAAAAGCTTCTTCTTCTCGGGGTGTCAAACTCATTTTATTTGTTTTGAAATATGTTTAACTTTTCATTTAAGATTAACAAATGAATTCCTTTTACAAATTATGTACTTTTAATAATGAAACTAGTAAAGATTAAGAATTATTTCGACAAGTCCATCTTGGTATGGTTGACAAAGAGTATTTTAGAGACAGAAAAAGGAAGTCCTCTTGTAGAACCGATCAATCTTCCGAACGGAAACTTTTATGTTTTGATAGCGGATAATAAGGTAATCCCAGCATATATTTTAAATAGAAAAGATGAAGCTCTTGTCTTGTGGGTGCATAAAGACTTTCGAGGTAAAGGTTACGCTAAGTTTATGGTAAAAACTCTAGGGATTCGTTTCGCCGTTTCTGTTCCAGAATCAATACCTTTCTGGGAGAAGTTAGGGTTTCAACGTAAGAGTAATTCCAACTCTGGTCCAACAGAAATGCGAAAATAACCCCGAAAAGGGTTATCAGGATCCAACAGATCCATTTTAAATGTCCTGAAAATGATCCGAAAAATAAAAATGATACAAAAAATAAAAAGCAAAACTCTTAGCAATACAATGATTCCCTTCGGAAAATTGTTGGTCGAAACCAAGAGAAAGAAAACTTACAGTTGTTCCGCCTATGAGCTAGAAAAAATGTCTTCTACAATTAAAATTTATGATGGTCAGAGAAGTTTTGACAGCGATCGCATGAAGGTTCTATACAAACATGAATTGGAGCAATATAAGAAATACAAAGAGTTTGATTTTCGTGGAACAATTCTGATGTGCAAACTTCCCGAAGAAAATACCTATAGTATCGTGGACGGCCAGCATCGTTATTTTTGTATCTGTCGTCTCATTGGAGAAAACTATCCAGATTTTAATGTAATTGTAGAAATAGTATATGTTAACTCCCAGGCAGAAATGTTTGAAGAATTTCAAAATGTTAATAAATCCGTACCTGTTCCTCTTTGTTGTACTTCTCCAGATGATATTATTAACACTGCTACTAAAATGTTACAGAGAAAGTTTCCCAAAGCTTTTAATAATCTTCGAAGAAGACCAAAGATTAACCTTGAAGACTTTAAAAGTGCTCTTATCGAGGATAAACTAGTGGATAGATGCAAATTAGATCAGAAATCTCTTTACGAAGGTATCCTTCTTTTACAAAACTCTTTGGTTAAACTTTCAGATGAGAAGATTCTAGAAAAGATTGCTAGAAAGGATAAAAAGGAAAACGATTTTGTAAAGCGATGGTTACCTGTCTGTCGGGATAATTCTCATCTATTTATTGGATTATACAAACAACCCCGCTGGATAAAAGAATTAGAAGCAATACTAAAAAAGTCAAAATAAACCCCCTTAAAAGAGACATTTTAAAATAAAACATGAGTTATTTTATTTTAACAGATGACGAGAACGTAGCAAGTCTGAAAGGCATCTGCTATATTTTACCGAAAAATTTGATCACTTGCTACTTACAGAACAGCCTCTTTGAGAAAAATATTATAGAATGGAGCAAACAGTTTTGTAGTCTTGAGAAAAATATTCTAGATATTGGAGCTCACACCGGTACATATGCCTTGAGTTTAGCGAAACATTGCAAACATGTTCACGCTTTTGAACCTCAAAGGATGACTTACTATGCTCTTTGTGGCAGTGTAGCTTTATCTAATTTGGAAAATGTTACTTGTCATAATTTTGGTTTGGGTAGTTTTGATCAAGTAGGAGAAAAGACTCTTAACATCGTAAGTGTTGATGGCGGTGGCTCTAGTTTACATGTTGGAAATGATAAAATTCTTCGAACAGAGAAGATCAATATTTCCACATTAGATAGCCTTTTCTTAACAGATATTAGTTTCATTAAAATGGATGTAGAAGATAACGAATACTTTGTTTTGATGGGAGGTTTAGAAACTCTGAAGAAGAACAACTATCCTAAGATTCTATTCGAATGTAACGACGTCCGTAAAAACGAAAGGCTTTTTGGTCTATTATCAAAGTTTTATAATATCATCAAAATCAGCGGTTCATCAAACATGTATTTGGCTGATGATAAAGGGTTGTCTTAAAGATAGCCAATAAAATTAAAATGTTAGGAAATGTAGCAATGTATACAGGGTTGTCTGTCGTAGCAGGATATCTCGGATATCACTGCGTGCAAAAAACCTTCCAAGTTGGAAAAGATTTTGTATTGAGAAAAATAGGAAATCGAGTCCAAGAAGAACTCCAAAAGATTATGGACAAGGAAACAGCAGAAAATCGTTACGAGATGAATCCGAATAATAAGAGTGTTTGTATTCGATTTCCTTATTGTGGTACGATGTATGAGATTTATTTACCTTTTAGCAGGATGCTATCTCTGGACATGTGTTCTCGCAACTATTATTTGATTGGCAAAGATGGAAAAACAAGAACCCAGTTAAACATTAAACCGGGCATTCCTCTTCAAGTTTCTGCAGAAATGCTTGGAGGGTCGTCCATCCTTGTAGAAGATTTGGAAGGAGAACTTGTAGCTTCTTATCACGGAGATATTATTCCTCAATTTTATGATGGTTCAAAATAAGTTGGTGTTACCAAAAGAAATCTTTCGGAAGATGAGCAAAATAACAATCGTAAGCCAATTTTCCAACAATATAACAGACACAATCGTTAGCCTCTGTATTTCCGGTTCCAGAGTTATTTAATATATGTTTCCCTAAAAGGTAATATATATCAGACATATTTAACATAATAAATACCTTTTTAAGTATTTTTATAAAAATACGAATAAAAAATGGATAGAGGTGCTTTCCCAACTGGGATACGAGACCTAGATAAGCAATTTATGGAAAACTTATCAAAAGAAGAAGTAGTTAGAATGTGTTCTCTCAACAACTATCTTTTTACGAAAGCATGTGACTCTTCTTTCTTTGAGAAAAGAGTGAGAAAAGATTAATCAGAGATTTTTCATCTAATTCGAGGGCTAATAGAAACAGAACGTCTTTTGGAACAGTCTCCATTTTAATAATACTTTTTTATTTCTCAAAAATAAAAATTGTTAACACTTTCCTTTTTAACGCCGTCTACCCCAAGATAAGTAGAGACCTACTTGACCATCGAAAGCCATCGTACTTGTTGTTCTAACATCATGGATTTCTGAAAGCCAACGAATGACGGTTCTTTCATCTTCTCGAGAAATTCCTTCTAGAATAACATCTGTTTCCAGAAGTTTTGCCATCATGGCTTCTTTTATTTGTTCGTAAATCTCATCCATTCTTTTCTGAACATACTCGGGGACTAAACAATAGAATTTTACTTCCGATAAGGTAGGTCTTTCTGACATTTTGTTTTCTTAACTCTTGTTTAGATAATCAGTTTGTATATTTACATATATACAAATTTTTATTTCTTTATTACTCCATCTTTTCCACCTCAGTCTCGACAGGCTTCTTCGCATTTCTCATCTCTCGTATGAGGCGATACAAAGACGAACCAACTTCCTTGTGGAGAAAGTTATGGATGTTTTGCTGACGCATCTCATCCTTTCGTCTCTGGCTTTCCTTAGCCGACGTCTTCTTGCCGTGATTTGATTCTCCCTTCTTGACATAGTTCTCAGCAAACTCTCGAGTCTTGAGAAGAATGTTCTGAGCCCTCTTGGAAAACTTGTTCAACTCCTCCCCAGTAGGATTGGCGTTCGACACTTCACGAAACCACTCGATACACTCCTTTCTCTCATCGTTCATTCTCTTGTAGAACTCAAACACGTCCTTTTGAAATCCCAAAGGAGCCGCCATGAGAAGACACAGCCAGATGTTGTAAAGCTTGAGTTCCTTCGTCTCGGGGACATCGATTTCCTCAAAATCTTCAGAGTTTGACTGTTGAGGCCAACACACAATCGTATTCTTCACCATCTCTGCGACAACTTCATGACGATAAGGAGTCAGAATCGGAAACATTGACAAGTAAGCCGCCTTATTCTCAACAGAGTTTCCCAAATAACTGTAGTCAATCAGCTCAAAGAAGCGATGGTAAAAGTTGGGGTTGTTGTTGCGCATGTTCGAGCGCCAATTGTAAGAGGAAGATTCAACACGATACATGTTCTCTCCAGCTTGGACAATGATGAACTCACCGGGTAACAATCTCGGATCAGAAAGAGCCAGCTTTCCAGGATTGTAGAAACCAGAATACAGATACGCGTTGGCTTCCTCGACAGTCAGCTCAGGACTTCTCATGATACCTTCTGTGGAGTTTGGGTCGAAAGGCTTAATCTTAGGAGTTCTCAGCTCCCAATCCATCTCTTCCTCGGGGTAAGGAGAGACAGAATACATCTTTCGAGATCCAAGATAGATCAAAGATCTGCAAGTGTTCTTGGAGGCAACAAGAACATCGGGAGAATTGAGAATAAACGTGTGACAGTAAGGAGAATACTTCTTGGTAGGATCAAAAAGATCTTCATCGGAAGGTCCTCCCAACTCGTGAAAAATCTTCTCGAATGTTGTGCTCTTTCCCCAACGACTGTTTTCTGCCTCAAGACGACGACGCGTGCTGTGAAACACCTTTCCGTTCCACTTGAAAAGATGAAAGAGAGGCCCTTCAAAGCCCATGCGAATCTTCATATCTCCTGAAGTCAAAGAGACTTCGGGAGACAGTTTCACAAGACGACAACCTTCAGAAATCTCTTCAGAAAGACGGTCCGAGACCAGCTTGGTAGCATGAGGGTAACTGTAAGAAACAATCTTCTTGGTGGCGCGATCCAAAACGACACCACGAAGAGCTCCATACTGAAACATGTCTGCCGTCTCAGAATAATGCACCATGACCAGCGACTCATACTCGGAAACAATCTCCCAGGACTCGTTAATCTCAAGTCCCAGAATCGGAGCAATCTCTTGCTTCAGAATGTAATCAGAGTAGGTCGTAGAAGCGTCAGGGTTTCTGGTACGATTCTTCTCAATCTTGGTCGAGTGAGAGGCCAAAGAAGGAGTAGAAGCTGCCGAAGCAGAAGACGATGCAGTAGCGATAGAGATAGATTCCATGTTGTGAGTGTTTTACTGTTTTAATTCTTATTTTAAAATCATTTTTGAAACTTGTTTTATTCAAATGTGTTCGTTAAAACATTATTATCGAAAGTTAGAACGCGAAGTTCTAATAATGTTAAATCTATTTTTTCCTCCATTTCTAATATTCCTTTGTCTTTCGTTATTTGTAAAAGTTCATTCTTATAAAAGAGAGCGATCTGGATTTTTTGAGAAATATTAATCCTATAACACTCGTACTTTTTACTATCAGGATATATCTTAAATTGAACGCGAGGTGTTATATCGTGAGTAAAATACATTGTGTTTTTACCATTAGTCACACTTTGAGTTACTGAAGGATATTTTTCCGACAAATAAATTACAGAATTATAACTTGTTTCTGATTTGGAGGAATAATGAATATAAATTACAACTAAAATTGTAAAAACCACATATCCTAATATATACCAATTCCAATCTTCATTTTCCATTTTTAGTATTCAAATATAACTTTTTAAATAGTTCTAAAAAAGACTATCTGGATGAACCTAATTGGTCCATTTAAAAAGATTCTGAAAAATAAAAAGTGAACATACATTAAGAAAAAATACAATAAAAAATATGAAGAAACTTCCACCCCTGGTAAAACTTCCTCCTTTAACTAAACCAGCTTCACCTAGTGTAAAAGCTGTTGTTGCAAAACCGTCGGTAAAAAGCCCTTTACCTCCATTGAAACTGAAACCAAAAGTTGTAGAAAAAGTAGAGGGAAATGTTGAACCCGAGGAAAAGGTTAAAAATATAATTGCACCTTCGCCGAAGGTTCCTTCTTTGGGATCGCCACGAACTAGCGGAGTTCCTCTGAAGGCTTTGTCGCCTTCTCCTCTGGCAATCGAAAAGCCCTCGGGAAGAAAGACGATTCCTTCAATGTCGCCTGCTGGTTCACCAAAAGGGTCTCCCCGATCTACTCTTCCAACCTTGGAAGCAGAAACTACCACTACCAAAAAGAGTCCTGTTCCTAAGATTATGATTCCTTCATCGCCACGTGCCATGTCTCGTCCTTCTTCTCCAGTGAGACAAGCGTCTCCAGTCAAACAACCTTCTCCAAAAAGGCAGGCTTCTCCCAAGAAAAAGTTGCCACCTTTGAAGGCTCCTCTGAAACCTCTCAAGCCTATTGCGAAGCCTGCTGAAGAAAAACCAAAATCTCCTATTAAGGTAGAAGTGTCAACAAAGACTCCTTTGAAACCGGTTTCAAAGTCAAAAGTATTACCCGTTAAGACTCCAGTCAAGGTTTCATCTCCCAAGAAGGTTTCATCTCCCAAGAAGGTTTCATCTCCCAAGAAGGTTTCATCTCCCAAGAAGGTTTCATCTCCGGTAAAGACATCCAAGACTCCCTTACCTGTTAAAGCCAAAGTTCCTTTGAAACCTATTGTTAAACCCGTCGTAAAGGCATCTATTAAACCAGTTGAGGATATTCCGAAAGAAAAAGTCGAGAAAGTCGAGAAAGTAACTCTTCAACCTCTAAAACCTTCAACTGTCAAACTTCCTGCTTTGGCAGACGATGAAAGTAAACCTTCCGCTTCATTGGCAAAGAAAACTCCTCTCAAGCCTATCAAGAAGACTGTCCCGTTACCGAAGCCGTCAGATGTTAAGATGGTAGACGAAGAAGTCGAAGAAAAAGTAGAGAAGAAAGAAGTCAAGAAACTTGTCCCTTTAGCCAAGAAGGAAGTAGCCAAGAAGGAAGTAGCCAAGGCTGCTCCCTTACCCGTCAAAAAGATTACCAAGAAAACTGTTGCCATTGCCAAAAAGGGAGTCGAGGAGGCTGAATTAGTCGAAGAAGAGGCAGTGTTTCAGGTTGGTCTTGCTACAATTTCTGCAAGACCCAACCTTCCCGGGATGCAGAAGAAAAAGAGAGTTTCCCCTCAGATTCGTATTCCAAAGATTTCCATCACAGGGATTAAGGCTTCTCCGAATCGTAATGTTGTTAAGCAAGGAGTTTTTGATTTACCCGAAGATGCAACTATTATTCCCAAGGTTTCGGTAGTCTCTCCTTCTTCTCTCAAGTATTCCAAGACAAAAGAAAAAGACGAGGATGCAACCATGATTGAGAATATTAACTCAATTGAACTCAACAAATTGATTGATGGAAGAACAGGTAAAAATGTGGGAGGTTATGCTGTTGCCGATTTGAAGGTAATTGCAGGAAGTCTTGGTCTTTCAAAGACTGGAAACAAGGCAGAATTGGTGTCGAGAATTAAGACGACTATTCTCAAATATAAGCCCAACGCCTTTGACAAGTAATAATATTTAATTAAAATTAAATAGTATTTTAGACAGTGGTGTTCGAAGCATTAGTTTCAACTTCGTCAATGTTTTCATCGTCATCGAGATCAATGACTTCTTGTTTCAGTTCAAGATCATAAATAAGTAACATTCTCTTGTAATCCAGAGGACGAACCCGAGACATGTTTACACCAACATTGGCATCGTAAAGACCTCTTTTAGTATCTTCATAAACGACTAAAAGAGTTTCTTCGGCTTGTGAAGGCTTTAGTACAATACACTCTCCAGCCCTCATCGGAATACCTTCATCTTGTGTGGTATCGTTTTGTAGATAATACATTTCATCACTACCCAGATGAAGAATGAAACGAAAGTATCCTGACGTAGAAGGATGCAGCGTATAACCTGCTTTTCTCCCGAAACAACCGAAAGAGACCTTCCTCAGGATTAAATCTTCATCGATATTTGGAAAACCTACCATTTCTCCAGTAACATCCTTAAGGAACTTGGTCTTCTCGGAGATTTCCACTTTCATACTTTTTCGTAGTTCTTCGACTCGATTGACAAATTTCTTTCCTCTCTTGGTATTGACATCGATAAGAGTTAACTTACTGTGAGATGAAGAGGTTTGAGAGCTCGTCTGTGTTCTTTGTGACATTTGATATTCTTATAATTTTTATAAGAATCAGTTTTCTGTTTAAATAAAGGGAGCAGCTTCTGTTTCCCTAATTTTTTGTTCAAAGAAAGGTACTAAATCGTGATGAGCACCTTGAAGAACCATTTTCCAATTGTTCGCACCTTTGGTGATGAAGTATTCAACTAGAAACAGATGATTTCCTCTGGCTGCTCCATACATTCCTAAATTCCAACTATCGGCACCCTTTTCAATCATCATTTCTACTAGATCTAGATAACCGCCTTCTGCAGAGGATTGTAGATGGTAATTCCACATGTTGGCTCCTTGAGAGATAAAAAATTCTACTAAATGTCTATGTCCTGCTAATAGAGCCGGATGCATATACCAATCCCAATCATGAGAGTCCAATTTTTGAAGAAAGATTTTAACCATTTCGAGATGGCCTCCTTTTGCTGCATAATAGATATACCAATTCCACTGATAAAGGTGTATTTTTCGAAGATAAAACTCTACTAAATCTTGGTATCCGTCTTCGATTGGGAAATATATTGCATGATTATAGTTTTGAAGAAGACTTTTTGGATCTTCTTCGTTACATTCTCTTTCTTGAATACGATATTTTTCCAATAATAGAGCAAATTCCTTCCAAGGTCTTCGAATAACACTCTTGATAGTTTCAAAATCTGCTTTTCTGTTCAAATAATTCATCCACAAAATGTTGTTATTGTAGTTGCTAATAGTCTTATCGGTTTTTAAAACTTCCCGAAGATCGTCAAACTCCAACTTTAACAAAATCAAAATATTGACATCCTTGTTATTTGTTAGAATGGACTTCAAAAAAGACATTTTTCTTAATTTAATTTTATAAAAATAATCAGTTTTCAATGCCAAGAATTTCTATGTGCTGAACGTATTTCTCGTCAAGACCGGCAATAGCGAAACATACAAGAGCCATAGTCATTACAGGATCAGAAGATACGATAACAAGATGTGTCTCGAAATCTTTCTCGGTAAAGTTTTCTCTCTTGTTTTTCGGTAAAGTAATTTTGTCATTCTCAAAATTTTTATAAATCTGGGAATACTCTTGATGAGCGATGTCACGAAGGACAACTTTTACACCTGTATTTTCCATTTAAATAACATTATTTTGTTATTTAAATCATTTTCATTATGCTTTTGAACCCAGATTATTCTGTTCCTTCATCTTTTGTTCAAAGAAAGGAACTAAATCGCTATGAGCACAGTAGCTTGCTATTTTCCAATTATTGGCACCTTTGGCAATGCAGTATTCGACTAGGTGCAAGTTGTTTCCTTTTGCAGCTCCATACATTCCTGCATTAAAATTGGTTGCTCCCTTTTCAATCATAAGTTCTACTAGATCGAGATTGCCACCTTCACATGCAGATTGTAAATGGGCATCCCAATTATTCACACCTTGGGAGATAAAAAATTCTACGACATGCTTATGACCTTTTACTAAAGCAGGATGCATATACCAATCCCAATCATGATCGTCAAATTTAGAGAGGAACCATTTCACCAGATCAAGATGAACTCCTTTTGCAGCGTGATAAACATACCAATTCCAAGAACGAAAATATATTTTTGGAATAAAATACTCTACCAAATCATGATGTCCATCTTTGATAGGAAAATAAATCATCCTATTTGTGACATAAATTGAACTATCTTCACAACCTTCATGTTTTTTTCTGTCTTTGATGTGATATTTTTCTAACAACAAAGCAAACTCCTTCCAAGGTCTTTTAATAACACTCTTGATGGCCTCAAAATCTTCTTTTTTACTTAAATAGTTTCTCCACAAAATATCATTGTTAAACTTACTTGTAGCCTTATTCACAGTTAAAACTTCTCTCAAATCTTCAAAAGCCAACTTGGACAAAATTGCCACATTGGCATCCTTGTTATTCGTTAAGATGGTCTTTTTTACACCATTTAAAAACATTTTATAAATTTGATTTTATAAAACTAATCAGTTTTTCATCTTTCTAATTTCTTCCGAAAGAAATCCTTCAGATCTTTGTGGGCGTACCAACTTGCCTAAAATCTGTTAACATCTTTGCTACGCGTCAACATGGTATTTAAAAAAGACATTGTATTATTTAAATTTCTTCTAAAAATCATTTTTGAAAAATGATAGTAATATTGAATATTTATTTTCAAAATGAGGATCAAGATCAAAGCTTTTAAATCTTGCTTAGATGCAGAGTATATCTTTGAGGCGGGAAAGATGACTCTTCTTGATGGAGGTTCGGGTGCCGGCAAGACGACCATTCTTCAAGCAATTTTTTGGGCAATGTATGGGAACATGAGAGGAATTTACAATAATACAGGAATTACTAAAAATCTTTCTGTAGAATTGACTCTTCCCGGTATAAAAATATTTCGAAAGAAGAACTCTGATCTTCTGGTATTAACAATTTACGAAAACAATGGCGACCAAATAATAGAAATGAACCCGGAAGGTTCATCCCCGATATTTGAAAAAACTTATGAAAATGCAATTGCACAAGCCGAGATTGATAAGAGATATGGAAATCGAGACCTTTTTCATGCTGCGACTTACATTGAACAGAAAGATCGTTGTACTCTTTTATCTGGAACAGGAGCAGAAAGACTAGAGTTACTCAATTCTCTTTCTTTTACTGGTGAATCTCCCAAAGAGTATATTTCTAAAATTAACACTGCTCTCAAGAGCGCAACTCTTGATTTTGAAAAGGCTCAGGCAGTTTATAGCTCTGATTCCGCAAAATTCTTAGAAGAAGTTGAAAAGATTCCTCCGGTTTCCTACACTCGAAAAGATTTACAAGAAATGACAGATAACATTAGTAAAAAGGAGACTCAACTTCAAGAGTTGTATGAAAAACTTTTATCTCAACAACGCTTAGAAGGAAGCATTGCATATTTAGAGAATCTAAGTAAAAGTGTAAAGATACCATCTTTGAAACCCAATCCCAAACCAAAACTAGACGTTTTTAATCTTCCCGAACCTGTCCTTGCTAACGAATATGAGATTCCGATCGATATTCCTACTCTGGAAATTCTCAAAGCAGATAAGGATGATAATATTATCCTCTCTTACGAAGACTATATCCAGGAAAAGAATAGGTTGACAACACTTTCCAAGCAACTGACCAAGGAAAAACTTCTTCTTGAGAAATTAAAAAAGGAACTTCGAGAACAAAAAGAAAGAGAAGAAAAGAGAAGAGTTTGGGAACAAGAGAAACAAGGACTCGAAGAAGAACTTCGAGATAAACCCATCTCGAAAGTCCTTGTTACAGAGGAACAAATTTGGGAGGCTCGAAATCTTGAAAAGCTGGTTGAAGAAGAGAAAAATAAGGCGGAAAAGATTGGAATAGAATATGATCTCGATGTTATTTCGTCGAAACTTGTTCCTTTGGAAAAGACTTTAGAATCATATCTAAAATGTGAAGCAAACCTTGAAACTTATTCTAAGTTACTGGATGTTGAGAAAAAACTAACAGAAACCTATGAGCCCGACGTCGAAGCAATTGAAAAGATTTCTTCGAAACTGTTTGAAGAACTTTCGGATATGAAAAGAGGTTTGGATGTGTTGTCTTGTCCTTCTTGCGATTCCCATTTGAGATACACCAAAAGCAGTCTCGAACTTGCCGATCATTCTCCCATTAGTAAAACTACTCTTGGAAAAAAACAGAAAGAGTATGATGATTCGGTAAAGAAGTTAAACGAAGAAAAGAAACTTTCCTCGCAATACAAAAATTTATTAGTTGAACGTTCTTGCTACGACTTGGATGACAACGAAAGATTCGAAATGGAGAGTTATGATTCGACAAGATTACCTCGTCTCCAAAGACTTATTGCAAATCTGAAGGATATAAAATTCTACGAACCACTATCCGTATTCGAGTTAGAAGAGCAATTCTCTATCCAAGAAAAGAGGAAATCATTGGAAAAGTTAGAACAACAATACGAAACCCTTATCGGTAATAACATAACAGAAGAACAAGTTTCAGAACAAGAGGAGAAAGTAAATGAATTAGATAATTCTACAGAAACTTCAGAAGAGTTAGAATCTTTATATCAACAGGAACAAGAAAGACTGAAGAAGAATCAAGCTTTATTGAAAGCTGTTTCGCAGAAAATGGACAAGCAACAAGCTGTCATAAAAGAACTTCAAAAGAAAGAAGCTAACCGTCTTTCCAAAATAAAGTTATTTAAGGTCGAAAAGAAGAAATGGATAGAAAAGAAGGACAGATTCGAAAAGCAGAACCAAGTAGCGATGGAAGAATATCTTGTAATCGAAAGAGAAAACGAAGCAATACAGAAAGAAATCGAAACGGTTTATAACTGTATCTTTAGTTACCGAGGTCAAATTGAACATTTGCAACTTCAAATTGATTTGGAACTAAAAACTTGTCATGCCAATTTGCGCGCGGAGATAGGTTTTGACAAAACTAAAATGGAGGAAATGAAACTTTATATTGATATGGTACTTGTACTAACTAAAAAACAAGAAGAATTGGATAAGCAGAGTTTGTTTTGTATCGAGAAGGAAAATGATGTTGCAGCTTTACAAGAACTCAAATTGACAGCGTTACAAGTTGAAGCGGAGCATTTACAAGACACTGTAACCAATATTAATTACATGTTACAAACTACTTTACCAATCTTTTTCCATGATCCAATTACAATGGTATTACATTTATACAAGAAAACTAAAGATTCGAAGAAGGATAACTATTTAAAACCGGGTCTTAACTTTGAAATTTCTTATAAGGGGTCGAGGTTTGACGATGTAAAGTCTTTATCTGGAGGAGAAGGTGATCGAATTTCTTTGGCTTTATTACTTGCATTAAACTTTTGTAGCAGTTCTCCTTTGTTAATGATGGATGAGTGTGTATCGAGTTTAGAACAAGAACTCAAGGAATCTGTGTTAGAGGCTATTAAACTTGTCCCAGATAAGACAATCATCGTCATCGACCACGACGAAACAATGACGGGGTTTTATGATACTGTTATCTCTATTTAATGATTTCCAAAATGATATTTAAATAACTTATAAAATTGAAATAAAATGACGGATATGACTTTTAGATTTGAATCTAGAACTACACGAGAAGAAATTATGACAATTTTTTTTACTTGTCTTAATTATGACTGATGAACTTAATGTATAAAATGATTATAAATAAAAATTTATAATAAAACAATGCAAGAGGAAAAAGTCATTACAGTTTATGTCGATGGTGTCCCTAAGTTTAAGATTACTGTAATTAGAAACACACAAATCGGACAGATTAAGAAATTACTTGGAGAATATATCGAGGCTAAAATGGAAGTATATAAGGGTAAAGAACTCCCCGTATTCCAAACTAATAAGTATGACAAAGTTAATCTTAGTGGAGTTTTTAATAAAATGAAAGACTCTAAGATCTTCTTGAAAAGTAAACCAAAGAATATTAAAAATGTTAAAAACGTAAAAGTTGCAAAAACTGCTGTAGCACAAAGCACGAAAGGGTTTCCTACAGGGTTAAAAGATGTAGACTTATATTTCTTATCCTCTCTAGATGATAGATCTTTATTAAATGCTTTGAATACAAACAAAGCCACGAGAGAGTATCGAAACAATGAAGATATGTGGCGTAATCGTTTTAGACATTTAAATCCTGAAGTCGAATTCACACCGAAAGGACTATGGAGAGATTTTTCCCTATCCTTAATTAAATACATGGCTTTAGCCGAGAACGATTATAACAAAGCTCTACGATTAGCTGCGAGGGATGGAAACGCCGACGTAGTAAAGTTTTTTGCTTTTAAAACAAATAACTGGAATTATGGGTTATTTGGCGCAATCGAAGGAGGTCATCGAAATTGGATAGACTACTTTATTTCTAAAGGTGCTGACGATTGGAATGAGGCTTTAAAACTTGCAGCAATAAGAGGAGATTTCGATTTAGTCAAGTTTTTTCTAGAGAAAGGAGGCGATGTGTATACTGGTGTATATGGAGCAGCGCTAGGAGGTCATCGAGAACTCGTCGATTATCTACTGCCTCGTGTCGCTAGCCCAAGTGAAGCTATAGATGGAGCAGCTGAAGGTGGTCATAGCGATCTTCTTAATTATCTGATTTCTTTATATGATGAGGATGAAAAATATATAGGCTACGCTCACGGTGCTTACGGTGCAGCAAGGGGTGGTCGTATTGATTTACTGAAATTTTTCTTAACTCGCATTAATAGATACGATCTCAAAGAGGTTTTAGAACGCTGTTTATTTATAGCTGCCGAGTCGGGGAAATATGATATGGTGAAGTTTCTTCTTCAAAAAGGAGCCAAAAAAGTAAACATTGCTCTATATCGTGCAGCATTAAAGAAAAATAGAGAAATAGTAAATTTGTTGTTAGACAAAGGTGCAGATTTGGATGAAGCTTTGGAGGTAGCTACTGATGGCGGACATGTCGAATTGGTAGAATATTTACAGAGTATTAAAGCGAGTAAATAATTAATTTTTAATTTTATGAAATAAAAATCTTTACCTCTTCTCCCAAGGATATACAAAACCTTTCAAACGATGGATGGTATTCGTAATGGCAAGGAAATTTTTAGAATTTAGATCATATTTTTTCTCAAGATCTTTACGATATACCATTTCTTCTTTCGGAAGTTTAAAAGTTTGTTTGGTATATTCTTGATAAGCTTGGTAGTAACGTTTTTCTAGAGATTTTCTTTCTTCATCAGAAAAGAGATCAACCGAAACATCCGTACCGAAGAGTTCTCCTCTTAATGCTTTTTCAATGGTAACATAAACTTCGTTAAATTTTCGAATATAAGTATTCTTCGGGTTAGGAATTTTAGGAACTCTTTTATAAACTTCTGGGTAATCTCTTTGTAATTTCATAGTTCAAAAATCTCTATTATCACAGATGGCATCTTTTGTTTTCTTGTCAGTCAAACAAAAATTTATTAAATCTACACCATTCATCTCTAAAGCCAAAAGTCTTAGAGCATCGGGAGTCAAAGTCTCCATTTATTGATTTTTTTTGATTTTTTTCAATAAAATAGTATCAGATTTATCCAAATCGTGTCTTGACTTCCTGTTTACGTGCCCACAAGACAGGAAGAACATGTTCTTCACCTTCATGACGACAAATAAAGGAATTCTGGAGTAAAATCTTTACAAGAGTACGAGATTTAATATCAACTTCTTCGGCAAAGTTACAAATGAGAAATCCCTTGTGTTCTCCTGTTGTTCTTGATTCAAGAGGAATCTTCAAAGTGTGGCTATCCTTCGGTAACAGTCCGGCCATTGCAAAGGTTTTGAAACGATCGTTAATAAAAGTTTCGACTTCCTTGACTGAGAGAAATTTGGGAACGTTGAGAAAAAGATTTCCAGTGTATCCTTCATAAGGGTAGTACTTGGCGTTTAATGTAAACTCAGAAATGCGGAAATCTAGTCCAAGTTGAGGCATATGAAGTCCTTCTTCGATAGCAGCATCAAAAAGCTTTTTGGAAAGAAGGAAAAGAGTCTTGTTACTGTCCTTCAAAACTCCATTTTTGTTCTTATACTTCTCGATCTTGGAATAAAGAATGTCCGACGTCGCAGCGTTGAGATAATCGGTCAAAAACTCGTAAAGTTTTGTAATGCTCCAATTGGAGATAATAAGTGCGCATACATACATAGGATTTCTTTTTCAAGAAGTTTCCTTTAAGGGTCATCTACTTTTTGCAAATCGGGACATGAGCATGAATTAAATCACCTTTCTTATCTTTATTTTTTTGTCTGGAAGAATGTAAACGATAGAATGCTACACCAACTTTGCAACGATCTTCCAGAATAATTTTCTTAGCTTCTTTTTTCGCTTTTTCCAAGTTAGGATACCCGTAGGCATTTTTGTATTTTCCTAAGAAAGTAGATTCTGGTTCTTCCTTTTCCATAACCACTCCTGCCACCGTATCAGTCTCTTCACAAATTATTGGCATTGAAATTAACCCTGTCCCATCTTCATTTTCCATCGTATAGTATTTTGTAGTGAGACTATCTAATAGACCAGATTCGGAATTATCTTCTGTTGTTACAAATATTTTTGTATCTTTCAGGGTAGAAAAGATGTCTTTTAAATTTCTACCATCATATTTTACCGATTCGAAAACCTTCGGTAGATATTTCCCATTTGCTACTTGCATCTCAATCTCGATACAGTCCTCGCCAACCTGTCTAGAAATAACATCTTTAATTTCTCGAAATAAGAGTCTTCCCTGTTACAGTTATTCGAAACTTTGGAAGTTCGTCTACATAAACAGTTACTGTCTTCTCCATTTTATTATGATTTTTAAAAATAGGAAAGTGAAAACTGAAAGGCAGAAACAAAGAAAACAAATGAGATGAGATGTTATTACCTAGTTTTAGAGGCAAATAGAAATTTCAGCATAGCTGAAATTAAAAAGGCTTATCGTACTTTGGTTTTGAAGTATCACCCAGATAAGGTCCCAGACGCTGAAAAAGAGCGAGCAACAGAAAATTTTCGAGAAATGACAGAAGCTTATACCATACTTTCTGATCCTATTAGCAAGAAACTGTATGATGATACTCTCGATAGAAAAGCTTCGCAAGAGAGAAAAGAAAAAGAAGGAAAGACTTCTTCTCGAAATCAAGGATCTTCAAGGTCTTCTCGTTCTCAAACTTCTCAACCTCCACCTCCTCCACCAAATGTGGCACAAAAAGAAAGAGAAGAGAAACTTCGTCAGCGTGAGCAGGAGTTTGAAAATCTTCTATCCAAGTTGAACCCAGAACAGAAGAATGCTTTTGAAGCAATGAAATCTGGAAAGAATATTTTTGTTACAGCTCCTGCTGGTGCTGGTAAGAGTTTCCTTATCAAGACTTTTGTTCTTTACAATAAAGTCAAAACCAAAAAGAAAGTGGCAGTTACAAGTACAACTGGTGTCAGTGCAATTTTAATTAATGGAGTAACTCTACATTCCTGGGCTGGAGTTCGTTTAGCAGAGGAGGCTAAAGTAGACTTGCTGGAAGTAGTGAAAAGAAATAAGAAAGCTGTCGCGAGATGGAAAAATACTAACGTTCTCATCATTGATGAAGTAAGTATGTTATCAGCAGAGCTTTTAGAAAAACTCGATTTTATCGGTCAAAATCTTCGAAATAATATAAACTACTTTGGTGGTATCCAGTTGATTTTCTCGGGATGTTTTTATCAACTTGCTCCTGTCAAGGCGGAATTTGTATTTATGAATCCTATCTGGAACTCTATAATTGATCGTACAATATTTTTGAAAAGAATTATGAGACAGGACGATGCAGAATTTCAGGACTTACTGAACAATATTCGAATCGGTAATATTACGAAAGAAGTTATTGACATTTTGAAGAGCCGTGTTGGAGTCAAATTAAAAGCAGCAGAGGGAGTATTACCTGTTAAACTTTTTAGTCATCGAGCCAATGCCGAAGCCATCAATGAACAAAATCTGAATCGTCTTATTACAGAAGGTAATGCTGTTCATATCTTCAACGCAGAAGATACAATTCGGAAACACGGTGTCCTGACGACTGAAAACGAGAAACAACATTTCAAAAGAATTGATGAACTCTGTCGTACATCCAAAACAATTAAACTCTGTGTAGGTTGTCAAGTCATGTTTACATTTAACATTGATGTGGCTTCCGGCATTGCGAATGGAAGTCAAGCCGTTGTAATTGATTTCATCGGAAATATTCCGATTGTTCGCATGGTTAATGGAATGGAACTACCTGTATGTCCTGTTATTTTTGAAGCAAGAGGAGGAGAAGGAATACGATACTATCGCGAACAAATTCCTCTACAATTAAATTGGGCTACTACAATTCACAAATGCCAAGGAAGCACTTTGAATTTGGTCCAAGTCGATCTCGGAGCTACCTTGTTTTGTGCTGGACAAGGTTATGTTGCTCTTTCCAGATGTAAATCTTTGGATTGTATTTCCATTGTGACATTAGATCCAAGCAAAATCTTTGCTTCTAAATTGGTGCAACAATACTATAACTCTATTGAGGAGTATTAAATAAGCTCAAAATAGTTTCTTGTTTGTATCAAGAAAATGATTAATAAAATAAAATTTCCAGCAAACTAACATTTTATAATGGATACCATTACTATCGACACTGCTTTTGACATTGCGAAGATTCTCGATTTTGCGTATCATGAGTGTTTTATGCACTTTGTTACTTTTAAGGGAAAGAGTTACTATCCTTGTGACACTCAATGGTACAAGAGAGATGACAAGAATCGCGAAGGAGATGCTAGTCACGATTCCAACAATGTGTGCACTGGTTACTTTGATTGCTATGACTCCGAAGAGTTTCTGGAAAAGTTTGCTTCTCTTCTTAAGGGAGAAGATTTGGTCAAGTATCATAAGCTGAAGACCTCTAAGAAATCTTATTCAGACTGGTCGAGAATCACTGATCTCATTGTCGAGGCTGCCCATGAACAAGAGGATAGTCTCTCGAAGATTGCTCAACCGCGAAAAGAGGACGGTCAGATTCGCTATTCTTTTCAAACTTGCGTCACAGGTAGATGCTTGTCTCTTACCAACTATCAAGGTTTTACAAATGTCAAACTGAACCACAATCTTTGTATCACGAACGACATGGGTTTCGAGAATTCGGATCATCGAGGCAGCAATCATGTTAACATTAATCTCAACTATGATTTCAATGGTCAAATTACCATTCCTGCAGGAGAGTTGACGATTCAAGAGTTTGTTGAAAAGTGCTATCGGATCAAAGGCAACAAATTTGACAACCAGTATGAACTCTTTTGTCATTTCACGAAGAATGAGGATGGAGAGTTTGACATTGTTCTTCAAGACGATGAGGACGATCCAGCTATTAAGACTTGGTTTGCCACTGTTGCTGTTGACCACGGCAGCTAAATTATCTATTTTAATTAAAAAAACTAATTAAAATGTATACCTATTTATCACAAGGTAAACAATATTATTTTCCTGAAGAAAGTATGTTAGGTGCTATTAAAAAAGCTTTAGTAGATACTTATTTTAGATTATATCCTGAAAAAAGTGGAATGATAAACATGATATGGAGGTATTAGCAAGGAAGATGTTAGATCTTCTAAGAGGAAGCGTCATCGGTCAAACAGACGAAGATAAAAAATTCCTGGATATTCTCAAAAAAGTTCATTCTTCCGTTATCCCCGTAGAAAATGATCAAATTTCCTATACAAAAGCTGTAGATATGTATACAGATCAAATCCTAAAAGAAATCTACCTGCCTCGTCAGAAGGGTAAATGGTATTCCGATAAAAATGAAGGAGATATCCCAGAATATACAGAAGGTACTAAAAGAGGTATAATTTTTTGTCATGGTCATATCCACAAAACTCCTATTATTCCCGAATTAGAAGACAAAGTAGACTGGACTATGGTAGATATCAGTGAAGAAACACACCCTGATTTAGTAGGTTCTTTCAATAGTTGGGAAACTTACAAAGCTTTAGGACTACATAGTTACGATTATATTCTTTCTTACCATTGTCCTATTCATGGAGGTGCTGGAAAATTTGATAGCTTTATAAAAAACGTTAGATGGTTACTTAAACCAGGAGGAAAATTGCTAATAAAACCTTTGAGAGTGAATGTGAGAAAAGATAATAAAGTTGTATCTGATAGCATTATCACCAAAATGGCGAGTAAGTACGGGTACGAGGCAGACTTTAAAAATAATATGTTAAAGTTTTCAGATTTTTATTAACATTTAGAGAGTAACAAGAGAAAACTGAGCATCTGGAGTAATTTCATCCCAGAGAACGTCGATGCTAACGAAATCAAACTCATACTCGTCGTCTTCATTGACGAAGAAATGTGCTTCTCTTCCTTTCAGATATTTCCCAAAAGTTTTAAATATCTCTGTAGGAGTGGTATCTCTCCTTAAGAGGATATTGAATTTAGGTATTTCATCGACATAAACAGGTACGCGTTTGTACTCCATTTCTTTTCTTTTGTAATAAAACTTTAACTTTTTTTAGAAATGATAATTTAAATGAGTTAAAGTTTTATAAACTCTGAAATGGCTTTTTTAAATACCATTTTAACAAATAACAAGGATGTTAATGTCATCATTCTATCTAAGTTAAAGTTCACAGATTTGAGAAACGTTTTGATGGTGAATAAGACAACCAACAAATATAATAACAATATTTTGTGGTTGAACCATCAAATGAGAGCTTCAGATTTTAATCTTATGAGAACAGTCATTAAAAAGTCCTGGAAAGATTTTTCTCTATTGCTTATCAGATATCTCGATTTAGCCAAGGGAAATTATAATGAAGCCATGAAGTTGGCAGCACAAGGAGGTCATCGAGATTTGGTAGACTTCTTCATCTACAAAGGCGCCACCCATTTGGATTCGAGTATGAAAAGTGCAGCACAAGGAGGTCATCGAGATTTGGTAGACTTCTTCATCTCCGAAGGTGCCGACACTTGGGAATCGGGTATGAAAAGTGCAGCACAAGGAGGACATCGCGATTTGGTCGACTTCTTCATCTCCAAAGGTGCCAACAATTGGAATTTTGGTATGTTTGGTGCAGCAAGAGGAGGTCATCGAGATTTAGTAGACTTCTTCATCTCCAAAGGTGCAACATATTGGAATTCGGGTATGTATGGAGCAGCACAAGGAGGCTATCGCGATTTGGTAGACTTCTTCATCTCCAAAGGTGCCAACCTTTGGGATTCGGCTATGCATTATGCAGCAAGAGGAGGCTATCGCGATTTGGTAGACTTCTTCATCTCCAAAGGTGCCAAGAGTTGGAATGAGGCTATGTATAGTGCAGCACAAGGAGGTCATCGAGATTTAGTAGACTTTTTCATCTCCAAAGGTGCTGACGATTGGAATGAGGCTATGTATGATGCAGCAGGAGGAGGTCATCAAATTTTGGTAGACTTCTTCATCTCCAAAGGTGCCGACGATTGGAATATAGGCATGGAAGGCGCAACACAAGGAGGCCATCAAGATTTAGTAGACTTTTTCATTTCCAAAGGTGTCAATGCTTAGAATTTCTGGAATTCTAAATGAGAAAAGAAAAAGAAATTGTCAAGGACGCGAACAGGTGATAGAAATGGTAATCAAAACAAATTTTGCAAAAATAGAGTTATCAGAATGTTAGGCTCAACTGGATAACTCATAATACTTTTTAATTAAAAAAGTATGATTTTAACGTTTCACGTTTAATGTGAGTTTCTTAGGGGGAGTATATGTACACTTATAATGCTTGCAATAAACCTTCACAAAATCTTCTAGATCATTCAACCAGAGCTGTTCAGGATCTGTACTTTCTTTGTTTTTCTTGTCCTCTTCCAACTTGAGAATTTCATTCTTGAATCTTTCTAATTCCTCCTCGGTACAATGGTGAATGGTAATATTCTTAATCAACTCTGTATCTAATCCCATCTTTTCCATCTGGAGAAAGTTTGTCTTCTTGTTACCTCCAATCAAAAGGATACCACCATTGTTGTTAGCTTCTTCCGTTGTTACTTTCGAGTTTTCTTTCAACATATCAATACCCTTGATGACTGCCTGAATAAAACGAATCTTCATATTTAATACAATGATATCCTTATCGATTTGTGCAATCATGTAAGCTTTGCGCTTGTGATAATATCCCAAACGAACATGATAAAATGCTTCCATCAAAACCTCCGTGTTGTTGTATTTGTGAGGCTTATCTCTATCGTCTAACAAAACCATGTTGGACAAACCTCGAGCTCGAGACAATTTCAACTTGTTCATCGTAGGTCTCTCCATGATAAACTCAAAACAAGGTTTGTTAGGTTCCGAAAATAATTCAAGATTTTTGATCTTCTTCTCATCTCTCAGACCTTCTAAGAAATGTTTGTACTTACTGATGGCTACACCGATCGGGATTTCGGTTACTCTAACCAGATTCTTTTTCTTGTCAAGGATCTCGAAAGTTCCTTTAGTAATCACAGAATAGGTAGCATTTGGATCCATCGACTTGATCGTATTCTCTTCTTCCTCAACCTCGTCTTCATCCTCGTCGTCTTCACCTTTCTTGGTCTTAGATCTTTCTTCTTTCGGTTCTTCAAATTCAACCTCGCCTTCGTCTACTTCGGGTTCATATTCCTCTCGGCCTTCCTCCATGGCTGACTTCTCTGCTTGTTCCTCTCGGTCTTCGGCTTCAGCTTTCTCTTCAGCTTTCTCTTCGGCTCTTCTCAACTTCTCGTCTTTCGAAAGTCTCTCGCGAAGTTTCACCTGTCCTTCAAAACCACGATACCACGGAACCAGAATCTTTCGAGGGAGATTTTTCAATCTTGCTTCATACCAATAAACAACATCAAGAGGATTGTGGGAAGTGATCATAGTAGAATAACCGGTGGCCACTCCAATTTGACCATTGATGAGATGCATCGGAAGAATAGGTAGAAGTGTTACAGGCTCAACTTTAACTCCTTCTTCCACAATAATATCTAACAGAGGATTGTCTTCCTTGCGATAAATCCATTTCAAAGTTACAAAGGGTTTGGTATGAATGTAACGAGAACTTCCTGCATCTGTTCCAACAATTCGTGCTCCAACTCCTGATAGTTTCCCTGTTCTACTTCCAAACTGACCATCTGTGGTAAAATCAGGAAGATTGTTGGCTCCTGGAAAGTCTTGTGCCATTCCCACAATAGCCCCACACAAACTCATCTCTCCGTGCGCATAAACAAGTTTATCGGCAACATAAGCAGCAAACTGTGCTACCTTCATTTCTCCTGCCTCTTTACTATTATCTTTCTTGCCCTTCCATTTCTTCAAAGCAGCCCAGATAATTTTTCGCTGAGAGACTTTCAAACCATCAGTGAATCTAGGGATACTTCTCTTAATATCTGCAATCGAAAACTGGATAAACTCCTGATTCAGAAAACTAGAAATCGGTTGTTGTACCAACTTCTCTACAGAATAGTCAGGTTCCCAATCGGCGATCCACTTCTTTCTTTCGTCGGCCATCTTTCCATGAAAACATAATTGAAATGTAGAAGGAGCTAATTCATCATATTCTGTCATAACAATTTTAGGATCTTGACTTTCATAGAGAATGCTCGCGTCGTCGTTGGAGGCCAACCCCTTGTAATACTTATGTCTCCATTTCGCCGAATCAGGTTGCGACTCCTTCCAAACCTCGTAATCGTGTTGAGTGTAAAACTTGTGACTAACATTACCATTAATTACTTGCAAAATCATTGTTCTCAAATATTTGATGTAGCCTCGAGCTAAGAGAGTGGGGAATTTGACGTGGAATATGTTAAGTACTAGTCCAATAATATGTTTTGCATCTTCGTCAGAATCCGCGATTATGACCACGTGTCCGTAGCGCAGAGCCTCGTAGTTTTCTTGCACTAAATAATTAACACCTTCCTTGAGACCTAAAATTTCCTTGAGGTTGTTTACTTCACGATTTGCAATCACCTGCAAAGGAGGAGCATTCATCACATTGAGAGGCTTTCCACGCAGAGGAAATGTTCCCATGTAATTTCTTCCTCGACCTCCTGGTACATGACTAATTAGTTTCGATGCAAAAGTCTGAGCAGAGTTTCCTTCTGTAAGATAAAGAATACAATTCATAGATTCATTGGTTCCTGCCTTGTTGGCATCTTCCAGAGCATCCATTCCTGTCAAAATTTTCTTCTTTTTTCCATCAGTCTTACTGGCAGTGCGAAACATTTTTGCTTCTAATTCAGCAAACAAACGCGACACCAAATCCCAGTTTGTAATCGACTTCAGAACTGCCTCGTCCACGACAATCTTCGGTGTCGGAGACATTAACATATTCTTACTTTGACTGTCAAAAGTAGGACCGGCTACCCAGATACTACAAAAGAGAGAAACATGTTTCTTCACATCTCCAATGTTTAGTTTGGGAATCTTGACTTCCTTTTCCTTTTTCTCGGTCTTCTTTGTTCCCGTCTTGGTTGTTTTCTTACCTTTTCCTTTCTTTTCCTTCTTAGTTCCTCGCATATTGTTGTTCACCGTCTCTAAAACTCCCGATGCAACCGCCTTAAAAGCTGCTTCATAATGGACTCCTTTGTTACGAGTCCACATTCCATTAGCAAAAGCAACATTAACGGCATTATCTGGAGTATCAACAGCACAAATTTCTGCAATAGGCAACACGCCTTCCTTGACAGAATATTCAGTGCCCTTCTTCATAACTGTTTCTGTTCCAGCTGGCCAAGAAATATACAAAATTGAGTTCTTCACTGCTTCGGCTCCCAGATACAACTTTGCATACTCTCTTGCGTCCTTAATGTGAAACTTCTCCTTGTTAAAAGATACAGGTACCTTCAAAGCAAAGGCCATATCCGCAGCGTGGCGCGAAAACAATTCAAAAGCATCTTCGGGATACTCGGTGTAACCAAATCTCGCAAAATCAAGAGTGTAAGAAATCTCAACAAAAGCCTTATCCGTCTTCTTGCAAGGAACAATCGTCGGAGGGTGACAAATGGTCATGTTTTTCTCCCAAATTTGAGTGTAGAGCTTCTCGTTATAAGGATCGCAACAGATGACTTGAAATCTCTTGGAAAAAATATTTGTCAGCTTGGCTCCGTAACCGTTACGACCGCACTCTGTTCTATCTTCGTCATCCTTGTAATTGGAAGAGCTGTGTAACATGCCGAAAATGACTTGCGGAGCATAGACCTTCTCGGTTTCGTGAATCTCAATTGGTATGCTCAATCCGCCATTTTTTACCACGATAGTGTGCTTGTTCATGGTGATTTTGATTTCTCCCGGATCTACGTCATGACGAATCGAACGAGCCGCATTATCACCTGCATTTGAAGAAATCTCGACAAAAACTCTCTCAACTGCTTGAGGAATTTCTGTCATGATGTCCTTGAAAAGCTTGTTTCCAAAATCAAAAACTCTTTCTTCTCTTTCAAGTCTCTTCCAACTACCAACATAACTATCTGGAATCTCATAGATATGTGTTCGAGTATCTGCATATTTCTTATAGTTAGACGCATCAACTCGATACTCCTCTTTCTCTTCTCCATTTCCACAAATCGGTTTCTTAACTTTCAGAGTCATCTTGGGCTTACCAGGGCTCGGTGAGGAATTTGGGGAATCCGATTCGGAGAGAGTCGGAGGAGTAAGACTGGGCGATAGATTCGTCTTCGTGACAATCTTGAGCTTCATATTTTTTATTTTCCTATTCTAATTATAAATCAATTTTGTTCCTCTTGTCAATTTTAGTTATATTCCTAATTTAAAAAAGATATAACTAGATAAAAATGGATTTTTATGAGATCTTAGGAGTCAAGAAGGAAGCAACGGAGAGCGAACTTAAAAAGGCTTATTATCGTCTGGCTCGTGATAATCACCCTGATAAAAAAGAAACAGATGAGGAGAAAAAAGAAGCCACCGTTAAAATTCAAAAGATTAATGAAGCCTATGAAATCCTTTCGGATCCAGATAAAAGAAAAATTTATGACCAGTATGGGGTCGAAGGTTTAACCAGCCTGAATACACCTCAAGGAAATCCTTTCGGTTCCGGCAGCCCATTTGGAAACAGTTTCCCATTTAATTTTAACGGAGGAAATATGGAGAACATATTTAACATGTTTGGTCAAGGAAGACAACAGGGCCCGATCAATCCCAACACTGTGAGGAAGAATAAGGAAACAGTCTTTGAAGTAAGAATTTCTCTAAGAGATGTTTATCTTGGTTTGACTAAAAAATTAAAAGTTAGTCGTAAAATTATAAACAAAAAGGGTAGTTCTTCCAAAGTAACAGATTATCCAGAATCATGGACCCCTTGTTCAACATGTCGAGGTATAGGCATAGTTATGAGACAGGTTCAAGTAGCTCCTGGATTTATATCTCAAAGTCAAGCGGAATGTGAACCTTGTTCTGGAAAAGGATTTTTACTTAAACCCGACTATTTTATGGACGATGCTTCTGAAATTATTACTCTTGACATTGAAAAAGGAGTAAAGAACGGAAAGATGATTCGTTTCCCCGATTTAGGAAATTGTTCACCTGGGTGTCTCCCTGGAGATTTGATCGTGGTCATTACTGCGGTAGACACCGAAAATGGATTTACTCGCATAGAAGGAGGCAATGATCTCTTATATAACAAAATCATATCTCTTGAAGACTCTCTATGTGGAACCAACTTTAAAATTAAAACTTTGGATGGCAGAGAAGTAAAAGTATCTTATAGCGACATTATTACGCCAAATGAGAAAAGAGTCGTATCAAAAGAAGGTATTAATGGAGGATCTTTACATATACACTTTAATATCGATTTTCCAACACAAATTAGAAATAAGGAAAAGTTGAGAGCTGTCCTTAATGCTTCTCAGAAAGAAAGTAAAAATAGTAAGTAAAGACTATAAGTGAATTTTATTAAAAAGTAATAAAACCAAATAAAATAGATGTTTTATCGCAGCCGAACATGGCTTTATACATATTCTAGCAAAAATGAAAAACGAATAAAAGACACCCCGATACCGGGGCAACTCCTCTTTTATTAGCTATTCAGGAGGGAACCTTCGAAACGGTAGAATGGTTATTAAAAATGGAACAGATCCGAACATTTCAAATCTAGTTGGTATTACTCCTCTTATCTTTTCTTCAGACCCTAAAATTGTTAAAGACTGAACGCTGGAGCAGAAATCAATTCGGTGCTGAATCAGGGAATACTACACCCATTTCAAGTTCGAAATTCCTGTAATCGAAGAATATAGACTGTGTAATTCAAGCACTTCATGTAAAAACAGCAACGAGGTCGTCTCTGAAATTAGATGGTTTCGGGACACTCTTCTTGAGAACATTGGAGACTCTCTTTATCTACATTCTGAAGGAAAGAAAGACATTTGAGAACAAGCGAAAATGATTTTAATATAATAAAATTAAAAAGTAACAAGTAGAATGAGCAAATCCATCTTGATTTTGTTTGATACCTTGTCTCTGAAGAAGCAAAAAAATCTTCTCGCTTTTTTGCAAGATAGGGTGCATCAGAAAATTGAAGAGAACGAGAAAAAAACCGCGAAAAAATTGAGAAAGGAAACGACTTGCAATAAGACGTCGAAGACCAGAAAGGTTGACAAAACAGAAAAAGTTTGCAACGATAGAAAGAAGGACGATGTAGACAGAGATGACGATGAATGGGAATGTGAAGGAATTGATGTCTTTTATCACAGATTTGGAGAAGGAACAATTAGTAGCAGTAGAGAAGAAAAATGCAAAACTATTGTTTGTGGAGGAGAAAGATATTGCGAAGAACACATCCGTCAAAAGCCTGCTCCTACGACAAAGGAGCAACTGGATCAAGAATTAGACGAATATTCTGCTGAAACTTATGAACAAAGAGCTTTCGAAGATGCGAACAAAGATTGTATCTTTTTCGGATGAAGGTGTACATTTCTAAATAAAAATGATTTTAGAAATAAAATATAGTCTACAAAACTATCATGAATACTGAAAAGTTCAAGAGTTTATTTTTGAAGAACGTCGAGAAGGATTTGGATAGTCTCATCGAAATGGGTTACTTCTTCAATTGTAAGCACGACATCCATGATGGTTGCTTGATTAACCCTGGAAACCAATGCGAGGATTGTTACTCTGGAGACACTGCTTTTGAAATGGGCGATGGAGATGCCATCAAGGTTATTTTTGCAGATACTGCAAGGGATTACAAGGAAGAGACTGGAGTGAACATCATGAAAGGAAAGAAGCGTTACGAGGATGACGAAGATGATGCAGAAGATTCTGATGAAGATGATGCAGAAGATTCTGATGAAGATGATACAGAAGATTCTGATGAGGATGATGCAGAACCTTTCTATCTTTATGAAGAGATTAGAGAGCTTGGAAGGTCGAACAAGAAAGTGCAATTTACTCAAGATGAAATGTTTGAACTTTTGAAAATTGCGCAGAAGTTTGATATAGAATACAAAAACGGCTTGATAGAACCTATTATTTCATACGATCCTGTCGGAACTACTGTTTTAATCTATACTAAAGAATACCCTTTGTCTTATCTATTCTTCGAGAATTTGGTGTTTTATTTTTACATCTTAGCAGGGAAAGTTGAAAAAGATTCTTCATTTAAGGCTCTTTTCTACAAGCCTTATGTCGACCAAGCTCTTGACATTTTGAAGAAAGCAGAATCAAGAATACAGTAGATGTAACCAACTATAAAGAAAAATATTCATATAATAAAATATGAATGTTACTTATGTGAGTGCTCTCTATAAAATTTATGAGACGATCCCCGAGACATTTTTACCCTTTGTCTCTGAAATGTTAAGTCAGTCATTTATCATGATTGTCTTTGTAGATTCCTCTTATTTTGAAGCGATAAGTAAAATGTCGATCGGACCCAATATACGAATTATTTTGAAAGAAAGAAATACCTTTCCTATCTACAATATGTGTACCGAAGATATTCCTTCCCTTAAATTACCTAATAGAAGCGTTTCAAAAGATACTCCTGAATACATGGCTCTGATGAATACTAAAATAGACTTTATTCGAGAAGCGAAAGAACTCTGCAACACGGAATATGTAGCATGGCTGGATGCAGGCATTTCCAAAATTTTCAAAGATAAAGAGAATTCCATGAAATGTCTAAATGAGATGTCTCTCGTCTCTGGAATTTCGAAGATTATTATTCCTGGGGCATATCTTCATCCTTTTTCTTTTGAAGACCTGTCTCGATGTGTGAGATGGGTCTTCTTGGGAGGTCTCATTGTTTTTCCAAAAAAATTTATTGAAGAATACTATCCTTACTTTATTGAATCGATACAAAAATTTATACATAATAGAGTTTTAGTTTGGGAGGTAAATATCTGGGTAGATGTTTGGCAAAAACATGACATCTTTCTCTGGTTTTCAGCAGATCACAATGATACTATGATCCGTCCTCCACAATTCTTGTGGAATAGTTTAACCTAGAAAACACTTTAAAAATAACAAATTTTAAAGAAATGAACATCACAAAAGAAATAATTAAACAGCGCTACAGACAACTATGTGTCACACCTTCAGACATTTTTGAACACTTACCAACTTTATCATCTTACGCCTCACAATGTAGCACTGTCGCGGAATTCGGCATGCGAAGCGTAATTTCAACATGGGCTTTGCTTCATGGCCTCTCTATCTCGGAACAACAAAATAAAAGATTAGTATCAGTTGATCTGAATTATGCTCCAGGGTTTGAAGATATAAGAAAAAATGCGACATCTCTTGGTGTTAACAGTTACTTTGTTATGGGAGACGACATTAAGATCGAAATAGAACAGACAGACTTACTGTTTATCGACACTTGGCATATTTACGGTCATCTCAAAAGAGAACTTGCAAAGCATTGTGATAAAGTCAACAAATATATTCTCCTCCATGATACTACAGTAGATGCTATTCAAGGTGAAACTATTAGAAATGGCTGGGATGCACTACAACAATCAAAAGATACAGGTTACCCTGTAGAAGAAATTACAAAAGGATTGAGTTTCGCTATTTCAGAGTTTTTAACCGCGCACCCAGAATGGATTTTAGAACGTGAATATACTAACAATAACGGTCTAACCGTTTTGTCTCGAAGATAAAGATCTTATTAACCAAAATAAACATCATATTTAATTTTAAGCAAAAAATGCTTAAAATTATCAAAACAGATATAAAATGACAGAAATTGTCGACGTGTTTTTGTTTAACAACGAGGTCGATATTCTGAAGGCACGTATACAAGAAATGAAATCATATGTGACACATTTTGTCCTAGTTCAAGCACCCTATACCTTTTCCGGTAACAGAAAACCTCTTTTCTGTATAGGGGACTATGATTTTCTAAAAAATGTCAATATAATATCTCTAGAAGTCCCGGAACCGTCGCCAGTTAACAATGCATGGGATCGCGAATTCTTTTGTCGAAACTATGCTAGAGAATATTTATTAAAGACTTTCAGTGATCAAACAATATTTATTTTGAGCGATGCCGACGAGGTTGTAGATTTTAGAACGTTTCAGCTATCAGATATCCGACAGCCGACAACTTGCAAAATGGATCTGTTTTATTATAGTTTCGACTGTGTTTTTATGGAACCCTGGTCCGGATCTGTAATTTTTCTTTATAAAGATTTAAAACAGAAGAATCTTGAGGATTTTCGAACTCACCGAGGACATTTCCCTAGCATCAAAAGTGGTTGGCATATGTCCTATTTCATGACTCCCGATCAAATCGCTACAAAACTGAAATCATTTAGTCATCAGGAATTTAATAATGCTGAATATAATAATACCGAATATATTACTAGGTGTATTAAAGAAAACAAATCTCTTTTTCCATTCGGCACTACAATGAAAGAAAAATATTTAGGCCCTTTTCCAGCAACATTTGATCTTTTCCCAGATTATTTCCAAGGAACATTTAAAATTTCCGACAAAAAACAAATGATAGGCGTAGCGATACCCTCTTACATCAGAGATGCGAATTTACTCCATAGATGTTTACTTAGTATCGAAAAACAAACAAGACTACCAGACTTAGTTGTCATTTCGGTTTCCGAAGTAACAGAAAATTCGTTTGTGTTTAACTTTTCTTTTCCCATCAAAATAGTTTACTCTTCGGAAAAACAAAACGCTGCTACAAATCGAAATAAGGCTGCACTTTTGCTAGCCGATATGGATATTATTTCATTCATGGATGCAGATGATGAAATGGACCCAAGAAGACTAGAATTTCTAGAAAAAGCTTTTCGAAATAATTCAGACGATTTCATTGTTCACAATTATATAATGTTTCGTTCGCCTCAGGAAGCTGTATTAAGACAGGAATATGAAGAAGTCGTATATGAATATCATCAAAACTGTTTAGTTCCTCACCAGACTAACTACGGGCTCGGTCTTTGTTTAAACAATCACTGGCAATTTGCACATGGTCACGTATCAATACGTTGTTCCGTTTTTAAAAATGGCATCATATTTCCTGAAGGCAAAGAATATGTTTTTAAAGAAGATTCTGTCTTCTGTCGTTTGATGGTGCTTTCCGGTTATACTGGAGGTTATCTACATTGCAAGTTGTCTAAGTATCATAATTATAGATAGGAATGCATATCAGGTATAGGCAACCCCTGTAACAAAAAAGAACTATATTTATAACCAAGAGGATGAAAAATATGACCACAAATTTCAGTCCATACCAAAGGATATGAAGAGATGCCACTATGGTCTCTGGAATTAGTCGCTGGATGTAGTTGAAGTAATGCATATTTAGTGTCTAAAACTCTATGAAGTTCATCGTACCACTTTTGTGTAAAAAAAGTTCTCGCCTTGAAAATATATGCTCCATTTCCTATTAATTTTTTATAAGAAGTATTCATGTTATCATACAGTTGTTTATCGCTAACAAGAGCTGTACCTCCTGACACTTCTTGATACCCCAGGCCTACGCTTATCGTCGACTGGTTGAGCCTTTTAAAACTTTCGAGCCACGAACCGGTCTGTTTTTTGATATCGGAGTATCCTCCACCATAGTGATGCATAAAATAACAACGCAGGTAGTCTGCGCGATGTGTTAGACTTAAATAATCATATGCTGGATGCAGAGGATATTCTTTTAAAATCCAATCTGATAAATTAGAAGGAGAAATTAAAATAATAGGCACTCCTGTAATTTTCATGGTTTCTAATGCGGCTACTCTGTTTGGAGTGATAGGATTAGTTCCCGTCCAAAATGTAAATATTCTCGGTAAAACTGATTGTATCGTTTTTGGTGAATTCTGCTGTGATATAATTTGCGAAACTTCTACAATTTTATCTACAGGGGTGAAATATAATTGATTCGGTTGAAATGTTATTTGAATGGAGTCTAACACTTCATTCTCATATAATGAATCCTCTGATATTACAGACATGCCAGCCTTCAACCATCTATTACAGCGTAATTCTTCAAAAATTCTATGCTCACCTGAAAAATGTAGATTGAGTAATGACTTACATTTTCCCACTTCTATGTCTCTATCATCTCTCCATTTGTCTCGAACTACATGAATCGAGACACCTTTTGATCTCAGAACGGAAATGATTTCGCCGCGTCTTCCTTCAGCAACACCGATGAAAGCTAAATCATAGATTTTCTCGTTGTTTTGAACGATTGAACGAAGTTTTTGTGTCTCTGCTTGGGTATGTTTGTAAGGAAGATGTATACTACGAACACCGAAATTATCTTGAAAATATTTTACATTGGCAATAGAATAATCGTAAAATTGGATAGGAAATTTACACGAAAATATATTTTGAATAAAGTACTGTTTCCATTCATCTTTTGATAATTGTTCTGTGTTGAGGAGCGAGACAGATTTTAATTCGTGATGGGGTATATTGACAGGTAAAAGTTTCTGGACAAATAGAATATTTTCATCCGGATTGACGTGACATGGATGAAATCTTATCTCTATGCTGTGGTGTTCTCGTAAACCCTCTAAGTATTCTTGGAAATAGTGATATTTACTACCCTCAACAATGCAAATCATTTTTATTTAGATTCTTTCATTTAAATCTAAATAGTTACTTTTTTAGAAATAGCTATCAACTATCTAATATCTTTTCTATAAAAGATTTACAACCATCATCTTTCAGGAGAAAAGGAAGAGTTTCGCGGATTTTTTCTTGAGGCCAATCCCACCATTTAATTTGCAGAAGAGATTGTATCGTTTCGATATCGAAACGATATTTTATTACTTTTGCTGGATTTCCACCCACTAATGAATAAGGAGGAACATCTTTGGTAATATTTGAACATGCCGCAATAACGGCTCCGTCTCCAATAGTAATACCGCTATGGATAAAAGATTTATGACCTATCCAAACATCATTTCCAATATTTATGTCTCCTTTACCACACGCTGAAGCATTTTCTTTTGTAATTGGAATCCAATTCAGTTCGGAGAAGGGATAAGTAGTGACTCGGTTATATTTATGATTTCCATTAGTTAAAACGGTGATATCATCAGCTATGGAACAAAATTTACCAATGTTAACATTACACCTTGGGTTAACATCCGAATCCCATCTTCGGATGTTCATCGTGTTATGGCCGTAAGTGTTATTTCCGACATTATCTGCCATTTCTATTTTTATTTAGATATTTAAACTAAAAAGTTTTATAATAAAATGGGAAATACGAAAAGTTACGAAGTGGTAGGAGACATGTTAGAATTTGCTACTTTTAAGGAAACTAATGGTAACAATTTGAATATTTTTCCAAAAGATCTTTTAAGTATATACGTAGTATATGGTAATTCTCGAGAAGAAGTCGAAACAAAATTAAATAAACTCTGTAAGAGATATGGAATACCTACTCTTCAATATTTAGACGGAACACCTTACTGTGGAGTAATCATTTTTAAGAAAGTTACTTTTTTCAAAGAGTATCTTATCCCGAAATATAACACAGTTTTTATTGATGAAAGAAATGGTAGTTTTAAAATGACCCTGTATTATTCCGCATTTTAGTGTAAGACATTATTTTAGTTTCAAACTAAAATAAGCGAAGGTGTTTAATCCGATATTTTTGTGTCATGGAGATTAGAAAACTCACAAATCCCGTTGTTCGAGTAAAAGAAGACGTTTGCGTAAAGATTGAATTTCTTTGATAAGAACGCTTACCATGCGATCATACATCATACCGGTAACTAACTTACTAGAATCATAAGTCACAAATTCAGGGAATAATTCTTGAACCTCTTCGGCGATCAATCCGATCTGTTCTCTATCATCTCCGAACCCAGGTTTGGCCGTGTAACGAACAGGACGCAACAAATCTAACTTGTTGTCGTTTTCTTCTAAATCTCTGATATTTTCTTTAAATCGTCTGGAAGAAGTTACTTCAACTAACTCATTGGTTCCTGCAATAAATCCTGCAGAATTTACCGTGGCGGCGATAGGTCCTCGATGTTGAACGAAAAATCCGCCAACTTGATTCGCAGTTATACCATTTCCAAGAGCAATAGAATTATTGGCTAAATTATTGGCACCGTTACCTATCGCAATAGCATAATCAATCTGTAGAACTTGAGAAAGTACCTCGAGAAAGAAAGTAAAAGGGGCAAGTGAAAAAGCTGTCCATGCCGGGAGAGTAGGGTTTGTTGTAGAAGTTAAGGTCCAAAGAGTAAAAGGAGCGGAGCCGACCGCCGGTAAGGAAAATGTATAACTACCAGGGATTAAAATAATGTTTAGAGACGAATAATCGATATCGCTTGATATAGTTGTAGAATTGCCTAAATTATCTACATGACTATCTATTAAGGTTAATCCACCAGGACCTCCCGATACACTCCCTGAATATAATTCAACTGTTACAGGAAAAGGTCCTCCGGTAGGAGTATTTAGTTTAGCGTATAAACGTATAGTTTGTAATAGTATAGGTTGTGTTACGACAAAAGTTTGGTATTTGGGCACATTAGCTCCTTGAGCGCTTGTCAGTGAACCTATTATTGTTGTTGCTGCTAGGCCATTAGTATTTGTACCGTTATAAGAACCTGAACCGATAGCTATTGAAGATATACCAAATGCTCCACTGTTAATACCAACTGCCACCGTTCCGGTCATTCCTGCCTGAGCTGTTGCACCTATTGCCGTGCTTTGGGCGCCGGAAGCTTTTGCATTATAACCTAAAGCTGTGGAAAGACTTTGACTTGTTTGAGCATTGTTACCCAAAGTTACAGAAAAATAATCAAACGTATTTGCTTTTGTCCCGCTGCCATACCAAATACCGTCGGCTATAGTGGTCGGGTAAGTCGGTGTAGCTAGATTGTCTAATACAATATTATTTGCACCTTGAGGACCAGTATCTCCAGTAAAACCGGTTCCAGAAATCCCTTGAGGACCAGTATCTCCAGTAAAACCGGTTCCAGAAATCCCTTGAGGACCAGTATCTCCAGTAAAACCGGTTCCAGAAATCCCTTGGGGGCCGGTGTCTCCAGTAAAACCTTGGATACCTTGAGGACCAGTATCTCCAGTAAAACCTTGGATACCTTGAGGACCAGTATCTCCAGTAAAACCTTGGATACCTTGAGGACCAGTAAAACCCGTACCAGAAAGTCCTTGAGGACCAGTATCTCCAGTAAAACCCGTACCAGAAAGTCCTTGAGGACCAGTATCTCCAGTAAAACCCGTACCAGAAAGTCCTTGAGGACCAGTATCTCCAGTAAAACCCGTACCAGAAAGTCCTTGAGGACCAGTATCTCCAGTATCTCCTGTGAAACCAGTTCCACCAGTTCCAGATCCAGGAGGGCCTTGAGGACCAGTAAAACCCGTTCCAGGGGTACCTTGAGGACCCGTGAAACCAGGGACACCTTGGATTCCTTGAAAGCCTTGAACACCTTGAGGTCCCGTAAAACCTTGAATACCTTGAATACCTTGGATTCCCTGTAAGCCTTGTACTCCGGGAGGACCGACAGCTCCTGTATCTCCGGTGAAACCAGTACCATCAGATCCAAACCCGGTAGGTCCTTGAATTCCTTGAATTCCTTGAATTCCTTGAACTCCCTGTGGACCTGTAGGCCCGGGAATTCCTTGAATTCCTTGGATGCCCTGAATACCCTGTACTCCTTGATTTCCAGTAGCACCAATATCTCCAGTAGGTCCAGTTTCTCCTAATCCGGTAGACCCTGTGGCTCCAATTTCCCCGACAGAACCAGTCGGACCAGTAAAACCTTGAGCACCAGCAGCTCCTTGTGCACCTTGTGCACCCGTGGCACCGGTAGGTCCACCTAAAGGACCAGTAGGCCCCGTCCTTCCGAAACCTGTGGGTCCCGTAACTCCAGGAATTCCGGGAAAACCTTGACAACCGCGGGGACCAGGTTTGATTCTGTGTCTATGTTTGCTCCCGCCTTTATCACATTCGGTATGACGTTTCTCTCCATCATAGCTGTCATTATCACATTTCTTTGCTTGGACCCTGTTATGTCTAGCTCTATTGTGCCTAGTTTCTCTCTCTTCGCTTTCGTTTGCAACTTTTTCATATCTTTCGTAGCTTATACTTTCGTCTGATTTTGTATCGCTTTCAGAATATTTGATTTTAGTCTTACCCATTTTTCTTTGAATTATTTTTAGAAATTTTTGAGAAGTAGAAAATGATTTATTATTTTATACAAAGAATCCAAAAATGGAAGGCTACATTAAATATGTTCAAGAAAAGCCTAAAGAAAACATTGATTTTTGGCTAGGCGAAGTCAGCCGACAACATTTTGAAGGTTCTTCGGGTATTTCTGATGCAGATTTTGATGTCGTGATCCAGGTTTACGAGGGACGTTTTGGAAAGAGAAAAGAGGTTGGATACAAAGTTTCTACTTCTCCAAAGAGTAAAACAAGTCCTAAGAGTATCTCTCCTAAGAAGACTTCTACAAAGAAGACACAACCGAAAACAACTTCTCCAAAGGCACAAAAGGGCACTAAAATGGAGAAAGAGGCTGTCGATTTACCCATTGCGATGATGAGTTTAGACAAAGTAAAAACAGATAAGGAACTTGAATCCTTTTTAAAGAAGAACCCGGGGCCTTATGTTATTTCGGATAAGATCGATGGTAACGCTGCTTTAATTACAGAAACCTCCCTGTATAATCGTGGAGATGGAACAGTCGGTACGGATTTAAGTTATATGTTGGATCATTTGGGACTTACTTTACCGCCTGAATTTCAATATGTAAAAGGCGAGTTGGTTATCACAAAAGAAGATTACAAAAAGTATGAACAAGATTATCGAACCAACTTGTCGATGATTAATGGACTTCTCAACTCAAAGTCTGCAGACCCTGAACGTCTTAAACTTTTTAAATTCCTTGCTTATGATATTATTGAAGAAGGAGAGTCTTTCCGAATGTCAGACACAATGAAAAGACTCGAAGATGCAGGTTTTACTGTGCCTTTCTACACTATCAAAGATACTATTACAGTGGAGGAACTCTCGAACCTATTATCGGAAAGAAAAGAAAATGCAGAGTATCAGGTAGATGGTTTGGTTATCTGTGCGAATAGAAAAGTTTCTTCTGAAGAAAGACTTATCCGTGAAAATCCTAAATACATGATCGCTTTTAAAGAATACGGAGAATCTGTAGAAGCAGTTGTAGAAAGAGTGCATTGGGAATGCAGTAAACACAAACAAATTAAACCCGTTCTCAAAATCGAACCGGTGACAATTAACAAATTTACTATCACAAGCCTGACAGCATTTAACGCTGGTTGGATTCGCGATAACCAAGTTGGTCCAGGAACAAAAATTTTGGTGACACATAATACTATTCCTTATATCATGGGAATAGTAGAAAGTACAAAAGCAAGTTTTCCAGAAAATCCAGAAACCTGGGGATGGAATGAAACACAGGTAGACATTATTTTACTTGAAGATAACGATGAGGTTCGAGTAGCGCGTATTTACGAATTTTTCAAACAACTTGGAGCGAAATATTGGGGGGAATCTGTGATACAAAAACTCTACGATGCAGGTTTTGATACCGTGAAAATTCTTTTGGAATCCAGCCGAGACGATTTGTTGGCCGAAAAGATCCCAGGAATCGGAGCTGGAGTGGTAGATAGAATTCTGAAGACAAGAGATGAAGCCATGGAAACCATAACTCTAAGTCAAATCATGTCTGCCAGTAGTGCTTTTGGAATGGGTTTTGGTGTAAGAAAGGTGGAAATGGTTCTCGACGAGTACCCCAACGTGATGACAGAATATGTAACTTTGGATCAACTGGTTGCCATTAAGGGGTTTGGAGAGAAGACAGCTGAAAGATTCTTGGAAGGTTTGCCTAAGTTTAAACAGTTTCTCGACGATATTCCAGTTCTCAAAGGAAAGTTGCTAAGACAGAAGAAAAAGAAACTACTGAAACCTGGAGAAACCATCCTTGAAAAGACAGCTCCTAAAGCCGAGATTGAACCTACGGTACCCAAGAAAGTAGTTAAACTTGTTATCAAAAAGCCCACAGCGGAGAAAGTAGTTTCGAAGTCTCCAAAAACTCCTTCGCCTAAGGCTTCTCCGAAACCATCTAAAACCAAAAAGAGTATTGAAGGTGTTACTGTTGTTTTTACTGGTTTTCGAGACAAAAATTTAGAACAGAAAATTAAGGACAATGAAGGTAAAGTGACGACCAGTGTATCTAAAAATACCACCTGTCTAGTTGTTGGAGGAGTTAAAGGAACAGGTTCAGCAAAAGAAAAAACAGCAGAAGAAAAAGGTATTCCTATTTATTCCCTAGAGGAATTTAAGGAAATGTACGAGTTTCCTAACTGCTACTTTGACCAGTAAATATTTATATTTTTGTAATTCAAAATATAAGTAAGTATTACTCGGGGAAGACGGCGATGAAAACATAATCACCAACCTTCTCCAAAGGACAAGCATGGCCTTGGCGAATCTTTTCCATTTCCACATGCAGAGGAGAATTTGGAATAAAATCAAACTGGTTGTTGATAAAGCCTCTTTCTTGAGACCAGATAGTAAATTTGTAAGGTTCACTAGACATTGGAACAGTAACACGAATGGCGGAGAGATTTTCAATCCCTGTCAAAAGATTCATTGTTTCTTGAAGAGTAATATTCGGTAACACTTTCCATGTTTCAGACATTTTGCTTCCATCAACATCGATTTTCATGTTTTGGGAGTTCTTGTTTCCTCGATAAACCGTAATATTTCTTGCGGGTAAACAACTCATTCCAGTCACTTCCTCCATATTGAAATTTTCATTAAAAATTCATTTTCTTTCTCTACTTCTTTTCTTCGCTCTTCTAAAGATTTCCATAGCCTGATCCACAAGATTTTTATAGAAAAGAACTCTCGTTATAGGATAGTTTTCATTTTTTCCTGATAAGACATAAAAATAGTTGCTTAGAGAAGGATTACACCCAAATAAGGAATCTCAGAAATAGATTCTTCCATAAATCCGAGTCCATCGATGAAAATGATCATGTGAGATGACACTCTTCATCTTTTCTACTGTTCCGTCTCCGTCTACTTCAATATCAAACTGTTCGGCGAGTTCTAAGAGAGAAAAGATTTCTTCATCTGTAAATTCAACTTTTCCTTTAGTCTCCCTGATGCGGTCAATTTCTTCCTGCGAATAAACTTTCATTTATTTCAATACATTTTAATCAAAAAATATCATTTTTATAATATATTCTTTCCAAATAAAAGAAACCATGAGAATCATTTTAGATGAGATAATCAGCTGGCAGTTTTTAGTGGGTATTTTAGTCCTAGCCTTGTTCATTATCTGGTACTATTTTGGAGGAAAGAAAGAAGTTAAATTTGTAGGATTTAAACCTCTTTTATTTGGCAAAGATATTAATGGAAATAGTATGGAAGTTGAAGAAAAAGAAGAAAAAGAAGGTAACGAAGTAGTTGTAGAAGAAGTCGAAGAAGAAATAGATTTTAGCCACGACAGCGTTATCGAGCTATCTTATTTGGCAGAGTCTGAAGAGGTAGAACCAGAAGAAAGTCAAACCCCGATAGAGACTGAAGGAGATATAAATTTCAAAGATAATTTCAAAGATAAAGAGGAAGCTGAAAAGAAATTAGCGTTAGGATGCCATTCCTGTTATAAAAATGGGAAACTATCAAAGGGTGAAGAGTTATGCAAACAAGTTGTTGAAGACATGTTTGGTAAAAAGTTTTATTGTATTCGTCCGAATTTTTTAAAGAATCCGGAAACAGGGAGAAACTTGGAACTGGATTTATACAATGACTCCTTGAAACTTGCAATAGAATATAACGGAGCCCAACACTATGTTTATCCTTCAGCCTTTTTGAAAAATGAACAAGATCTACTTAACCAGATTCGTAAAGATGAATATAAGAGACAAATGTGTGATGAGAACGGTATCTATCTGATAACCGTTCCATATACGGTTCCATTGAAATATAAAGACATTTCAGAATATATTAAATACCATCTCAATGTTTGAAATTTCTGAAACTGTTCCTTTAGAATTTCTCTTTTTATATTTTCTAATAGGTCTGATATTTTCTCTTCTACTATTCGTCTACAATTATCAGAGAAGAATTAAAACAAGGACAATGAACGTATTACTAACCTTTCTGTTTTGGCCTTACTTTTTTCTAAGAAATTCTTCTCTAACAAGGGAAGAAAAAGAAAATGAAGAGTTCTTATTATTAGAAAAAATGAAAAAAGATTGCACCGATTGCGCATAAAAATGCTAAAGGCAAGATTGAACAGTTTTTCCTATATTTCTGATATCCACCTTGAAAAATATAGTCGAGACAAGTTTCGAAATGTAAAACTATTGGAAGATAAGAAGATAACAGATACCCTATTTTTGGCAGGAGATATTGGCAATCCTTTTGAAGAAAATTATCAAGAATTCCTGAGAATATGTTCATATCGTTATGAAAATATTTTCCTGATGAGTGGTAACCACGAGTATTGGAATAAATATGGTATCGAAAAGACAGACGAAGAAATAAGAAAGAATCTCCCTTCAAATATCTTCTACGTTAAAAACTCAATTGTTGAAATGGAAAACGCTTTTGTTCTTGGTTGTGTTTTATGGAGCCATATTATCGGTAAAGAGGGAGTTGGAAAGGGAGATGATAATATTCTTTTTCGAGGTCAACCTTTGAAACAGAAAGGATTAAACGAATTGCATCGGAAAGATGTTATTTTCCTAGAAAATTCTCTTTTTAATCTTCTGGATACAAACAAAAAAGTTATCGTGCTAACACATTTTGCTCCAAGTTATCAGATGTGTATTCCCAAATATCAAAAGAGTCCATTTCGAAATAGATTTTACACGAATCTGGAACATCTTATTTCCAACCCTATCACACAATGGATCTGTGGTCACTCACATTCTACGATAACTCGAACTATTAATGGTGTCCCCGTTTCCATTAATGCAGGAATTAAATATGATGAACATATTTTTAATAAGTGTAAGGTTAGTGATAAATCTTAAACGATAGTTAACGCGCTACAGGAGTTTGGATTTCGAGGAGAGGCGGAGGAGTAACAGGATTTGTTCCAATTGGTCCTGTCGGGCCTACTCCAGATCCAACAGGTCCGTGGCAAACTACTACTCGAGGAATATCTCTTCTCATTTTTGTTAGTAACTTCTTTTATTTAAGATAGAACCCGAAGATCCGGATAGTTGTACATATTTAAAAAGAAGAAAGAAATTAAAAATGGAAACTGAGACACAGCCCGCTTCAACGACTCCATCGATTTCAGTCGTCACCACTACGACACCAGTTGCTCCAGTTACACAAGAAACTTCCCTTAACCAAGAAATTCAAGAACTCTATTCCACTTTATCGAGTCAGATTGGTTTGATGGTCACCAATGGCAACTTTGAGATGGAATCTCTTGAAATTATCATGGGTAAAACGGTTGATGTTATTGAGGCTTTTAACGCGAGACGTGCTACACCTCTCTCAGGCCAAGAGAAACGGGCTATCGGATTGAGCCTTGTAAAGATGGTTCTCGATGATCTCCATACCCGTGGTATCATCAACGATCAACTCTACCAGAGTTTCAATATGTCTCTCGTTTACATGGCTCCCATGTTGTTCTATGCTGCCAAGGTGGCATGGACCAAGCTTCAGGAAGTTTCCGAAGATATTAACACCAAAGGAGTTCGCGGGTGCTGTACACGTAACTTCTGTAAAAAATAAAGATTTGTTTTTATTCAAAACAAATATTTAAAATGAACCCGTTAGGTTCATCGGATAAGCCTTTTTGGACTTATTTAAAGAAATCCCTGTTTCTCCACATAGAAACCAGACATATTGTAACCTTCAAAGGTAATACGAGCAGAACAGTCGTAGTTGAACCAAGTTACTTTACCATTTCCTCTTCTATAAAAGATTACTTCTCCAAATACAGAATCATCTCTTGGAACTACCTCTCTCCTGTATTCTTTGAAATCTATCTTCATAACATTTCGAGATTTCGATGATATTATAGGAGAAACTTTCTGGTTAATCCGAAAGTAAGTTCTCGGATACAGATATGCGAGGTTCGGGTCCGTCTTATCTTTACGCAATACAAATCCTTGCATGCTATTGTAACAATCTCCATCTGTACTTTTCCAAATCTCTTCTTCCTCACTAAGAGTCACATATAATGGTATTTGTATAGCACCACAAGAATAAAAATTACACCTCTTCAAGTACATTTCGGAAAAACAACCACCATTCATCAAAGTCCATTCGTAATGTTCTGGAAAATCTCTCTTCAACAAAATCGCCCAAAACATTTCCTTCTTGACAATATATTTGTTTTGAAATGTCTTACAGGTTGTGACAAGATTCAAAAAATCCAGCGTAGAAATCTTGTCAATCAAGAGAAACAAAGGTAATTTTTCCATTGTTGTGCTTATTTTTCAAGTTTTTATTTGAAAAATCAGTTTTTACACTTAATAAGTTTCAATTTTAATAGGCTTTGCAGGAGAAGATAAGTTACAAATTGTCACATCTTTGATTTCTACGATAGCTTCATTTCTCTTTTCGTATCGAATGCCTATGGCTCTTGGAAGTTCTTTGCATGGAACTAATTTACCATAATAATTCTCTCCCAAAGGTTTTCCTCTCTTGTCACATTTCTTCTTATTTCCTGCTTTGATATTTTTCAGTTTGACTCTATCCAGTCTTATATTTGTACTTCCAAAATATTCTGAAATACCAATAGCATTACCATTACGAGAGAATAAATTGTAACCTTTAAAATTTTCAATACTAACATTCTTACAATAAGAAATACTGATTCCTGTAGTATCGGCACCACAGTAACGATCTCTTTGAAATAGATCATGATTCTTAATCTGTCCTACTTTTTCAAATTCGTCTGTGATGCCGATTCTTCCAACATTACGGATATTATCATAACTACATTTCTCCATTGCAAAATTATTAATAGCATCAATACGAAAAGCAAAGACCGATTTGTTAATATGTAACATGGAATCTGTTCCTTTAACAAACTTATAACCAGATTCCATTAAATTTATAAACTCTCCGTATCCCTTACTCCAGTTGATAACATCAAAAGTGATGTTCGTCTTTCCAATCGGAATTACAAGAGTTAGAGATATTTCAGCCAAATAAAGTTGAAGATCTGATAAAACATTTCCATGATATTTGCCATCTCGAACGATTCTATCAATTTGTAAAACAGCACCGGCGACATCAACTTGCCCTCCCGTTCCATCTCGAAGAGATAATCCAAGAATTTCATCGACTCTGCCTTCGATATTATTTATTGATACTCTTCTACAAAATACATTGGAGGAAAGTTCAGCTGTAGTTGAAGAACTTTCTAACTCATTTACAGCGAAACCGTTATTTTTTACTAACAAACCATACACATTGCCATCAGGAAGTTGACAGTCGTTGCGAAATAATTCGTTCGTGGTTTGTCCACATGACATTATTTCAGAGAAAGTTTCATCTAATTGTATTTCTAGTAAAGTAAGTCTTCTTATTAACTCTTTTCTCATATTTAATGGAAGTGAAAAAGGCTGTCGAGATAAAAACCTTCGAGCAAATAACCTCGCAAAACGAGCAGCAGAATAAGTTGCCAGGACAGGAATGTCTTTGCGAGAGTCTCGAATATCTACTCTATGAAACATAAGATTCTCGCTACCATTGATAGCTACCCCTACGAATTCAAATTGTTCACATACTAAATCCTCGAGGAGGACATATGATGTCTTGGAACCATGAACACAATGATGCGAGTTGCGACCTAAAATTCCTCCACTAATGATAACATTCTTTGCTGCTCGAAAAGAATCAAAAGTGGAAAAAGCTCCAGGCCCCTGAGAAGCCCCGTTAACAAATATAAAAGGAGAATTTGCTAGCTCTATTATCGAAAAGAATCTCTGTTGCAATATAAATTCTTCGCTTGCTGAAATTGTAAAACCATCTAACTCTAAATAAATGTCTTCCCCGTAGATGCAAATCACTGCGAAAAAACCCATTAAAAATCCAGGAGTATTATATTGTTTCTGATCTGATCTAGGAAAATAGTCAGAACAAGGATTCGGTTTAAATACAATATTTTCTCTCAACTTATAATAACCTGGCTTACTTAACATTAGAGTTCCTTCGTTAAAATTACACTGGTAAATATATGTAGGTGGATATTTGCAGAGAATTTCTCTCTGTTTTTCTTTCATCTCTCTGTAAAGTCTTTTAGACATTTTTTATTATATGTTAATTTCTTTATTAAAATATGTTAATCAAATCGAATTTTTTATTAGTTTCCTATTTTATTTCTAAAAAACGCGATTAAATCTCGATGGTCTCCTTCTGCTGCACCTGTCATACCATAATTCCAATTGTTGGCACCTTTGGAGATGAAGAAGTCTACTAAATCTCGATGACCTCCTCTTGCTGCAGTTCGCATACCCATATTCCAGCCTTTGGCACCTTTGGAAATAAAGAAGTCTACTAAATCTCGATGGCCTCCTTGTGCTGCACCTTGCATACCCATATTCCAGCCTTTGGCACCTTTGGAAATAAAGAAGTCTACTAAATCTCGATGGCCTCCTTGTGCTGCACCTTGCATAGCCCAATTCCAATCACGGGCACCTTTGGAGATGAAGAAGTCTACTAAATCGCGATGACCTCCTTTTGCTGCACCTTCCATACCAAAATTCCAACCGTTGGCACCTTTGGAAATAAAGAAGTCTACTAAATCTCGATAACCTCCTTTTGCTGCACCTTGCATAGCCCAATCCCAATAGCGGGCACCTTTGGAAATGAAGAAGTCTACTAAATTCCGATGACCTCCTTGTGCTGCACCTTCCATACCAAAATTCCAACCGTTGGCACCTTTGGAAATAAAGAAGTCTACTAAATCTCGATAACCTCCTTGTGCTGCACCTTGCATAGCCCAATCCCAATAGCGGGCACCTTTGGAAATGAAGAAGTCTACTAAATTCCGATGACCTCCTTGTGCTGCACCTTCCATACCAAAATTCCAACCTTTGGCACCTTTGGAGATGAAGAAGTCTACTAAATCGCGATGACCTCCTCTTGCTGCCAACTTCATGGCTTCATTATAATTTCTCTTGACTAAATACTTGATAAGCAGTAGAGAAAAATCTTTCCAGGACCTTTTAATGACTGTTCTCATAAGATTAAAATCTGAAGCTCTCATTTGATAGTTCAACCACAAAATATCGTTATTATATTTGTTGGTTGTCTTATTCACCGTCAAAACATTCCTCAAATCTTCCAAGGGCAATTTCGACAAAATCATTTTATTAACATCCTTGTTATTAGTTAAAAAAGACATTTTAGTGTTTTATTTCAAATTACAAAATCATTTTTTGTAAATTACAGTAATCTCTACTTTACTCTGCATTTCTTGTTTCGATTAATGTTTTTCAATCGGCACCTTTGGAGATGAAGAAGTCTACCAAATCGCGATGGCCTCCTTCTGCTGCACCTTCCATAGCCCAATACCAGCCTTTGACACCTTTGGAGATGAAGAAGTCTACTAATTCTTGATGACCTCCTTGTGCTGCACCTTCCATACCCGAATCCCAAGTGTTGGCACCTTTGGAGATGAAGAAGTCTACTAAATCTCGATGGCCTCCTTGTGCTGCACCTTGCATAGCCCAATTCCAATCGTTGGCACCTTTGGAGATGAAGAAGTCTACTAAATCTTGATGACCTCCTTGTGCTGCACCTTCCATACCCCAATCCCAAGTGTCGGCACCTTTGGAGATGAAGAAGTCTACCAAATCTCCATGACCTCCTTCTGCTGCACCTTCCATACCAAAATCCCAATCGTCGGCACCTTTGAATATGAAGAAGTCTACTAAATCTCGATGACCTCCTTGTGCTGCCAACTTCATGGCTTCATTATAATTTCCCTTGGCTAAATCGAGATATCTGATAAGCAGTAGAGAAAAATCTTTCCAGGACCTTTTGATGACTGTTCTCATAAGATTAAAATCTGAAGCTCTCATTTGATGGTTCAACCACAAAATATTGTTATTATATTTGTTGGTTGTCTTATTCACCATCAAAACGTTTCTCAAATCTTCGAAGACCAATTTCGACAAAATCAATATATTAACATCCTTGTTATTAGTTAAAAAAGCCATTTTAGTGTTTTATTTCAAATTATAAAATCATTTTTTGTAAATTACAGTAATCTCTACTTTACTCTGCATTTCTTGTTTCGATTAGTATATTCTTGGCACCTTTGGAGATGAAGAAGTCTCCAAAATCGCGATGACCTCCTTGTGCTGCACCATGCATACCCCAATCCCAATTCTTGGCACCTTTGGAGATGAAGAAGTCTACTAAATCTCGATGGCCTCCTTTTGCTGCACCTTTCATACCATAATTCCAATCTTCGGCACCTTCGGAGATGAAGAAGTCTACTAAATCGCGATGTCCTCCTGCTGCATGAGACATACTTACATTCCAATCATTGGCACCTTGAGATGAAGAAATTTACTAAATCGCGATGACCTCCTCCTGCTGCATGAGACATACTTCCATTCCAATCATTGGCACCTTGAGAGATGAAGAATTCTACTAAATCTCGATGACCTCCCGATGCTGCACCGTGCATACCCATATCCCAACCATGATTACCTTTCGAAATGAAGAATCCTACCAAATCTCGATGGCCTCCTTGTGCGGCATAACAGATAGCCAAATCCCAATCTTTTGCACCTTTAGAGATGAAGAAGTCAACTAAGTCTCGATGACCTCCTAATGCTGCTCCTTTCAAACCCAAATCCCACATATTTGCCCAACCAGAAAAATATTCCACTAGATCTTGATATCCTAGCCTAGCAGCATTAAACAAACACAAGTTCCAATAGTAGGACCCTTTTGCAAAATCTGTAATATCTTCTTTCTTTTCCCTCGCCGGAACACAAGCAAAAACAAGAAGAGAAAACTCTTTCCAAGATCTATTTCTACAAGTTGTAACAACTTTCCAATCTGGACTTCTCTCCAGTAGTTCATCCATAAAACTTCGTTATTATACTTACTTGTATCTTTATTAAAAAACATTTCTTATATCTATACTTTTTAGTTTCAGCAAGATAAGAATATTAGCATCCTTGTTATTCGTTAAAAAAGACATTTATCTCTTTTGATTTGTATTAAGTGATCAGTTTTGGTTTCTTTTGTTACACTCTGTGCAATTTTTGATCTTGGAGTTTTCTAAAAAATTTAATTAATTTGGGACGCTTTCCCTTTTCTGCGCCAATCATACCACAACTCCAATCGTCTGCACCCTGAGAGATGAAGAAATCTACTAAATCTCGGTGGCCTCCTTGTGCTGCACCTCGCATACCCCAATTCCAATCGTTGGCACCTTTGGAAATGAAGAAGTCTACTAAATCACGGTGGCCTCCTTGTGCTGCACCGTTCATGCCGTAATGCCAATCATCTGCACCTTTAGAAATAAAGAAATCTACTAAATCACGATGACCTCCTCGTGCAGCGCTAGCCATGGCCCAGTTCCATTGATCCGAACCTTTGACAATAAAGAAGTTTATAAGATTCCGATGACCACCTTCGGCAGATTTTGCCATACATTGGTTCCAGTAATAGCGATTGTCTGGAATCTCTGAAATGTCTACACCTGTACTGATAGCCTTCTGACAACATCCAAATAGAAGAAGAGAAAACTCTTTCCAAGATCTTTCGTTACAGTTTGTAACACAAATCCAATCAACTCTTCTGTGCCAGTAGTTCATCCATAAGACTTCGTTATTGTACTTACTACAGACTTTGTTAACCAGCAGCACATTTCTTATATCTATACTTTTTAGTTTCAACAAGATAAGAATATTAACATCCTTGTTATTTGTCAAAAAAGACATTTATGAGGTAAATCATAAATTGTAAAATCATTTCTTTTTGCGAAAATCTCCTTGCTTCTTGCAATGTGAACAAGGTGCTCTCATAGCTTGTGTTGCCATGCTGTCTGTATAATCATAGGTAAAAGACTTTCCTCTTTGCATGTTATCCGAGATCTTTTGTAAAGCATCTTGTTCGAAGAATTTTAGAGAAACAGCAGCCATGGAAACATACTTGTTAAAATATTCGTCGGAAATTTGATAACGCCCGTGATCTTTACTGTCTTCGTCTGAACAGTTGTCACCCCAACTGTTAAAGATACGCCAACGATTGTATCCTACTGTCTCACCGTCCTTCTCAATTGTATCTACTCCATCAAACATCATGGCATGGTTGGCAAAAGATGTATGCATGTCTAACATGTCGCTCTTGCTAAATTGTACGTCCGTTCCCAGAATCCAGTTGTAGTCAAACTGTTTGGTGTCTGAAATACCGGTATCGTAATCAAAGCACTTACCCATGTCACAGGCCATCCAAACACCGCAATCGTTTTTCAGACTTTCTGCTACGACTTTCTTAAACTCTTCGATCGGGAGATTCAGAGAATGAGAAGATGTTCCTCCAATCATATTGGTAGAATAAGGAGAGAAACAACTCTGATAGTATGTTTCAGGATGACGGGGATCATGGATGATACAGATGAGATCGGTAGGCATGTCCATGATCACCCGAGCAAACTTTTCAGGAGTCAGACCAGGCATACTATGAGACTTGTCGTCAGAATCGCGATAAATCCATGTAAAAGTATCATTCGGAGCAGGAGGCTTTCCCAAAAACTTGACCAACAGCTTGTAGACAATTTGCATATACGCTCCTTTCTTCTTCTCGAAAGTCTTTCTTGACCAAACTCTCTTTTTGTTTCTGGTATCTCCTCGAAAGATTTCCAAAGCAAAGTGGTTAAGAATCATCTGAAGGTTCTCATTCAGATACACGCTCGTTCGACTATTGAAACTATCTCCGTAGACATGTTTCGGGACGGCACCGTACTTCTTGAAAAGATTGACGGCATAGTTGTGGCAACCTCCGTCAGATAACATGTGTCCATCTCCTCCAGAACCTGTAAAAAGTCGAACATCGCGATCATTTAGAGGACGTCCTTCGCAAGCAAAGATCCACATGTATTCAAGGAATAAATTACTTCTCTCCAGCTTGTCATAGAAAAAGAAATACGATTCGGAAAACTCGAACTTACTTTCGAGACTAAACTTGGCGATGACCGAATAACGAAATATGTTCAGAAAAGCATAGGCCCAGCAGAGACCCTTGGATTGTTGATCTGCGGTCTTCACATGAGTGGTTAGCTTGACATTGTATTCCCAAGTGTTTGAAAGAGTCTTGGAAGTTTGCATTGCCAGCCAATCCAAAGGCATACCGCTAATAATTTCAGCAAGTCTCTTGTCTTCTACGGTCATGCTCGCGTCACATTGGGAAAGAAAATCGAGAGGAAGAGCTTGTGTCTGGAGAATCTTTTGATAGACAGGATAGTCGGTGTAAGGATCGATCTTCGGAACTGTTGGCTTGGGAGCGACAGAACGAAGGCGTTCGAGGAGTTCGTCATCGATTTGAATACTCTTTCCGTTTCGTGTTAGAGTGAGCCCGAATAAGATATCGTCTTTTTCTTGTCTTTCTTCTTCGACAGCTTCTACCAATTCCTCAAAATCCTCTACAAATTCCACTCTCTGTTTCTTGTTTCCTACTTTTTGCTTCTGATTTCCTGATGTCTTTGAACGCGTTTGCATGTTTTCCTTTTTAATTTATTCTTTTAGAAATTCGTTTTCAATTTTGGGTTTTGAGATTGGAAAATTAAAAGAATATCCCCATTCTAAAATATGGCCGAATTTAACAACGAAGTCACATTACATTATCAAAAGGCCATTGATCTCGGTATTCCAGTACGTTTTTTGTCTTCCGAGGGTAGAAATTTACTACTGGAAGCAACTTCTGACATTCGAAAGAAAAAATATCTTCTTCCTGGTGATGATTTGGTGGTTTTGTATTACAAGGCAAATGAAAAAACCAAACTGGAAGATATCAACAAAGTAGCCAAAGAAGTAGGTAGTCATTCGATTGCAGACATGGCTGAAATGCGTCTATTAGCACAAGATTGGAAAGAAAAGTTTGACAATGAACTAGAACAGGATCGAGAAAAGTTGAATAAGATGATTGTTTTGGAAGAGGAGTTAGAATCTTATCCGATTTTACAACATTCTCCGATACAAATTAGTTCCATTATTGTCCACTGTGAAATGGAAAAGGATGGAAAAGCTTTGACAGTAGAAGATGGTTATGAAATCTTTGATAGTAGTAAGGCCTCTGAAAACGTTCCCTTTATCAAATGGAAAACAAACATGGTTGATGTGCCCAACGAATATTTAATTAAATTGTATACAGGGGAAACTTTAGAAACTGCTCCAGATTTTACTCGAATTATTTCTTCAAACTTCAAAGAAGTTAGTAATACCATCTATCTCACTGTAAAAACAAATGATGGCAAGAATGTAAAGAAGAATGAGAGTAACTATATCAAAGCAAGTTATAGTATTGGGAATCAGTTGAGAGTTAAAATTCCTGTGGATGGAATGGATAGCGATGTTATCTTGAATCGTATTGGAGCAGCTTTACCTTTGGATATTAAAACAAAATCCGAAAAATCGATTGCAGCACAATACTTGATCTATAAGGTTGATATTAACCCTCTATTATTATCTCACATGATTCTGAATGACGAACTGTTTAGTCATTACTTTTTTACAAAAGATACTATCAACTTTCTCTACAGTGCTAAAAATAGTATCAAGATCTATTATCGATCTATAAAAGAAAGCAGTGATGCCAAAGAAGATGAAGACCGATTGTATTCTGTGGCTTTTTATCTGACTCAGGCAGTGTCACAAGGAGAAACCTTTCCACTTTCCTCTTCTATCTCTTCTCCGTCTTCCAAAACTTCAAAATCAAAATCGAAAACATCTCCTACCAGTCCGAAGACATTGAGGCTTAACCCTGGTGATAAGTATGTAATTGTTAAAATCTCCAGCGCTGAAAGTGTGGAAGTTGCCAATCAATTTATAAATATTTTGAGTCGTCTTTTGTCAAGATATCAAGATAATGCAGCCGATTTAGAAAAGTTTTATGCCTCTTATTTTCCTGAAATTAGTACATACGAGAGAGAAATTTCTGTGAAGAAAGCAGCCAAAGACGACTCGAGAAGAAATTTACGCCTTCGATCTGTTGCTCCTGATCTGTTTATTCGAAAATATGCTCGTGAATGCCAGTTTCAGCCGATACCCATTGGAAAAGATGAAATCGAGGAGTGGCAAGGCAAGACTTTTATTTACGAAGGAGAAGTGACAGAAAGACAAGTTTTAAATCTTCCAGGGACCGATTTGCATTTTGTTTGTCCCAATGATTCTCATCCTTTTCCCGGAGTTAAGTTGAACAAATTAAACAACTCTGCAAAGTATCCAGGGTTGCCTTGCTGTTTTGCGAAAGATCATATGACCTCTTCAACCTCTCTCTATTCTACTCTTTACAAAAAACTTGGAAAAAATGTAGGAAATGTAGCAAAAGATGTTGAGGAAGACGAAGAAGTAAAATGTGATGTTGAGGAAGGCGACGAGTGTGATATCACAAAGAAGGTCAGATTTAGCGATGATAAGGGAAAGGAAGAAGCAAGTGATGAAGATGAAGTCGAAGAGTTTGAAGAAGTCGAAGATGAAGTAGAGGTAGAAGATGAAGTAGAGGTAGAAGATGAGGAAGAGGAGTATGAAGAAGAGATTAAACCGAAAAAAGGAAAGAAAGTAGAATCTGGTAAAGAAATGGAAGAGATTTTCGAAGAAGAGTTTGAAGAGGAAGATGTTGATGAAGAAGAGGAGGATGAAGTTGATGAAGAAGAGGAGGATGAAGTTGATGAAGAAGAGGAGGATGAAGTTGATGAAGAGGAGGATGAAGTTGATGAAGAAGAGGAGGATGAAGTTGATGAAGAAGAGGAGGATGTTGATGAAGAAGAGGAAGAAGAGGAGGAGGATGTTGATGAAGAAGAGGAAGAAGAGGAGGAGGATGTTGATGAACCCGGAAAAGTGGCCATCCCAGAGGAAGACACCAGAGAGCCAGAAGAAGAACTTCAAGACAACAAAGAGGCAGAAAAAGGAGTCAAGAAATATACCAGAGGAGGAGAACTGCATGTCATTAAACACGATAAAGTGGTTCAAGTCGGTAAATATGGTCTTTTGCCAAGTAGTATTACAAAACTTTTAGAGAACGTTCAATTGAAAAATTTAAGAAGAAAAGGGGTTCCTCTTTCTCCCAATTCTCTCTTGCATGCTATCTCATTAGCCTCCAGTGATAAGGCTTATGAAAAGACAAAAGATAAGGAAAAATATGTAAGACAGATGAGAAACCTTATTATCAAGAATATTAAACCGGGGCTTTTGTCTCAAGAAATTTACGATTCTACGCCATCTTTGCCAAAAGATGGTTATCTAGATCCTTTACTTTATTATCGAGCGATAGAAGAATCTTATAAGATTAATTTGTTTATCTTCTCTCCTGGAACTACAGAGTCTCCTGGTTCACTTGAAGTTCCTCGCCACAAAGCCTTTTATGTTCGCACACCTCGTCCTGAAAGACCTACGGTTTTAATTTACTTGACTCCCGGGGCTGAATCAGACCATTTGCCTTATTCTCATACTGAATTAATTGTAAATATTTTTAAAGATAAGAAGACAAGAGCTATTTTTAAAGATATTTATGATTTTGTTTACAAGACGTTTATTCGAACAGCCAAAACTATCTCTTGGGGATTGGAAAGAGAAAAACAAAAAGTTGACATTGTAGCTCGAGAAAACCTATTCTCAAGAGTTAATTACTACGATATGACAAATAAACTTGCAACGGCTCAATATATTGACGAGTATGGTAAAATGAGAGGCTTGTATCTACATGATTTCCTTCTAATCCTCCCAAGCAGTCAACCTGAAAACCTTGTTACACGGAAAGATGTTATTGTGGCTCCTATTGAAAATGTGTTAAAGCATTTTCCAAAGCCTATCGCTGCTACCTATTCGAATAAAAAAGTAACAGGTCTTTGGTATAATATTTTAGATGTTCCTTTTGGATTCTATGTTCCTGTTTTTTCGACTTCGACTTCTAAAAACACATATCCTGAAGGTCCTGCAAATCCTCTTGGAGAAACGATAGTACAAAAGACATTACAAACCACGATAGCTATCCAAGAAAAAAAGAAACTTAGTCGAGTCGAACATGTCATTCAGATTCGTAAAGAGCTTGATTTAATTTTCCAGATTCTTCGTTGGCTGATTCGTTTATACGGAGTGGGAAAGGAACGCGTTTCGATTCCGAATTTTTGGGAAGAGTATATTGAAATCGGAGAAAAAGGAGATCGCGACGTATATGAACTACCACAGATAAGAAGGTTTCCTTATACGCAAAATTTTAAAGAAGGTTGGAATTTTGTGAAAGAAGTCATGCCTTCTCTTTTTACTTCCAATGGAAAAAAGATTTATCTATACACGCAGAAGTTTGCAGATGGTCTTCTTTACATTTTGTCTCAATATTTCAAAGAGTATGGTCATAATGCCACTACTTATGCTATATCAAGAAAGTTTCTCACCGAAGAAGATTTTTCATCTGAAAAAGGTGTCGGTGTATTTTTGAGTGAGAAGGATTTGAAGATTTGGTTAGAAGGATATAGTAGAGATCGTGAGATTTTAACAAAAGTTTCGATCACACAGGCAACCCGAACAGATCCTTTCTTGTTTCACAACTCAGATGATCATATTTACTTAATTCAAAATGTACTCGATGGTTCCCTTCTCAAAACATTAAATGTTGCGTATTATTGGGATCAATATAAGACAAACCCTGGTTATCGAACTCCTCCTCTTGACGAAACGATGGAAATGCCAGCTTACGTTATTTACACCATTAATCAAAGTGGTATTCTTATTCCCTCTGAAAATTTTACAAAGAATGATAAAGATCCTTATTTTTCGATTCTAAAATATAACCAATTTGCATATGCAGCTATGCTCCCCTTACTTTAATAGTTTAACAGAGATTATTTCGGAAAATATATTTTAACAAAAATATATGTAAACAGTGATATCAAAATTGTCCCGAATAACAAAACCTATTTTAACAAAATGGTTGGCAAAAATGGAAAAATGATTTTGAAATTCTTTTTTCCATTCTTTCAAAAACTCAACAAAAAGGAACCCGAAAAGGAAGCTTAAAAAGAACAAAACCTATAGAAAAAGAGAAATGTCGAAAGCTAAGAGAGAAGTTGGAATTGTATTCGCTACCGATACCACGCCTGCCCATGTTATTGGGTCAGACCACACGAAAAAGCCCGGCCAGAACATCGACCCTGCCGATTTCAAGCTGCAGCTTGACGCTATTAACCAGGAAATCAAGGACATTGTGAAACTCGCTTTGAAGGTGGGTTCCGTCAAGCCTGGTCAGCGCCTGCGCATCAAGGGAGTTGACTTTGGACGTAGGGACGTGAATGCTCTTACTTCGATTGTGAACAAGCGTGTTCGCCAACTGAAGAAGAACTACGTTGCTCGCAACCTGCGTGTTAAGAAGAAACGCGCTCCCAGCGACAACAAGGGTCTCTCCGCTCCGGCTTTCGTGACGGAGGAGCTCAAGAACTTCCTTCTGAATGCCAACTTCGGAAAGGATGCCAAGGGCAAGGCCATCAGCTCTCATTTTGCAGAGGTGCTGGAGAACAACATGTTCAACCGAACCCTCCTGACCTCTCTGGCCAGTCGCTACTCCAAGGCTAGCGGTGTTCGCGAAGTTCAGGTAGATGAAAACGACAAGGAGTCGATTCACTTCCACGCCGATCCCGTTATGGAGGAATATCTGGGACCTTACCTTGAGTTTCTGGAGACCAACGAGCAGGACCCTGCCAATCAGGTCACCAAGTCTGGAGAGCCCCGCGCTCCCTTTGACCGCGCTGACTTTGCCCACAACCGTTTTGCCTCAATCTTCTCACAGGGATTCGTTGGCAAGGACGATCTGCCGGCCGAGTATGTTGCTCTGGCTAAGGCTCCTGAGTCACAAGCTGCTCTGGATCGTATCCAGGCTGTTCTTCGTGACTCGAAGGCTCCTGCCGCGAAGAAGGTGGCAAAGAAGGCCGCTAAAGCCCGTAAGTAAATAAAACAAAATAAAAAAAATAAAACGAATGCAGATTATATTTTATGAGAAAATATAAACACAAATGATTAAACAACACACCGTGATTCTGCACTGCACTTGTTTCAAAAGTTACTTGGTCCTTCTGTCCTCCTACAGATTATACAAGTTTGTTCTGAATATAATACTAACTGCACTGTATGCAACGTAAAAGTGCATCTAGAGTGTTACATGGAAGGGTTATCAGCTAACACGTAATTCTCACCTTATTCGTAAACTATAAAAATGATTATATTTTAAGAAATATAATAGAAAAAGATGCAAGTTTCTGTCAGTCTGAAAAGAAAGATGTAGGAATTAGCTGTCAGAGTGTCTTTGCTAAGCTACGATGAATGTTTTGAATTATACCCTTCTTTGGAAACTAGAGAAGAAAGAGAAATCTTTTTGTACACGATGGCTCATCGACAATCTACTTTTATTAACAAAAAGGATAATCTTGCTACTATAACTGAAATTGTAGATTATGTCAGAGCTACCGTCCGTATTCGAGGCACAAAGGACCTTAACAGGCCTTGTAGAACAATTTCGAGCTCAAACAGTTGATTAGAAACTAATTTTTAGAAACAAAAATTAGAAAAATTTAGCAGTAGGAGCTAAAGGCGTAGAACAACATGGCCAGAATCAGGAGAATAGCCAGAGTAATACCCAGAGCCCAGAGAACAGTCACCATAGGATCATTCTCGCCGGTAGGGCAGCCACAATCCTTACGCTGAACCCACTTCGGGTTATAGAAGGTGAGGATAAGAAAGGTCAGAAGAAAGACCACAATCACAAGAAACAGGCAATGACCAGCGTAATCAGAAGCTTGAACTCCCATTTTTATTTTATTGTGTAAAAATAATTTTGAGAAATTTTTTTGTCTTTTTAACTGGTATTTGATTAAAAATATAAGAAGTAGATTTACATCGCGTTTTAATACAAGGGTTACTAAGTCTTATTTAAGAAATTTTTTAAAAATATAAAATAAGGAAGAAAAATGGAAACTCGTTTTAAGACCCTTCAAAACAGGAAGAAAAAGTTTGTTTCGCATTTGTTTTTGGAAAAAGCATGGAAATTCATCTAAAGACAAAAACTTTTTTTTCCAAAAATATATCTAATTAAAAAATGTCAGACCAGCCTCTCAGTGCTCTCGCCGCTTCTCTAATGGAACAAGATGTTAGTCCTTCTCCCCTCGCTCGCGGTGCGTCCCGTGCCGATGCTTTGCGCAGTCGCGCTTCACCTGATACTACTCGTTATGTAATGAATGGTGATGCTGCTAACTACGCCAAGCACGACGCCAAGCACGACGCCCACTATGGTCAGACTGCATGCCAGGGATGGAGCTTTTGGCACTTTCTGTTTGTGATGCTCGTCCTCGTGCTCATCTTTTATTTTCTGTACTTTGCTCTCCGTCCTTATTTTGTACTGGAGCAGAATTGCTGCGACGATAACTCGTCTGAGGAACACAGTAACGACAACAAGCAGTGCTCACAGGGACGTCTGCTTGGAGCCGCCATCATCTCGGCTGTCATCCTTTTGATCGTCATGTGGATGTTTTGGGCCGCCTATGCTTATTTTGCCTAAATATTCGCCTAAAGTCCAAAAGGCTTATCCGGATGGACCAACGGGTCCATTTTAAATAATTTCTTAAAAATAAGAAACTATAGTTTCTTATTTTTACTTTAAATATTTCATCAAAAATATGAAATGAAGAGACAGGGGCGTTCTTCAGGAAATAATAAACCTGTTAATTCTGATAGTAAACCTCCTGATGTTATCGGTAGACCTAAATTGGCAGCTTTACCAAAACTTTCTGAGAAGAAAGAAGATAACAAAAATCGGGGTAAAAACGAACCCGATGACAATGGTGAAAGTAAGTCTGTCGAAAAGATTGTTCCTGAAATGACTGGAACTACTGATACTCCGATTCAAAGTTCTGTGGAAAATTCCAATAAAGTAGAATCGGGAAGTATGGTAGAGATTCAAGTAATCCCTGTAGAAGAGATTCCATCTGTTATTCCCTTACCCGAAGAAACTCCTTTGGTAGAATCTATTCCTATAGAAACCCCTGACGGCTCGGTTGCAGAGACTTCTGCTGTATCTTCTCCGAAAATAGAGCCTCCGTTGGAGCCAGTAGCAGAAACAGTAGTAGAAGTTCCCTTTTCCTTAAATAACCCCGAGAAGGGTTATCCGGATGGACCTAAAGGGGTCGTCTTAGATTTAGAGGAAAAGACAAAACAAAAAATACTTGCTTATGAAGAACAAATGAAAACTTACGAAAAAGAAATGAACACTAGACTAGAAAAGGCGAAGGAAGAGTTGAAACTCTTGGAACAAAGAAACCAACAAGAAAAAGAACAAGCAATCCTATTAGAACAGAAGAAGAGAATAGAAGAAGAGAATATGGAAAAGTTGAAAATCGAGAATAGAAAAAGGAAACTGGAAGAAGATGCAAGAATGGAGAAAAGTAGGATCGAAGCTGAAAAACGTTTAGAGTCGGACAAACAACTACAGCTGGAAAAATTTGAGAGACAGGAACGTGAAGAAAGAGAACTTCGAGAGAGGAAGGAGCACGAAGAAAGAGAATTTCGTGAGAAACAAGAAGCGATGATACAAATTCAAAACCGTTTGCTCTTACTACAGAAGCAAGAACAAGAAAAGAAAGCAACTATCGAAAAGAGTCTCAAAACTCTGGAAAAAGAAGAACAGATTAAGAAGGCATCTTTAGAAAAGCTTTCTCTGGAAGAGGAGAAAAGACGACAAGGGTTACTTGAATTGCAAGAGCGCGAGAAAGAAAGGGAAAGAGAATTACAAGAGCGTGAGAAAGAAAGGGAAAGAGAATTACAAGAGCGTGAGAAAGAAAGGGAAAGAGAATTACAAGAGCGTGAGAAAGAATTACAGGAGAAGCTTCAACGTATAACTCGAGAAGAAGCCGAGAAGAGAGAAGCCGAGAAGAGAGAAGCCGAGAAGAGAGAAGCCGAGAAGAGAGAAGCCGAGAAGAGAGAAGCCGAGAAGAGAGAAGCCGAGAAGAGAGAAGCCGAGAAGAGAGAAGCCGAGAAGAGAGAAGCCGAGAAGAGAGAAGCCGAGAAGAGAGAAGCCGAGAAGAAACAAATAGAGAAAACTTTGGAAAGAGAAAAGACTCGTATCCCTTCACCCAAAGATAACACACCGATCCGAATTAATGGAGAAGAAATTTCTCGAGACAAATTAAATTTTGTCCCTCTTGGAACAAAAAATAATTCTCCAGTAATGCATCCTGTCTCAAATACTCCTCTTACACAATTGCCTGTAATATCTGGTAGAATTGTAGAACTTGGGAAAAAGAAAGAACCAACGACACTCTCATCGCCACAGATAGATACGACACATCTTCCTCCTCTTAGGATCGATCCTGTCTCTGTCAAGAACGAAGTCAAAAGCGAAAAAGAACCTGAGATATCTGTTATTTCAGAAGTTTTACCTGTAATTATTTCGAAACCTCTTCCTGAATTTCCTGGATCTCCTGAAATTCTTCCAAAAACTCCAGAAGATTCAGATATTTCCGATACAGATGATCCTGAACCAAAGATCGAAGAAAAGGAAGATGAGGAAGACGAAGATGAGGAAGACGAAGATGAGGAAGAAGAAGATGAGGAAGAAGAAGATGAGGAAGAAGTTACTCGAAGAAAGATTGAAGAACAAAAACAACTCTTTACTGAGAAGATTCGAAAAGAAAGAGAAGAAATTTCTCGACTTCAAAAGAAAAGAGAAATCACAGAGAAAGAAATCGAACAGAAAAAGAAAATCGACAAGGAAATCGCGATACTAAAGAAAGAACTGGAAAAGGAGAAATTACAGAGAGAAAAATTGGAATTACAAGAAAAGGAGCTTCAGGACGAATTAAAAGCAGAGATTGAAAGAGATGAAGAAAAAGAGAGAAGAAAGAATTCAGACTCTGATTCCGAGTCTAGTGATTCAGAGTCCGAAGAAGTCAAGAAAAAGAAAAAAGTTCGGGTCAAGAGAAGAAGAAAAGTTGTACGGAAAGAACCATCGACACCAAAACCCGTAGAATATGGAAATCCGATTCCTCTTCCGAATTATGCATCGATGACGATCGGAGAAGCTGCTCGGTGGAGGGCAGATTTCAAAACAAAGTTGTCTATTCTTCGAGAAATTTATCCAGCTTTAGAAATTCCAAAATTCGACGACTCTGTTCCTCTCGAAGTCATCCATCATCACTATGAGAGATATCATCATCAGCTCTTGGTAGATAATGTGGCTACAGATTATCAAATTTATTTATTTATTTTGTTTGCAGGTATTGAGTTATTTTGTGTCTTACTTTTGCAACTAGATATGGGAGGCTATACTATCAATCAATTGACCATGATGAATCGTTATAATCGACTTTTGGTAGAACTGGGAGAGAAATCTTCAGTTGGAATGGGTTCTTCTTGGTCTCCTGAGGTCCGTATCGGTGTCTTGGCCATCGTCAATGCGATTGTCTTCTTAGTCATTCGCTTGATTGCCGATTACTTTGGTCCTATCATTGGTCCTCTGTTGCAGCAGATTGTCAATTCCTTCATGTCGGGAGGCAATGCTGCAACAGAAATCCAGAAAGCTGCTGCAGCGCAGTCTGGAATGACTTATGAGACTCCCGAAGCTGATTCAGGTACAGATATTCCAGCCGTCCCTGTAAAGAGCAAAGGTTTAATTGGTAACATTCTCAACATTTTTGGAATGGGAGGTAATAAAGCCGCCACTCCTGCTGCGGCACCAACCAGTAGAGAACCTTTGTACGACGAATAAAAATGATTTTATTACAAGAAAATAAAATAAGAAATGGCTAAAGTCGCCTTTTTAACTAATAACAAAGATGCCAACGTTCTGATATTATCAAAACTTATCTTTTTTGATTTGAGAGAAGTGTTACTTGTAAATAAAGATACAAGTAAATATAATAACAATATTTTGTGGTTTAATTATTCCAGAAGACAGGAAGATTTCGAACTTATGAAAATTTGTATTAAGAGATCCTGGAAAGATTTTTCTTTACTTTTGATAAAGTATCTCTTCGAATCGGACGAAGATTATAATGAAGCTATGAATTTAGCAGCTCAAGAAGACCATCGAGATTTAGTAGACTTCTTCATTTCCAAAGGTGCCGACAATTGGAATTGGGCTATGGAAGGTGCAGCACAAGGAGATCATCGCGATTTAGTAGACTTCTTCATCTCCGAAGGTGCAACATATTGGAATGGAGGTATGAAAGGTGCAGCAAAAGGAGGTCATCGCGATTTAGTAGACTTCTTCATCTCCAAAGGTGCCAATGATTGGAATTTGGGTATGTATGGTGCAGCACAAGGAGATCATCGAGATTTAGTAGAATTCTTCATTTCCAAAGGTGCCAACCGTTGGGATTGGGGTATGTTTGGTGCAGCACAAGGAGGTCATCGCGATTTAGTAGACTTCTTCATCTCCAAAGGTGCCAAGAATTGGAATAGAGGTATGTATAGTGCAGCATTAGGAGGTCATCGCGAATTGATAGACTTATTTATCTCCAAAGGTGCCGACGACTGGACTTATGGTATGAAAGGTGCAGCACAAGGAGGTCATCGAGATTTAGTAGACTTTTTCCAGAGTAAGATGCATTTATAAAATAAATCCAAAAGACTTATCCTGATGGGTCCAAAAGACTTATCCTGATGGGCCTAACAAACTCATTTATAAAAATTTACATCTTAACAATTTTAAGAACGAGTTTAGGAGCCACAACTTTTTCAGGTTTAATAGACTCATCGGGATATCCCTTTTTGGAGATATTTAATGTAAGTCTTTCTCGAGTGAGAGGCCAATTATTAAAGGCGAAGAAGGCCTCTATTTGTACAACTGTATCACTGTGGTCGTCTGCTTTTTTTTTATTTTTATTTAATACTTCTATACCTTCCCAATCATGCCTCTTTGTCAAAAGACTTCTACATTCATCAATAGCCCATTGCTTAATTCCTCGCTCGTTAAGTTTATTCGATGCTCCCAATTGTCTTCCTTTTAATTTAGGATCAACTTCATAAATCATAGGATAAGTTGGAAGGTTACGAAAATGTAAAAGGAAATAAGAAATAATATGCTGTGAAATTCTTACAGCTTTATAATTGATAGGCAATTGTCTTTCAATTAACATCATTTGACAGTCTTTGAAGATATGAAGATAGGAATCTAAAAAATTCGTTATAAATTTAAATAGATTATCTGTATTTCCTTCTATTTTTCGATCGACTTCCTTAATATGCAATTTATCAAAAACTAGAGTTTTGATAGGAAAAGAGCCACTTGTAATACCTCGACTTTCTACTCGAAGAGCCAGATTTCGAATTCCCGGATCAATTGAGATAATCTTTACAACTTCAGGCCATGCACCTGTATTTACGTCTCCATCGTTGGGGTTATAAACTGTAAACTCGTTCTTGTCGGGAAGCTGGCATTTGGGTGTTTTCTTCTGATACATCTTTCGAAACAACGATAGAACTTTTATTTCTCACTTTTTCTTTTAAGAGCTCTTTATCTCAGGTTTCTGATATTTGATCGAATTTGAATTCTGATACAACCCCTAGGAAAGCGTTTTCGTCTTAGTAGACACTTTTGTATCATCAGCAATTACTTATTATAATAATGTCTTCGTCAAACTATCTTTTCAACTATTTGGGGTTTCATCCGGTCCAAACTTCTAACTTTTTCTTTTTTCTAACTTTCCTAACTTTTAGATTTCCTTATTTTCGAGATTAAAATAAGAACTGGACAAACATTTTCTAAATATTTATTTCTTGTTTAGCAAATTACTTTGAAGAAGTCTAACAATTTTCGATGACCTCCTTGTTTAGCAAATTACTTTTGAAGAAGTCTACCAAATCGCGATGACCTCCTTGTTTAGCAAATTACTTTTGAAGAAGTCTACCAAATCGCGATGACCTCCTCCTACTGCAGCTTGCATACCCCAGTTCCATTGTGACGAGCCTTTGGAGATGAAGAAGTCGACCAAATCGCGATGGCCTCCTTGTGCTGCACCTCGCATACCCATATTCCAATCATCGGCACCTTGAGAGATGAAGAAGTCTACTAAATCGCGATGCCCTCCTTCTGCTGCATGACACATACCATAATCCCAATCTCTGGCACCTTGAGAGATGAAGAAGTCTACTAAATCGCGATGCCCTCCTTCTGCTGCATGACACATACCATAATCCCAATTGTCGGCACCTTTGGAGATGAAGAAGTCTACTAAATCTCGATAGTCTCCCTTTGCTGCACCATACATACCCAAATTCCAATTGTCGGCACCTTTGGAGATGAAGAAGTCTACTAAATCTCGATAGTCTCCCTTTGCTGCACCATACATACCCGAATCCCAATTGTCGGCACCCTTGGAGATGAAAAAGTCTACTAAATCTCGATGACCTCCTAATACTGCACCAAGCATACCCAAATTCCAATAGTTGGCACCTTTGGAGATGAAAAAGTCTACTAAATCTCGATCACCGCCTTTTGCTGCACCAGTCATGTACGAATCCAAATAGTTGGCACCTTTGGAGATGAAGAAGTCTACCAAATCTTGATGACCTCCTTGTGCTACCAACTTCATAGCTGTCTCCTCAGAGATGACAAGAGAGCCTCCGATGTTAGTCATCAAAGTGATATCAGTCTGAATGTTGTTAGAGTTCATGTTGTTCATGTTGTTAGTATTACATTAACCAAATTTTTATTAAAAAACATTTTTGAGGCACGAATTTTTGTAAGATTTTCTATGGCGGTTGGATTTGTTACAAGTCTTCGAATCAATTCGCGCCTTTATTCTGAGAAACTCTTCCATAAGATCAACCAGAATTGGGCTATGAATAATGCATCAATAGGGGAATTCTTTTTCCAAACTTTTTCCTAACTTTTTTCTAACTTTTTCTAACTTTTTTCTAACTTTTCCTAACTTTTTCTAACTTTATTCAAAATAATCTTTCTAATGTAACCCCTAGAAACACACTTTTCGTCTTAGTAGCATCTTTTTACACATAAGTATTTACTGATTCAAAATATATCTCATCCGAACCACTTTCCAACTTTTTCATTCTAGTTCCAATCTAATTTCTTTCTAATATCTTTCTATTATCTTTCTATTATCTTTCTAATATCTTTCTATTATCTAAATAATAGAAAGATACTGTAAATGAAGTTTATTGTTTATGGCAACGGTTGGATAAGTAATATGGTTAAGAAACACCTCCTCCAGAGTCAAGATCATACTTTTGTAGAAGGTCGTTCCAGAGTAGATGATACAGAAGTTTTGAAGAAAGAACTCGATCATGTAGCCCCAACTCATGTAATGTGTTTTATTGGTAGAACACACGGTGTCATCGATGGGAAGGAATATACAACGATAGATTACTTAGAACAACCTGGCAAACTTCAGGAAAATATTCGAGACAATTTGTTTTCGCAAATTACATTAGCAATATTATGCCAGGAGAGAGGTATCCATTTGTCTCTTATTGGAACTGGATGTATTTTTAATTATGATGCCGAACACGCTACAGGTTTCACTGAAGAAGATATTCCAAACTTCTTTGGAAGTAGTTACAGTATTGTAAAAGGTTTCACAGATAGACTACTTCATCATTATCCTGTCTGTAATATGCGTATTCGTATGCCTATCAGCGCATATTATGATTCTAGAAATTTTATCACTAAAATACTCTCTTATGAGAAAATCTGCAGTGCTCCGAATTCGATGACAGTATTGGAAGATTTTATTCCTATTATGGTCGAACTTAGCGAAATGTGTCATCAAGGAACCATCAATCTAACTAATCCCGGAGTGATTTCTCACAATGAAATCTTAGAAATGTACAAAGAAATTGTTGACCCTGATTTCACTTGGGCCAACTTTTCCTACGAAGAACAAACTAAACTCTTGGCTAACGGTCGATCCAACAACATGCTAGATACTACAATTTTACAAAAGCTTTTTCCAAATATTCTTCCTATCAAAGAGTCGATTCGACAAACTCTTACTAAGATGTCAAGACTTCCGAAATTGAAGAAAGTATAAAAAATGAGTTCGATAAAAGAAAGCAAAATTTTTAAATGGAGATTCGTTCTTACTGGATCTTTTCAATTGCTACGACTCTCTATCTCTTTACTTTGAAATATTTTTATTTTATGTGTTTGAGATATGAAAGCAAGGAAATTATCGTTGATTGGCTTTTTGTTTCTGCTTTGATTCACCTCGCAACGATAACTGTTTTCTCTTACCCTTTTAAGTCTTGCGATGAATTGGAGAAAACTTATATTATCTTTATTTTGCTTCCTTTTCAATTTTTCTGGGTAATCTTATTTTTGTGTCTCCGGTATGTTGAATGTTCCCAAGTTTCATCTTTCACTGCTCTCTACTTATTCCTGCAATGTTTATATACGGCTGGTATTATGACTACCCTATAAGACCAAAAATTAATTGTTTTCTTGATTTTTAATCAAGAAAAATATGAATACATGCTTCCATACATTGCTCCGAGAAGTCCTGTCGTACTCGTGTATCCTAATTCAATGTAGGTGGTAATTGTCTTTTCCTTATTTAATTTATGAAAGAAATCTATAACATGATATTTGGTACTACTTGCACCATAAACAGATTCTTCTATTTTAGTTTTAAGATTTTGTATGGCAGTTTCAGTAGTTTGAGCAACATTAAATCTTTTCAAAATTTCATTCATCATCGCATCATTCTCGAGGTTTGGAGAGGTCCTTGAAGTGCTTTTGTAAGCTGGTAACAGAGATAATATACAGATAACAGTGTTGACATGTCTTCTTAGGATATCGTAGATGGAGACAAATTCTTCCAGAAATAAATTATATTCTTCGCTACCTTCTCCACCAAGAGCATCTAACATCTGTGAAGTAATTCGAATACAAGAAGGACGAATGGCCTTTGGCTCGTTGCCTAAGCAATAACTATAATCTATCTCAAAAAAGTTGCCATCATGAGTTAACATAAGATTTTCAGAGTTTCGGTCAGAAATCGACAAAAGATAACTGATTGCACTATAAATAGCACAACTTCTTCGAAACCTTTTCCTTAATTGACATACTGGCGTATCCGGGTTGTGATTTAATAAGTAATTTACAATGTTAGTTTTTTCAGAAATAGCGTAAAGAGTTTCACAGTTTGGCACGATATCAATAAACCCATCACTATCTGAGGTAGGAAGAACATCATAGGTTACTATTTCATTTTCTTTTTTGGATTCGTTATTTTCCGAACTATCAGATTCTTCTTGAAGAATATTTTCCATAATTCTTATAATACAAATAATCAAGTAATCTTTTCTTAAATCGTCCTTCTTATACAAAACTTCACATGAAGTCAGAGGAATCAAAATTGGTCGAGTAGCTGATTCTTTAACAGTAATCCCTTTTAAAACTTCTTGTTCCCCCAACTCTGGTCTTGTAGGTGATACAGCTTTATCCAAAATCTTTCCTTCTGTAATTTCTGTAATTTTACACATCGATGAAAAGACTTCAACCTTGATGAGTCTCGCATATACTTCTTGTGGCAAAATTTCAATGAGATTACTAAAAAGTATTGGAGACTCCCTCTTTAAAAACCAAAAAGTGTAATTGGCAATGCGAATATTTTGTGAACACTGTTTCCATATAAAATCTAGAATATCTCGATTGTGCATACCTCTACTGAGAATAAAAGGTAGATAACATTCCAAGAGTTTCGAATCGAGTGCATTATAGATACTTACCAGTTTCTGTGACAACAAATTACTTTCTTTCGGAAGAATTGAAAATAAAGGTAGAGAGCTTTCTTCGTCGATATCGGCTTTACAACTTCGACTACACATTCGGCACCAGCAACCTTTTCTTTTTTCATTCTCTTTTCCAAAGTAGAGTCGAAGTAATCTTGGACTCGGAGTTTCATGAGAACGAAGAACATGAGGTATCCAAGAGGAATGAGAAGTTAGAATAAAACGGTTTTCATGTAAAACCATTTTCTCCCATTTATTATATTTATTGTGTGGAAGTTTGTACTGAATACTCCGAAACTTTGACAAATAAAATTCTCCTATCATCTTCCATTGTTTACAGACAGAGGTAATATTTTTGTAGTCTTCTATTGTGAGAGGAAGAAAGGCAAAAATCATAAACCAGTGAGCAACGTCATGAATACCTTTGTAAAAATTAGAACATTCTTCACATAATCTTACTTCAGTCTTATAGTCTATGACTTCTTCCTTTCCTGTTCTAGAAGGTATTTTGGAAATTACTCGAGGAATTAAACTACGAAATCGGGTACAGTGATCGCAAAATATTCCAGCACAATTTCTACAATGGTGTCGTCGTCGATAAATTCTAAAAGTGGATTGACATTTTTTACAACAATTAGCAGAGTCTGACTCCCATATTTCTTTTTGTCTTGAAAAAACCGAAGGATCGGGAGGTGTACATGCTGTAATAGAAGTCGGAGTCACACTTTTGGTAGTGTTTGGTCTTGAGATTTGCCCTGGTGGACTTTTACCGCTATCACAATAAAAGGAAAACGAGAGATCATCCTCCATTTTTAGGTGCAACAAATCTTTTTTATCATTCAGTTTTTAATCATAAAAAGATTTGGTAAGAAAGTAAGAAATAGAAAAATAAAATATATTAAAAATGTTTAGTTGGTTGACAGGTAACAATAGAATTCCTCCGCCTCCTGAACCTAATCAAGCTGTAGCTGAAACTATTCGAAAAAAGAAATACTATTCTCCTTACTTTCCCGAAGATTTTAACCGTTCTATTGTTAAACAAGCTCGAAAAATTCATGTTCCCCGGCAAAAACATTTTATTCATATGACATTTCTCCAAGAAGAAATCAAGCAGGAATATAAGAAAAGAAGATTCCAAATCTTTCGAAATGAACTAATTTCTGCTACAATCACTTTTCATAAAAGACGTAAAGAAACTCGAACCTACCATGTACTCCATGAATGTCGTCTTATTTTTGTACATCGAGAGATGTTAGCTCTCTTTGACTTTTACAATTCTCAAGAAAATAAGGAACAAGGAGAGAAAAAGCAAGAAAATCAAAATGTTGAATCTGATTCTTCTGAAGAATATTATGTTTCGAAAGGTAAAGTAACCGAGTCAAGTCCGACTAAAGATTCCACTGAAGTATCCGAGGAAGTGTCTGATGAAGAAACCGAGTCTGACGAAGAGTTTGGTTTGAGTGAAGAGTATGTTTTCCCAAAGCCGAAATGTGAAACGACTTGGAATGAGAATTCTCTTTTTGGAGAAAACTCTGCTTCAAACTACAGTGATATTGAAGTGTCAGAGAATCACACTGTCATAACTATCGAAACGGGTAATTCGGGTTATTCCGAATATAAGAGATCAGAGGACGAAGAATTTTTCGGTAGTTTTCTCGTCGATCCTTTTACTCCTTTTACTCCTTTTGAATCTCTTGAAGTTTGCGAGTCAAATAACTCTGAAGTTATATTTAAGGATTTTATGGATTTTACTTCTCTTCTGGAAAATAAGTTAACAAGTGTTTTCGACAATGTTTTTGAGAATGACTTCTCTAAAGAAGAAACATCCCGAGAAACAAGCCTTACAGAGAAGGATATGCAAAATCTGTCTTCGTCTCTGCCAAGCTGGGCAATCTGGGAAGATAAGGAAGTCGAGGAAGTCGAGGAAGATAATGAACCTTCTGGAGATATTGAAAATTTTGAAGATGCCGATGTTTCCAATACTAATCAAGATAGCTACGGAGGTTTCGATTGTGAGTATGAAGATTCTTGCGAGGAGAGTCATACTAACACAACTTACGACTACGACGATAGAGAAGACAAGTTTGAATTCTTTGATATTGAAAATCAAAGGAGTACACATATCGAGAAAAGAGAAAGAGATCAAAAAGAGAAAGAAATTGAACAGGAAAGAAAACTAGAAAAACAACTTAAGAAACAGAAGAAAATAGAGGCAAGGGAGACAAGGAAAGTGGAAAATGTTCCTATTTCTAAAAAGACACAAGTAAAACCGATAAGAACTGAAAAGAAAATCGAGAAAACTGATTTGTGTAAAGAAATGAAGAAAACAAAAGAAAGAGAGAAAGAAGCAGAAATGAAGGCAAGACGCGAACATCCCGAAGGTTATCTCGACATTACTCTCGGCTCGATGTTTTCTGGGAAGAGTACCTGGCAAACTCTGAAACTCACGAGAATGGCCGATCAAAGATTCAAGTGTCTTTACATTAACAATGCCAAGGATGTCCGCAAAACAGAGTCGTTTGACGATTGTGTTACGACTCACAATAGCACTTATTCCTCTCTTTCATCCAAGATTGATAGGGTTAAGGTGAAAAGACTTTGCGAAGTTGATGTGTCCGATTACGACTATATTGCTATTGACGAGTTCCAGTTTTTTGATTCCGATGATACCGTCGAAATAGTTCTGTCTTGGGTGCAGAAAGGTAAGTATATTTTGGTAGCAAGTTTGGATGGAGATTGTTATCGTAGAAAATTCGGAAAGGTCTTAGAGCTTATTCCCGATGCCAATGAAGTAAGAAAGATTACAGCCTATTGTGATATCTGTCGCGATACCTTTGGAGAACTTAAGCAAGCACCTTTCACCGCACGAATGACTAACGACACAACTGCAGAATTGGTAGGCGGAAGAGACATGTACAAGGCTATGTGCCGTTCATGTCATAATTTCCACTTGGGTATTACTCAATAATATTTTCTTGATTGTTTTCAAGAAAAAACACTATTAGCGTATTTCTTTGGCACCTTTGGAGATGAAGAAGTCTACCAATTCGCGATGACCTCCTTTTGCTGCACCAAACATAGCCCAATCCCAATTGTTGGCACCTTGGGAGATGAAGAAGTCTACTAAATCGCGATGACCTCCTTGTGCTGCACCTTCCATACCCGAATTCCAATCGTTGGCACCTTTGGAGATGAAGAAGTCTACTAAATCTCGATGACCTGCTTTTGCTGCACCTTCCATAGCCCAATTCCAATCGTTGGCACCTTTGGAGATGAAGAAGTCTACTAAATCGCGATGACCTCCTTTTGCTGCACCAATCATAGCCCAATCCCAATCACGGGCACCTTTGGAGATGAAGAAGTCTACTAAATCTTGATGACCTCCTTGTGCTGCACCTTCCATACCAAAATCCCAAATGTCGGCACCTTTGGAAATGAAGAAGTCTACCAAATCTCGATGACCTCCTCTTGCTGCACCGAGCATACCCATATTCCATTTGTTGGCACCTTTGGAGATGAAGAAGTCTACTAAATCTTGATGACCTCCTAATGCTGCCAACTTCATGGCTTTATTATAATCTCTCTTGGCCAAATCGAGATACTTGATAATCAATAGAGAAAAGCCTTTCCAGGACCTTTTAATGATAGTTCTCATAAGATTAAAATCTAAATGTCTCATTTGATAGTTCAACCACAAAATATCATTATTATATTTGTTGGTTGTTTTATTCACAGTCAAAACGTTTCTCAAATCTCTGAAGACCAATTTAGACAAAATCATTATATTAACATCCTTGTTATTAGTTAAAAAAGACATTTTACCTGAAATAAAAGACATTTTAGTATTTTATTTCAATTTACAAAATCATTATTACCACGGTTTTTAATCTTCTACTTTCCAGTCATCAAAAAGCATGACTTATTCTTTGGCACCTTTGGAGATGAAGAAGTCTACTAAATCTCGATGGCCTCCTTGTGCTGCACCTTGCATAGCCCAATTCCAATTGTCGGCACCTTTGGAGATGAAGAATTCTACCAAATCGCGATGACCTCCTAATGCTGCACCTTGCATAGCCCAATTCCAATTACTGGCACCTTTGGAGATGAAGAATTCTACCAAATCGCGATGACCTCCTTGTGCTGCACCTTGCATAGCCCAATTCCAATCGTCGGCACCTTCGGAGATGAAGAAGTCGACCAAATCGCGATGTCCTCCTAATGCTGCACCTTCCATACCTCCATTCCAAAAGTCGGCACCTTTGGAGATGAAGAAGTCTACTAAATCGCGATGACCTCCTGCTGCACCTTGCATACCCGAATTCCAATAGCGGGCACCTTTGGAGATGAAGAAGTCTACTAAATCTCGATTACCTCCTTGTGCTGCACCAAACATACCCGAATCCCAATCGTCGGCGCCTTTGGAGATGAAGAAGTCTACTAAATCTTGATGACCTCCTTGTGCTGCCAACTTCATAGCTTTATTATAATCTCCCTTGGAAAGATCTAGATATTGTAACAATAACAAAGAAAACTCTTTCCAAGATTTTTGAATAACAATTCTCATAATATTATGTCTTCTCAAATAGTTAAACCACAAAATGTTATCGTTATATTTTTGAGTTGTCTTATTCACAACCAAAACATTTCTTAAATCCTGCGAGTTTAACTTCGACAAGATGATGACATTAACATCCTTATTGTTTGTTAAAATGGACCTAATAGAACCATTCGAATAACCCTGAAAAGAGTTATTTAAAATAAAAGACATTTTTATTCTTTTATTTCTATTTTTGCAATCATTTTTAGTAAATAACTCGAAAAAGGGTTATCCATTTTAGAAATTACCTTCTACTTTCCACTTGCTAACTGTATATTTCAGACCTTTTTGTGAATGGACTCCGTAGATTGTTGGATCAAAGCTTTCACAAGCCTTAAGAATTTTGATATTAGGTTTCGATTTCAAAAATTCCTCTACGCCTCTTTCACTCGAGAAAACTCCTACTATTTCATTAGTCTCAAAATCTGAATCTATCTCTTCTACACAATAAACATAATTTTCCATCCATGTCCCTGGTGTGATTTTAGCGACTAATTCTTGTACGTTCATTTTTGGAATTCCAAAATCTTTTAAGTTTCACTTTTAAGTTTCACTTTTAAGTTTCACTTTTAAGGCATAACATTAGAATTTCTCGCAATAAGTGCATCCTTCTGATGCAGAAGCTCATCCTTTGTATCTAAATGTTTGGTCAACTCTACATTTACCTTGTCTGAAGCCTTAGCCCCAAAGTAATAACCTACTATTGTTCCAGTCATTCCTGTCAAGCCCGAGAGAACACCTAATCCTGGAGTATATTGTTCACGTACAAACAAAATAATCATCACAGCTATGGATGCCAAAATGACGGGAGTAACCACGATAAACGCGAGCATAGCTCTAACACTTACAGTATTTGTGCACATATTTCTTGATAAAAATGTGTAAATGTTTATTCATTTCTCGGCTTCATTTCTCGGCTTCATTTCTCGGCTTCATTTCTCAAAACTTCAAATAAATCCGGAAAAGTATTCAAGAAAACCGTTGACTTGGCCAAGACATCAGCTTGATCGTTTCCGTAAACGTTAGAATGTCCAGGAACATGCTGATACGATACTCTTTGTTTCAAAAATTCTAAGAAAAAGTCACATTTCTTCTTAATATTTTGGATATGTTTTTCTTTAGCTTTCCATTCTCCGGTCATCCACTTCTCGACGCCGATATAATCGTTCAAAAAGGTAATATCGACATCTTTAACTTTGAGCTGATATAGCATACGAAGAAACTCAGAAAGGGAAGCTAGTTCCATTGTAGGGTTGGAAATGGATGCATCTGGAGCAATTTCGTAGTACTTTCTAAGCTTTTGATTAAAAGGACAACTCATCTTGTACTCTTTGCCTTCGTATTCACAAAAAGCACCTATACCCAAATGACCGTTAGCGACATGTTTAAAATGACTTCCATCCAGATATACCGAAAGTTTTCTTGTTCCTTTGATAATTTTATCTTGGAGTTTCTCAGATTTTACAGGCGACTCTCTTTCTTGACTCTTCCCATTATCTCCTACAAAAGCTTCAGCTTCCTTTCTTGTAGGAAAGGATTTATAAGAGGCTCCTGAAAATCCAGTAACTTCTTCCTTGCAATCTTCCCAAGACGTATAAACTCCAGGGTTTCGACCCTTTTTCACAGCATAAAACTTACTCATTGTTTATAGAATAGACCGAACAGGTCTATTTAAATGTCCTTTTGACTATGCAAATTTCTTTCCTATTTCGATTTCATTTTCATTTCAAATTAAAAATATTCATAAAATAAAAATATGGGATTAAGTATCAATCTTTTGAATGGTGCGTTGCTTATCACTGTAGCAGTATTCTTTGCATTGATGGGAGCTTTGTTTTATTTTGCCTATAATAAATTAAATGCTGTTTTTGATTTGGCAGACAGTGCAGATAACCTAGAATTTGTTAATACTGCTCGTAATTATGTAAAGATTGCTTTTATCCTGGCTTTTGTAGGAGGAGGTCTGACTTTACTCTTAAGTATCTTATACATGGGCTTTGACACTTTTGGAATTAGCGAATGGTTTCACTTGGTCCTTTACCTGATTGCATTTGGCTTACTGGTGGTTTCTATCGTGTATGCCATGCTGACTCTCTACCGCCTGTATGATCTGGGAATCACAAGAAGAAACGGCGCCGATGCCTTTATCTGGGCAGGTTTATTCATGGGTATCCTTGGTTTTATTGGATTAGCAGTGACCGGAGCAGGAAGAATTGGAGTCAATGCTGCGAAAGCTCAAGTTGCTCAGGGAGTCGAAAACATTGAAAATAGAATCGAAGAATATTTACCCGACTTTCAAAAGGACTATGCAATGGCTCGAGATTTTGTCAAAGAGAAACTTCCCGAGGTTCGAGAAAAGTTAAAGGAAGGTTTCGGGTCTGTTTCGAACTATCTTGAAGATAAGTTGCCAGCCATTCGAGAAACCGTGCAAGATGTTGCAGGAAATGCGAAAAAATATCTGGAAGAGAGTGTTCCGGTAGCTAAAGATCGCCTGGCAAATTTTGTAGCCGATGCCAGTGCGATTGCCGGTTCTCTTCGCGATGACTTAGCAGATTCAACAGCTCGTGCTGCAACTTCTCCTCGTTTTCTTCCTCGAGGTGCAAGAGCTGTCATTCCTATGGTTCCCGTCGAGCAAGTTCGCCAAATGGCAAGAACTTATGTTCCAGAAGGTTACGAATTGGTTAACGAGGTTGCACCCGACCCGCGCTTGAGATACGTTAACTCTTACGATATGGACCCTAATCTTTACGAGTAGATGTCCATTTTAAGATAAATACTTATCTGGATGGACCTATTGGGCCCATTTTAAAAATGAAATTCTTATTTAATAATAAGAATTCCAATGAATAAGGCAATTTACTATGTCGGTGAAGTTATGACCAGTTCGGTCTTGTTTGAATATTCTACCAAAGAAGAGTTTGATAAGCTGATTGGAGAATTAAACACTTATGTGGAAGTTCTTTCTATCTTTGGTCATGCAGAAAACAAAAACTACTCTCTTTTTAAACAAATCGACTACAACAGACTGTTACTTGATCGTGTAGCCGGTTTGTATCTCATCAATCGAGTAGGAGAAGTCATACTTTTTAAGAACACTGTGTATCTGGCGAACAACATGGCTCGTTATGGTGTTCTGAAGTTAGACGCAGTTCTGTCGGAACAAAATTCCGAAATTGTTTCCTTATATGAAGGGCAATCTTATCGCTTCTTACTAACCATGGGTATCGTTATGGGTGTAGCTTTATATTTTAACTGGAATTCAAAGTCTAACCTGTTTCTATAATATGAAAAATTGAATATTGTTTTGATAAACAATATTTTAAATGAAATTCTTCCTCCTAATCTTTCTATATTCTTTTCTTCTTGGATCCATTTTTCTTCTGAAACGTTATCGAGAAGGAAATCTTTCAAAACTTCTTACTCCTCCATGAGATCATTTTCCTTAAAATATTCCAATAACATTGAACATATCTTGGCCTTGGATGCCCCCGATTTGTACCAAACATAGTAGAATTTAATCTTTTCATCGCTAAAAGTATTCAGGTCCTTTACTTTCTCTTTCTTCGCATTCAAAAAGGTTTTCATCGACTTCGTATCAGGGGTCGAGATATCAAAAGGCATAAATTGGAGTCTCCAGCACAAATCATGCAAAGCTGGAACCTTCCAAAAATTGCAAACTAATCCTCGAGATTTTTTTCTCTTGTCTTCAACTGCCCCATCCGTTTCTTTTGTTCGATCTACGATACGAAAATTGCCATCCTCGAGAATATTTCCATAAATATCTGCATCTTTACCTCTCTTAGACTTCTCACTAATAATCTTGTTATAAACAATCTCTTCAAGTTCTCCTGCATCTTTCCATTCATTCTCGTTGCTCTTTCTTAATCGAATCTTTCCTTCTAATTGTTTGTAGATCACATTCAAAGAATAAGCTGTTTGTACTTTACTTGTGCTATAGAGATTGTGGAAAAAGACGTTGACTTTACTACTCGGTTCACTTAAAATCTCGCCAAGTTCGGTATTTTGGTCATCTTTGAGCTTCATTTTGCTACCAGGTTTCGGCTTTCTACCTCTTCCTTTACCGCGATTTTTCTTAATCTCAGTAACATATTCGATTCCTGCTACTGGTTCTTTTTCAATAAAGATATTACTACGAAAATGGTCTAAGATGGCTTGGATTTTCGGACTCTCATCTTTCGAAATGTAGTATTTCTCCAAGGCAGATTCCAAAAGAAGAATCTTATTTTCTAAAGTCAAACGATCAATATCAACATCGAAAATATCAGCAGATTCTCTCTGTAACATACCATTGTATTCTTCCAAGTTTCTTGTTCGTGTTCCAATTAACAATTCACTATACTCTGATAAACTCACTGCACCAGGCTTCTCAAATACGTTTAATGGATAATCGTATCTCAGAAATAAATAGGAGCCATCTTCTCTTAAATAAGATACAATGCCGTAGCGACTTGTCAAAGGTACTTTCTGCTCTACTAAATCTGTGACGGCTAAATCGACAAATTTCTTGTCGTATTTAAGCTCTTCGTATAATTCTTCAAAAGAAAGACGAAAGACAACTCGAAAAATGTCTCGAATCTCTTCTTTAATCGCATCGACGATACCCGAACTATATAAAACATCGAAAGACGTGTAATCGACTTCCTTTGGGGCTCTACTGACACATTTATATTGGCAAATATCATAGTCACAAGCTGCGCTGTAATCTACATCTTTTGGTCTTACATTACGTTGATAATTAATCTGGCAATCCACGGCGGTTTGTTTCATCATTCTCATAATTCTCTTAATTTTTCGATCTTTTCTTTCGGATAATTCGTAACGACTTAAATCAATCGACTCTAAATCGACATCGAGATCTTCAGGTAAAACTGCAGCATGCTGATAAATGTTGATGATAACCTGGGCATTGGCAATCTCTTGAGCACTTTTTCCTTGTTCTCTTAATTTTTGTCTTTCTTCTTCGATTAAATCAACGTGACTTGTAGAACGAATGGCGCGAGATTCTGCTTGATAAGAACCCGATTGATTCCATCCAGGACCAGCAAGATGCACCTGTAAGACATTAGCTAAATTGATACCATCTCGACTCTGAGGACTTCCGATGACCACTTTTATGTATTCGCCGTGACGATTTTCATAACTATTGAAAAGTTCTAAAATCGATGATTGTTGACTTGCAGAAGTGTTTGATGTCAACAAGGCGTAACGTCTCTTCTTGGCAATACGAATCTTTCGATTCTTACTATCTTCAGCACCACTACCACACACAGACGAAGCACCACTACCACTCGAAATAAAAACCGATGAGCCTTCGTTATAATTTTCAAATCCATTGTAAGCAAAGGACAAACCTAAAACTACTGCTCCTGAACCCTTAATATATTCAATATAACACCAGCAATTTCCAGGAGTTTCTTTACAGAGGCGAATAATCTCAAAGAACTTTGCCGACAAAGATCGAAACTTGACTGGATCTTTGAGATAAGACGCTAATTCGGGTGTAGCTTTATAAAAATTAGCATTTTTATCAGAAATAACGTATTTTTTGTAACCGACTTTTCCAGTACTTCCATCTGGAAAAACAAAGTTCGAAACTTGTCTTTTTAAATCATCGAAAGCTTCTGGATGCTTCGTATCAGGTCGTAGAGATTCGGGATTATTGACAGCCTTGTCATAGACTTTCAGCTGTTTATTGGCCATGACTGTTTCATAAACTATCATCTGAGCTGCAACTTCTGTTTCAACAATTTCTCCATCTTCTTCTTTTTCGACCATATAACTTGCATTAAGAACCTTGCCTCGATAAGTAGGTAAAGCTCCGGTATCCAATGCTCTTACATAAGAGATTAGCCCGCGAAAATAAGGCTCCAATACATCTAACCCGACAGTATTCCAGTCAATATTGTCTGGCAATTGTCTATCGATAGGAAGAATCAAATTAAGACGTGATGCCAACTCGGAAGGTGTATTTGTCATTGGTGTAGCCGAACAAAGAATAACTTTTCTAGGAAAGACCAAGTGAAAAATACGAAACATCTGATCCCAAATCCATCGGTTTTCTACAATCTTTTCCTCAATTTGTCCAGTTTTCTTGTTTTTCTTCATTTTGAAATAATAAGAGTTACCAGTCTTGGGGTCGACTTTGAGTTCTCCTCCGTCCGTGTCGTCATTGATGTTATGGACTTCATCGACTACAAAAATACAGTTACTAAACTCAATTCGAGCTTGATCATCACTCAAAGCAAAAGCCATCTTGGCAAATTCTCCATAAGTCAGAATCTCATAAAACCGAGAAATAGATCGTGTAATATTGGATTTCTTCGCCTTGTCTGTTTTGGAGTCAATAATCTGTTGTGTGATATAATCACCATCTGTGCAACGACAAAGAATTTGATTTTTTACGTCTTGTACCAGATTTTCTCCCTTGACTAAAATATAAGCTCTTTTGTAAGGAGGTTGTAGAGTATCTGGTTGAGCTGATACTTTTCGAAGTTCTTCGAGAGAATCTGCAATATGTTTATAATACTCTGATATTGTAATATAACCACAAGCCTTACCAACACCAGTTTGCCAAATTAACATTTGCTCATCAACTTGTCTCATAAGACGTTTAAAAAAGGTTTGATGACGAAACAACTGCCCCTTTTCTGGAGGAGGTTCAGAAACTATTCCAAAAACCTCTCGAAACTCCTCTTTTGCAGTTATTTTCTTTTGTATATCTACATCATGGTAAAAAGGGTAAGTGTATACCAAATCTTCTAATTCGAGAGACATACTTTTTTATTGTTTTAAAAATGACTTTGTAAAAAAATAAATTATTTTAATGACTTTTGAAAAAAATAAAAATAAAAATAAAAATAAATTATTTTAAAAAATGGAGTTTAATCGGCTAGAGGGAGTGCGGATACCACAAGGCTTGGATTTAGAGGATCTGAACGATAGAGAATTATTCACAGCTCTATCAGATAAACAATATCGTAAAGATGGATACTATGAAGGCTTTTGGAAAAAACGTCTTCATATGAAATTACCGGAAGATTTTAACTGGATCAAAAATAACATCACAGGTAAATGGCGAAATTTCTATTTGTCACGTGCTCTATATTTAGACAAAAGCAATTATGATGTCGGTAGAGCTTTAATGTTGGCAAAACAAGATGGCAACAGTGATCTGGTTAATTATTTTCTATATAAACAGAGAAACGCTTTGTAAAAACGATTTTATAAAAACTATTTTTATAAAGAAATGAATGTCGGTTCCATTCTTAGCTATGCGCTATCCTCCGTTTCAAACTACAATATTGCAAACATGAACAACTTGTATAATTTTATTATCTCCGTTATGGACACCAATGATGAAGAACACAATAAAGTGTTGATTGATTCTCTGGTATTACATATGGGGAAAACGTTCTACAAAGATTTTCGAGGTTACTTCATTAACAAATTGCCAAACTCAAAACATCTGGCTATTATCAATCGGATTTATTGAATTGATATTTGACTCAGGTAGAGGAGAAGTTTGAGAAGTAAAGTTCGAATAAGTTTCCGTTGAATTAAAATTAGAAACAAATGAATCATACTCTTTAGTTTGAACATTGTTCAGAAGATATTGCGTGGCTAATGTGACTTGTGATGTAGCAGGTTTGGAAAGATTCTCTTGATAATAAACTAGAAAAAGATAGATAGCCAAATAAATCAGAATAAATGAAGCCAAAAGCTCATAAGGTGTAGGAAGTCTTTGTGATAACACTAGAACTAGAAGAAAAGATAAAACAATTGCAATAATAATACAACGTCTCCAGTATACCGAAGATAGGTCATAACGACTACTTATTCTTATTTTAGCCAATAAATCAATAAAATCATCTTCTTCTGTAGGTGCTCCTTCAGCATAGGCTGCTCCTAAATGTACATTTTCTTTTCCAGGAATCCCTGGACAGTATAAATCTTTTCTTTCCAAATACAGAGCAGCTAACAAAGCTGTAATTCCTCCTCCGTAGATTAATATTGGAAACCAATTTGTTTTAAGATATTCGGTCGTAATCTCCATTTATTAATTTTGTGATGTTTTTAAATCACAAAATAAAAGCTCTTACTTGCTGTAGATGAACCAAGCATTTCTTAGCTCTGTAAAAAATTTCTTGAAGATTGTCTTCTTTTACATTACAATCAAAGGATTCAGCGATTCTTTTCCTGGTAATCTGAATGGGAAAAGTTCCGTCATAATTGCGACCACCGATCGAGATTTCGGTAATCTCGTCAAAAAGAAATCTTGTTACAATTTCATCACTGTAGATGAAAAATCCGTTAGAGAAGTATTGAATGGATGGCATTTCTTAAATATTTGTATTTAAAAAATCATTTTTTACGGAAATCACTAGGTACGATTTTCCTTGCCCATTGATGAAGTCCTTGATGAATAACAGGGCTGATGTTTGCATCATCCGCGTCGCCTAACATGTTGATGAGACGTTTGTAAAAACGTCCATTCTTACCAGCAAAGGCGAGCCAACGATCAATTTGTCTCTTATCGTCTTCTGATCTTCTACCATAATAAAATTCACAATACCATTGCATCCAACCGTATGGGTCTTGTGGCTTAATCCATCCCTTGCTTTCCCAATATTCTAAAGTGGTTCCCGAATGAACACCATACTTGTTCAAAGATTTAACTTCCTTTTGTCTTGTTAACAAATCGTCACTAAGTTTCCAATTATACTTTTTGTGCTGACCTGAATAGTTCTTTCCAGTAACTGTCGAATGGATATCTCTCCAATAAGTTCCTCCAAAGGCACCTTGTTCGAAGATTTCGTAAGGAGTAAGATTAGGTTTAAACTCAGGATGGTCCTGAAAAGTTATAAATCCCTCTCGATCTCTCTTCATTTTTAATAATCTTTTTAATTTTACGAAATCATTTTCTTTATTATTAAACTCTATTTATCGAACCATTTACACTGTATTCAAACCATTTCATTTTCAAAGTAGAGAAGATATCACTATCCTCGGATACAATAAATTGGAACTCATGATTGTCTCTTTCAATAACAACTACAGTATATGTGCCATCCTCGTTAGACCGAGTTGCTTTTGAGATTGATTTCATGTCGTCAAACAAAACCTTTCGAATCGTTTCTGAAGTATGAATAAAAAATCCTTTCGGAAAGTAACTAATCGACATTTCTTTCCATTAAAATGATTAAGATAATCATTTTTGTAATAAACAAATGAGTGATAGTGAAAGAGAAGATTTTATTCGAGTGATTTTTGGTGTTGCATTGGATAATTGGTTAGACTTTTCCACTGAAACTATCAAGACCAAGGAAGGAGATGTAGATTTCACAGAAACGGCAATTCACGAGGATATGAAAAATTATTGTATGAAGAATTTAGACGCAGACGATTTTACCATATCAAGTACATCAAGCGAGGATGAGGTTGCCAAACTTAGAATTGCTTGGTTGTGTAACATTGTCGTCTATTCTGACAGCGTTAATGACATTTTAATTTATAAAAATATCGAAACAGGGGAAAGCGGTACCTTAATCGACTTACTGAAAGTCCCAACATTACAAACTCTTATCGATGAAAATGTTGAGTATAAGAGAACTTCTTTTCGTCACTTTATCACTTACTATCTTCTGGTGAATCATCACGAATTATTTAGTAACTATTCCTGTAAGTGGATGACTGGAGATTATTGACAAATTGATTATTAAAATAGTTTGTATTAATTACAATGAAGTGTGGAACGTGGGAAATGCCGAGTCCTAACGGTAAACGTTGGCAAACTGTTCCCTTATTAAATTTATATGAGGAGAAGGTATTTTTAACACCACAATTAGAAGCAACCGAGAACGAGTTGAGATGGTACGAAGTAGAAATGAAACCCAAGCCTATCGTATTTCAAGAGCATACTCTATCTTCTCATATTGAAAAAAGAAAAGCACGACCTCCAACACAGAAAGAAGTTCATTGCAATAATTGTTACGAAATCATGCCTCTTTCTTTTCCCTTCCCTTTTACTAATTGTAATAATTGTTTATCTCCGATTGTTTCAGAGTGCATTCCACATATCAAGTGGAAGCTACAATATAATCGTTAAAATGGACCCAATAGGTCCATCCGGATAAGCCTTTTTGGGCTTATTTAAAATAAGTATTTTCAAATACTTATCCGTCATCTCAGAAGAACATCATCTACAAAAGTTCGATGAGGTAAAGGCTCTGTAGTAGTTTTTTCCAAAAAGTCTTCAATTGAAGACAAATTTAACTTATTCATTAGATATTCAACATTTTTTCGAATATAATAGTTGGGATACTTATCAGAATGAAAAGCAAAGAGATTTAAGATCGAGAAGGAAACGATATAAGAACTGGCTAAAATAAGAATCATCTCGTAAAGAGATAACATATACTCTTGTGACATTAAAATAAAAATTGTAGCTATCAAAATAATAAAAGAGATAAGATACGAAGTAATGTAAATAGAATGGGTGGAGTTTTTGGCTATCCAATCGATTCTCTGTAAAAGAGTAGCTACATTTTCATCTTCCGATCCTCTACCTCCGTATTGATATTTACCATTTCCGTCAAAATCTCCAGGGACGATATCATTCACTCTACAAGATGATCTCTCTACTCCTATTAAATAAACAAAGAGAAGCAGAAGAACAAATAGGAATGCCAAACGTTGCATCTTATTTGGGGATGGGAAAGCTTTAATTCCTTTCTTATCAAATATGATTTGATAATTAAAATATTTTTGTAAAAATGCTTGTTAAAAGAAACGGAGAGGTAATCTTTCGCGGCGGAGACGACATTGAACAAGTGTTGCAAACACTGCATAACATTTTAATAGATGGAGATTACAACAATATAGAAATCGTCAAAACTGTTAAAGAACGACGCTGTATAGGGTGCTGGGAGATCGGAGAAGTCTCCGGAAAATGCTTGACATGTGAAATGGCTTTTTGTGAACCTTGTTCTAAAGTTCGAAGACTTTGCGATGATTGCTTCGCTGTATATGGAAAGCTTTACAAACTGGAAAAATTTCTATAAACACAGTAAAAATGATTTTTAATTAAAAATAACCGTATCCTACAAAAATGGAAGGATTTGCTGCTCAAATAGAAGAGTCGCTAACCAACTTGCATAAATTTGTAAACGATATTCAAGCTATTCAAGATGAAGAAGACAGAGTGATAGAATATCTCAAAACGCAGAATTTAACCGTAGAAGCTTTTATCGATCTATTCGCGGCGTCTGGTTCCAAGGAAATCTATGTCATGAAAGACTTTTTGTACGAAAGGTATATCGAGGACTGTCTGATTGAGTCTACTGAGTATATCAAAAACTACATGTTTCTATATTGGCAACTTTCCTATGCCATTTCTACAGAGAACCATACAGAAGGATTAAAGGCTATCGTGGGTATTCTTCGGATGCGCAAGAACGATCTAGAAGAACTTATTGAATGGTTTGGTCCTTTTTGTACTGTTCCAAAGTGAATATGATAACAACTAATAAAACGTCAAAAATAACATAAAAATATATCGGAGAGAAAACTCTCCAATATAAAGCAACTACTGAACTGATATCGATAAACTTCTATTTTTATCTTCTTTGCAAACAATTGGACTTCGAAAAAGATGGGATTTGTGATGTTTTACTACTGTTTTTCGAAAACTTGAAAATAGTAGTATCTCCTTCTCCCTTTAATTCTCCTCAATAAAAGCTTTCTTAATTCTGTAACCATCGAAAAAATTTGTTCCTCGATTTTCATTAAAACTCAGAACAGTACGATATGGAAAGCTTTACAAACTGGAAACATTTCTATAAACACAGTAAAAATGATTTTTTTAATTAAAATTAGGTTACATTAACCAACAGAATGCAGGATCGAGTTGATTTTTTGAACAAGGCCTATGAGAAGCTTGGAAAGGAAAAGGTGGAGGAAATTATCGTGGATGGTCTCTTGCAGTGTAGTCATATTATGTCTCCTGAAGATTTTTGGCCTGATAGCCCCGTTTACGGTCATCTCGGTCGCGAATTGACTGAAGAGGAGAAGAGTGTTTTTGCCGATTATCATCGTGCTTATAACAACTTTCATGCAGAGTGGATCGACAAGAATTTGCACCGACTGAACCAAGAACAGATCGTTAAGACAATGGCTTTTCATCCAGAAGATGTCGGTGAAATATGGTCTATGATCGAAGATGCAATTCTTTCTTAGTTCCCTGACAACTCATAGACTTTATAAAAATAGATTTCTTGATAAAAATTCTATTTTTTAATTAATTATTTAATTAAATGAAAAATATAAAATCTTATAAAATGAATACAGAGAGATTTTTGACAGGAAATATTGATGTCGATCGGTTAATACTTATGGAACTGGCTGACTATGAGCTCCTTTCAATATGTCGACCTGTTAAAATTGAAGATACTTATAGTAAATATGCTCAGAAATTGTGTAATGAAGACTTCTTCAGTAACCGAACTCTGAAACGTTTCCCTTGGACTGTAGAATATAAAGGGGATATAACATGGAAGAAATATTATGCTAGTTTGGTCTTTTACCTTTCTCAATTAGGGGATGAAAAGGTTATGAAACAATTTAGACATAAATTTACTTTTGATGCCGTTAAATATAGGGGAAATCCTAAAAGCCAATACAGATTTTTTAAGGAATATGCTAATAATTCATTAAACAGTCTTCTTGCAGATGCAGCCAAAGCAGGAGAACTAGGTATAGTGAAGTATTTAAAGGAACATGGAGCAAACATTCATTCTTTTGATGACTATGCATTAGGATTAGCCAGTTATAATGGACACCTAAGTGTGGTGAAATACTTAGTAGAACAGGGAGCCTATATTCATGCTGGGGATGATGATGCATTAAGATTGGCCAGTGCAAATGATCATTTAAGTGTTGTCCAATATTTAGTGGAACATGGAGCAAACATTCATGCTCGTGATGACCTTGCATTAAGATGGGCTAGTGAATATGGAAATACATCGGTTGCTGATTATCTTCGAACTCTACCTTAATTAAATTTCAATAAGATAAGAAGGTAAAGTTATCATGGATTCATTGTGGTCAGCTTTATACCATAGGAATATGTTTTGTTATAACAATCCAAACATTGACTTCCCATGTCATTCTGTTATGTGAAATAAACCTCATAATGGACTTAATAATTTCCACGTAGAAAGTTTCTATACATTTTCCTTAACAATCGTCTCACGCGTCTAGAAGATCAATTTGAGTAATTTAATTTTATAAAATATTTTTATAAAAATCAAGAAATATTTTTTTACGACTATCCTGATATCCTAAAAATGATTTTTTTAATTTTTTTAAAGGAAAAACCAGTAGAATGGAATTTAACGAAAAAGATATGAACGAGGAAAAGTTCGAATCCGAAAGAGACTGACATTTTAGTCCTGACTTCCTCAAGTTTGTATCTGAACACATAAATGGAACCGATACCTGTCAACCTGTAGAACCGATCATAATTCGTGAATGGTTTTGGAATGCAAAGATGAATTACGAAATTCACAAAGGACTTAGATATCCTGATGACAAAGCTCGAGATGTTGATCCTCTGTCTAAGTAAGTTTTTAGACTGAACAATATTTTCTTGATTAAAATCAAGAAATTACTTATGAGCTATGCCTATTTAACCATTCGAGATGTTTTTCTTTGAGAAAGGTTTTTCTGGCACAATCACAATGATAGAGATCTTCGTCGCCACAAATACGGCATCTATACAAAGTTTGACCCCAATAGGTAACATTACCTATTTTCTCATCCCATAGTTTTTTCCAGTTAGGCTCTGTGTCTACTTTGTCTTCCACTTTCTTTGCTTTCTCTTTCTTCTCCATTTGTTATATTTTCTGAAAAATATAATCAATTTATATGGACCATTTAACAAGACTTAAGACCATTCAAGTTAAGTTTCATGTTTTGTTTAATACGTTCGGAATGTCCTCCACAAGCCGGAGATTTAAGAGCTCTCATGCACGCGTCGGTACCTGTCTTATATTCTTTCAAATAGAATGCTGTAACACCAAGAGAATCCCAGACATGAAGAGTATAGACATCTTCTGAGATAAAAAGGACATGATCTTTCGGGAAAGGAATTTTGATAGCAATCTTGAGCCATTTCATCGCCGAAGGATAGTCTTCTTCATCCTGGTAATGTTTTGCAATTTCATAGACGGGTTCCATTCTTGCCGGACAGTATTTCCATGCGTCCTCGTAAGCTTGTTCAATTTCGCCCCAAGGCTTTTGCTGACCGATTTTACATCTAGCAATACGATAATAAGAATAATAAATCTCTTCAAACCAACCACCTGCTTGAATTCTTTTACGGTACCAACGGATAGCATCTTTGTATTGGCTTGTGTCATGATAAGTTTGAGCCAAATAAAACATGTAACGGGCATTTTTCGGCTCGTCGATAAGACCCTGGGTTAGTAGTGCTATATCACGTGGAAATTTATTTAATTTTTCTCCGCCGTCGCTCAAATCATTATAATAGAGGGTCTCTAGTTGCAAGTTAATGCACCTCTCACTCTGTGGATCCCAATATTCGTGTGTTACACCGACGCATTTCCAATTAAATTGTGTGCCCAAGAGTCTTGTATTAAAATAAAACAGAGGACCATTTTTCTGAGAAAATTGGTAAGCTCCCGCTGTTAAGGAATCCTTGTCAAAGTTAGGTCTAACCTGTAAAACCATGTCCGCATCAGTCAGAAGACAGTATTGAGCATCAGGGAAACATTCTCGGGCAGCTTGATAAGATAAGGTACGGTTATGTCCGAAATTCTTCCACTCATGATGAACTACTTTCCCTGGAATGTTGTGAACTCGAAAAAAGTTTTCCATAATTTCAACAGTATTATCAGAAGAACCTGTATCACAGATGCAAATATAATCTACTACAGGTAAACAGGCCAACATACAACGTTCAATAATTTTTGACTCGTTCTTAACAATCATGGCTAAGCAGATTTTAACCTTGCCTATTTTTCTCTCTACCACTCCTTCTACTTTCACATCTACTTCTTGCTTATCTGTCACATTTGTCAACAGATAATTAGAAAATTGTAAATGCTCATCTAAAGTGTCGAGAGAAATCGCAGCTAACTTCTGACAACCGTCGTTGATCGAATAAGTCATCAACAGTTCATTTCCATGGATAGCAATTGATAAACCATATTCAATAGAAGGTTTCTCAAAACAAAACAAAGGCCCATGACGCCTTTCCTTGAAGGAAGCATCATACCAAATAAAGCGATGGTAATACTTACGAGGTTGGGTGTATAACACTTGATGAATAGTATAGAGCCAACCTCCCTGGTATCGAACTGGACAAGATGACCCCCGAAATTCATAGTCATCGAAATCAGTCTGGAGTGATCGGGAAACCAATTGACAAATAAACATGTCATACTTTCGAACAATTTCAAAAATAACCAGAGGAAAATGGCTGTAAATGAAACAAATCTTGTTGTCATCTGTTACAAAAGGTAGCCAATTCTTTTCACAAGCAGTGTTTGGACTATAAGGAATATCTAGAGCTTGAATAAAGAGTAAAACTCCATTGTCGTCAAATTGGCCAAAGACAATGCGAGGGACAAAGGATTCTCGAGTTTCACAGCATGTGGCAAAGAAATATTTGTTGTCGTTTTTATCTACAAATAAACGTACATCTTCCAGTCCTAGAATATGCATAGGGTAACGGGGTTTCAACAAAGACAAATCTACTCCCATTTCGTATTCCCTTTGAACGGAAAATTCGTTATCTAGTTCCAAAATAAAGTTGCGAGTTCTAACGATTCGATTAGGGTCCCTTACATTATAGCTGCCGTTGGCTTCGATCGTATAGTTAACGACACGGACATTGTAAAGATAACCATCTCGATATCTTACCAATGATGGAGAAGAGGGAAAATAATCGTAAGGTAGAGAAAATTTCACATCAATGTGACGCGTGAAAGGAAGAGGGCGAATGTAGTTTGCGATTTCAGACAACATGGAAAACTTAAGATTATCAGAGACAGGAGAAAAAAGAACTCTTTCGCAAGCCAATCTTCCTTCATTTGATCTTCTTAAAATTTTACAGAGGACTGCCAAATCCTCGTACACTGGAGAGAAAACGTTACCATCTTCCTCGATTTTCTTTCGTGCCAGCGTATAACATTCTTCATAACGTTTTTCTTTTCTTAAGAGAGCAATTTGCGTCTCCTCGATAGAAGTTTGGATACACTCTTTCGGAATATTGAGAAGACTCTCATTATGATTGGCGGCATACCAAGTAAAAATTGGCTTGGTTACATTGACATCATTCCATACGTTAACCTCCCAAACTAATTTGCCCATCAGAAGAAATTTTTCTAAACTTTCCTCGCAAAGATCATAAAATTCTCGAATAATATCGGTATGACAAATAAAAAATGTCCCTAGATATCTCCAAGAAATCGAGTCTGTCAAAGAGGAAAAGTCGGGAGCATTGTCGTTATTACTTCCAGGCACGACGATATTGGTAAACCCTCCTAAAACAAAATCTCTCAGTTTTCGTGCAAAGAGTGCCTTGTCCGGGAAATGTTTGGCAATAGCTGCATCTACCCAAGCAATATATTTATTTGTGGTCAGAGATGTTGCTTCTAAGAGAAAAACGGGTTTACAGTTCATCAAAGTAAGAAAGGAGAGAGTATCTTTTTCCTCATTTCTATTTTCAGGAAGAGAAGGATTGCTTTCCATTATCTTCTTATACAAGGAAATTTCTGTTAACTCACGATGAACTAACATGACGCTACTATTTTTAGGTATCATCTGTGTAACAAAATCTTTGTAGTAAGAATCGGTAAAAATAATGAGCTGAATTTTACTTTTAATGAGGAATGAAAGGTTTTTCAGGAGACTTGTTTCGGTGGAGGTAGAATCAATTTTATATAAACATGTGACATAGGTCACGTTCATTTTTATAATTTTTACTCTTTTTAAGTAGGGAATCTATCATGTAAAACTGAATTCTAATTTCGAAACGAAGATTACAAAAAGAAATGTCAAGAATAAACGGAGCTCTCCTCACAGGTTTTTACGCATGTGGAACTTTACTTTCTTCGCCTTATATTCTCGAGAAAAATTTTTCAGCTATGCAGACAAAGAACTTTCCGGATTATGAAGGAGTATATATCGGAACAATTTTGTTAGCAACCTGGTCGATTTCTTTACCTTTGACATTTGTAGGAACATTACCCGATTATCTTCGAAAGATCTATTAGGTTATATGAAACGAGAGAAAATATGTTCAGAAAGCTCGTTGAAAGAGAAAGATGCAAACATAACTGACAAAAGTGAAAAAAAAATGTCGTAAAGTTAAAAGAAAAAGTTTCAAAACTGTATGATCAAAGAGACATTGCATTTTGGCTATATTTCCGTAGCAGCTTTCTCTTGTCCTTATATCTTTGTCGAAAATTATGAAGCTATGTCAACAAGAAAATTTAAGTTTGAAAATGTTTTTGCTGGGATGCTCTTAGTGGCAACATGGCCAATCTCTTTACCTCTAACTCTTTCAGGAAAATTACCAAATTATTTGGAGAAAAGAGCTCTTAGAAAAATGCAGGACAAAAAACTCGTGGAAGAATTTAAAAAGCACTGTTAAGGTTAAAAGAAAAAGAAACATTATAAAATGTCTTGTAAAAGTTGCGGTTCAAATCGGACGAGAACATCACAGGCTAAGGGAATAATCTCCAATAGCAAACAGATGTCAGACCATCTTATGTGTATCGGTCATGGTCATTGCATGTTTCCGATCCGACATCCTAATCATGTATCTTGTCCTATGAATAGTGCTAACTATGGAACAATTTTAAAAACTAAAACACAAGATAAGAAAGATCTCGAAAAAGAGACCATTTTAGAGACAATAAAACTCTATGAAGTGTTGAAATTGAATGGTAATGCAGCTTACTACGATATGTTAATAACTAAACTAAAAAACTTGTTAAAATTATATTAAAGGTTATTTAAAATGGACCAGTTAGGTTCATCTGGATAAGTCTAAATTATATTTAAATGAAAATGAAGAAAAAAGCCAATATTGTATCGGGTTATTTCAACCCTATTCATAAAGGGCATATCGAATATTGCAATCAGGCTAAAATTTCTCGATATTTTTAAAATAACCGATGAGAGCTTACAAAAATATTTTCCCGGAGTATAGTTCAGGTTCAGAAATATTTACTATTAGTGCTATAACTGTTTCTATTTCCTATCTTTTATACCAAATATGGTATAATCGGAAACTGATTGCTTATTTGTTTTTCAATAAAACAAATGAAAGTGTTATGTATAGGAGACCCACATATCAAGGTAGATAATATTTCTGAGACAGAAGAGATGATTGAGAAGATCAAGAAGGTTTATCTAGAGAAGAAACCAGATCTGATTGTTTGTATGGGTGACATGTTGGATAGACATTCTACAGTTCATGTTTCGTGTCTAATGACAGCAGAGAAAATGGTCGAAGAATTATCACAACTTGCTCCTTTCTATTTTATTATCGGTAATCATGATCGACCCAACAATTCTACTTTTCTTACCAATGAACACCCCTTCAATGCTCTCAAAAAGTGGCCTAACGTCTTTATTATTGATGATGTAAAAGAGACGGAACACTTTTTATTTGTACCTTACGTTCCCAATTCAAGATTTGAAGAGGCTTTGGAAAGGGTCTGTCCTCTTGAAGAGTTAAACAAATACAAGGCTATTTTCTGTCATCAAGAGTTTTTAGGTGCAAAGATGGGGACAATTATTTCCAAAGGAGGAGATAGTTGGCATGAAAAAAGACCATTAACCATTTCAGGACATATTCACGAATATGATGTCTTGAGCTCTAACGTGGTTTATATCGGCACTCCTCGACAGCAAACTTTCAGCGAATCTCTTGACAAGAGGATATCACTCTTTACCTTCAATGAGAAAGGAGAAGCGGATCATGAGAGAATCGATCTGGGAATGAAGAAAAAAGTTACAATTAACATTACTCCGGAAGAGTTGCACGGATTTAAAGTTCCAACGGACAAACATGTCAAGTTAGTTATTCATGGTGAAGAAGCCATTATCAAGTCAATAATTAAATCTTCTCGAATTTCAGAATTAAAAAAAGCAGGTGTTAAGGTATGTTTTAAGACACAACACTCTTCTCTTCCCTCGACGGATCAACCTACAGAAAAGATGATGTTTAAAGATCGTCTCTATCAGAGATGTAACAAAAATCCGCTGACTATTGCTTGGTGTAATAAGTTATTTCCTAATTAGTGTGTTTGTAATTGTTTATTACAAATGTTATTTAGTGAAAATGATATAAGTTTTTACACTTATATCATTAAATGAGTAGGACTTCTTTCCTCGCAGGTATCTTTGTTCTATCTTTGATAATAAGTATCTACTGTTTTGTTCTTTACGGAGCAGATAAGATTGGAACAAAAGATGGAGAATGTAAGACTCTTAGCTATAAAATTTTACCAGGACAAGGGTGCGAAGATAGACTTTATAACGGTTATCTGGAAGTCTCTTTACTGAAAGTGACAGATTCTTATTATATTCTCGTAGGAAATCGATTTATTAGTGCTGAAACTGCTACCAGTTTCTTATCCCGATATCCTCTTAATGCAACCTTTCAATGCCGCTATTCTGAAGAACCTCTAACAATTGAAATATCTTCTTTGTAATTTTAGTTCTTGGAGTCGTCTCTTTGGCAACGGCGATAACCATTTTAGGCGGTTGTGTTATTAGTATTATTTTTCAAAGATGTTGCAAAAGACAGGAAGAACTTGTCGAATTTGTCAATCCACCAGTACCTATCCAATATTTTCTACCTCCACAATACCAATGATTTTCTTTTCTGATTTTTATCAGAAAAGTTTATTTCTTACCTCTCTTCTTTTGAACCTTCTTTTCCACCTTTTCTAAAATACCGACACTCTTGAGAAAATCATTATTATCCTTCCCAATGACAAAGTTTGAAAGATTGTGTTTTAAATCTTTCTTCGAACCTCCACGTTCGATATAAGTTGAAAGAGGGTTTTCGTACTCCATTTATGAAATAAAAATATCTTTTTTATTTCAGTTTTCAATAGAGATTCACTTGTCCTTCTTCTAGACAAGAATGCAGACAGAGAACTGTAGAGTTGGATGTGTTATAAGGAGTCACGGAATAACAGCATAATCTTAAAATTGTTTCCGAAAGATGGTAGTTGAGTGCTCTCAAATATTGTTCACAATGATTAGAAAACTTGCAGAAAGACAAGTTGTGAAAAGAAAAACAACATTTACTGGTATAAGTAGGATGAAAGAAAATAATGTAACCAAAGACGCAGAGTAAAAATAAACCAATCCAAATGTAGATTAAGATAGTACAAACTGTATCTTCTTCGATTTTCTCTGGCAGCTCTACTTCGCTTTCGGAAATTTTTGGCGTTTCTGGAATAGCTACTTTTTCAATGTTTCCAAGATCTTTGATATCTACATACTCTTCGCTTTCCTCTTCCTCTGTATCTTGGCTTTCTCCGCTATCTGTTTCTTCGTCATTGCTAGGGAATGATTGCACGGTTTTCACAACTTCATCCTTATCCACGGTTTTCACAACTTCATCCTTATCCTCGTTTTCAATGATCAAAATATCTTCATTTACTAAATCTCTTTTTTCAACTTCGAGGTTATCAGAGCTTTCCGGATTGCGGGCAACTTGCTCTAAGATATCGTTTAAGTCGCTTTGAGACAGAGCTTCATTAATAGTTTCCATTTTAAATTTTACATCAGATTAAAAGATTCAATTTTAATAGAAAAATGTCTTTACTGAATAAAGAAGATAATCTCTCGAAATCCCTTCTCTACCTTGAAAACAACTATGAAAAAAGTCTTGATAATGAAGAAGTATTTCCACATCTAGAAGTCATAGAAGCAAATAAAGATAAAATTGATTTGGAAACTTTATATCGGCCAACTCACATCGAATACAATACTGTCGGTTCTTATCTTTGGGGTTGTTCTCAAAACTACTATGGTCCTGTTAGTAAATCTTGTTCCATTCTGTGTAATCCCAAATCTCTAAATTATGACGAGAAAAGTAACTGCCAATATCAGTTGTGGACATGTTACCAAGATAAGTTGATTTCAATTGGACATTCTTTCAATAATATGGGTTACATCTATGTAGATGAAAAATGGTCTGGAATGCTAGAAGAAGATATCGAAAAGCTGAAAAATGCGAAATTAAACACGATTACCATCTTGAAGACTTCTAATAATGTTCATGAAACTTTACATAATATGATTTCGCTTAACGAAATTCCGAAGAAAATAATTACACCCATTCCCAGACAGAAGCAAGAAAAAACAAGAAGTCCTTATGCTCTAATTTTCTTTTTAGTAATTTTAGGACTCCTTTTTGCCTTATGGTATCAAAAAGGTTCACCAACTGGTAATGAGGTTTGAAAGAAGTTAAAAATAAAGGTAAAAGAAACTTTTCTTTAAGTCTCTTTCCAAAAATAGATGTTTTTGGGGAAATCCGAAACCCAAAAAGTTGAAAAAGATAAAAAAGATCAAATTTTGAGACAATATTTTTTATGCTATTCATGATAGCATAAACCCTCTCAAAAAATGTCTCTTAAGGCAAAAAGTGCTTTTGTGATAGGTAGCTTAAATTTCAAAAAGTTTGAACTTTTCCTGAAAAAGTTTGAAAAATCGTTTGAAACTTTGAGTTTGAAAAGAAAAGTTTCAAAATGATAAAAATTGAAAAATAGTTTGGGAGAGGTTATCTGAAACATCACGAATTACGACTTCAATAAAATGTCTACTAAGACGGAAAATGCTTTTGTGATAGGTAGTTTAAAACTTGAAAATTTCGAATCGTATTAAAAAGAAACTTTTGAAAAATGAGACCTTATGCAACTTTAGTAAGGAAAGATTTACTGAGGTCTAGATTGGCTGCCATGCTTCCCGATTCGGTAACAGAAGAAGCATATTATTCAGCAATTTCAACAAAGCGAAATAATACTTTTGGATAACAAAGGAGTTAGATCTCTTGAATCTGTAGGACTTGATATATTTCGATATTTTCCTACTTTTAGATTCAAAAAAGTTTCCGATGGAATCCGAATCTATACGAGAAGAAAAGAAGGTTTAGGATATTATGAAAATATTCCATTTGCAGAAAATCACAATTAAAACTTTATTTTTCAAAATAAAGTTTAAAGAGGAATAAACATTTTGAAATGGAAGACGACAAATTTTATGACGAACACCATTTATACATATCAAATGGCTCTGCCAAGGAAAGAGAAGTTGAACAAGCTCTTCAAAAGGTGATCAACGAATCGAAAATTGCTGAAACTGATTACAAGATTAATCTCTTTCAAAATGCTGATAAATATTTTGGTTATGGATACATCTGGGTAGCTTCAACAAAATTATACTGGTTGCTGCTGGGAATTTGTCCGCTGCAATGTAATTTTAAGGAGATCGGCGAAGTTAATTCGTCTTGGTCATCAACAATGGAGAAGAATGAAGAGAATGAAAAGAACGACTCTTTTACTCCCCTGACTTATACAAATGCTTTGGGAGAAGAAGTAATCCTAGAAGTTCAAAGAGCTTTTGTCTATGAACCTGAACCGAAATACATGCGCAATCGTTTGTGTGCAAGAGATATTCCAAATTTTGTAACAGTAACAATGTTAAAAAAATTATTTGAGGGTAATCCTTATATCAAGTTTATTGAAAGGAAACAGCAAAAAGGAGAAAAGGGACTAGAAAATAAAGGAGAGAAAGGGAAGTCAAATCGCATCGTCTTTATTACTTTTGATAGGTATGAAAACGATGCCCTTTTCGCTTTGTTGATGTCGAAGAAAGTTTCATTAACAGATCCAAAGACAAAAACTAAATCAAACATCTACTTTAATTATGCTTACACCCGATAAAAAGACTCTTACACCAGATAAGTAGGTTGATTTTGGAAGAAACCCGGTTTCATTTTGGGTTTTGGCTGTCTCTGTCTTTGATCGATAAGTTTTTTAATTTCTTCTATACATTTTTCGTAACCTTCTGCAACTTCACACTGTCCATCATTTTTATAAGTATTTACAAGATTTTCTAGTCCAACAAGGGCTTCTTCAATTTCTTTCAAACCTATTTCAATTAACTTTGTTAATTCAATTAAATTTTCGACATATGTTACTCCCTTTTCGCCTTTCTCATTTTTCCATCTTCTCCTGAGAGTTAAAAACCAGTCCGAAGTAGAAAAATAACACTTATCAATATAACAAGGTTTACTATTTGGAGGTATTCCGGCTATAAATTTCCATTCTTTAATAAGACCCTCCATTGTTAGTATTGTAAAGTCTTTTAAAGAGAAGTTAAAACCTGTTTAGATATCGAATAATGTCATCAGCATGATAAATTTGTGCTGTTTTCATCATATTATCAATAAGAATAGGAAATTTGTCTGGGTTATATTCAGGAGCTTTCTGATATGTCTCGATGAAGTATTTAACCCATTCAAGTCTTTCTTCTGCAATGAATTTATAATCCCAATTATTTGTTACATATTTAAAAGACTCTGAACAGAGATTATCGAGAGTGTACTGAAATACTTCGAAACTTCCAGAATTCATTACATCATTTAAACTAAAACAAGAAATTTCGACAAGACTCCCCGGACCAAATTCGTCGATGTAAACTCTTTGCTTAACTTGTTGGAAATTTTTAACAAGTTCCAAGTTACCAGAATCGAGTAAGTTTAATCTGATTACCATTGGAGTGTTTTCATCCCAGAAATCGTTAGACTTTATTTGATCAATAGCAAGTTCAACAAAAGAAGGAATACCGGTAGCTATTAAAAAATCAATATATTCTCCATCTTCAAAACCTTGTCGATCTTCGACACAAATAACTTTTAGATATTTATTTAATAGAGTTTCGTTACCATAAGCTATGATTCCTTGCAGCAGATTGGAACAGACTCCGCTGTCATTTTCATAATCCTTAAGATAGTTATCTATCGATTTAACATTTCCGGACTCGCCGACGAAATAAGCTGAAACATCTCTAATATGAGCTTCGAAGTTGTCATCGAAAAACGTCTCATTCCAATTCTTCAAATTGTAGTAAATTCTCTTCGGATTAAAAGTTTTAGAGGGAATATAATCAACACCATATTCTTCTTTCAAAAGAGCAATGTATTTAATCATGCGTACATAGAGAGATTTCCAGTCTTCTCCCTCTTTACGAAAAGGAATAAGAAGAGGATAGCGTCTCTCTAAAATTTCTTTGAAAAAACGAGGATCGTTAAAATATCTATTCGTACTAAGCATAAGAAGTACTTCTCGATCTTCCGCCATGTGTGCAATTGACATATAAGTGTCTTTATTCGTAACACTCACTGTAGTAGGTCCATTCCCTTGAACTTTTTGGAAATTAGCATTTGCTTCGGGAACTTTACCCTTCATCTTTCTTTAATAAAAATATATTTTTATTAAAATAGAATGTCCTGTCATGTTTGTGATCCGCATCGAGGAGACCCTTATTATGTTTTTAACTCTACAATTTTAACAATAGTCATAACTGCCGCTGCCTTTATCGTGGCATTTGCATGGAATCAAGTATCAAAAGCCTGTTTTGATACTTGGTCTTCCAAAGAACAAATGATACATTCTATGTTCACATATGCTTTTGTGGTTACGTTAGTTGCTATCATATTGTGTTTTCTTCTGTATTACTATCTAAATGGTGAAAAGTATTAAGGTCTTTCCTTGAAAAACTATTAGTGTTTACTTTTAAAGAAATCTACTAAATCTTGATGGCCTCCTTGTTTCGCAAAATGCATAGCCCTATTCCAATAGCCGGCACCTTTAGAGATGAAGAAATCTACTAAATATCGATGACCTCCTTTAGCTGCGCCTTCCATAGCATAATTCCAAAAACAGGCACCTTTTGAGATGAAAAAAACTACTAAATCTCTATGGTCTCCTCTTGCTGCGTAGTGCATACTATAATTCCAATAGTCGGCACCTTTGGAGATGAAGAAGTCTACTAAATCTTGATGACCTCCTCTTGATGCACCATGCATACCATTATTCCAATTATCTGCGCCTTTTGAAATGAAGAAATCTACTAAATCTCGGTGACCTCCTTTTGACGCTCCACCCATAGCATAATCCCAAGCATTGGCACCTTTGGAGATGAAGAAATCTACTAAATCTCTATAACCTTCTTGTGCTGCTAACTTCATAGCTATATTATAATCCCTATTTGATTTATCAAGATATTTCATTAGTAACAGAGAAAAGACTTTCCACGACCTTTGTTTCAAAAATTTCACAGTTTCAAAATTCTCAGGATAAAGACACATAAAACGATTTCTCCATAAATTCTCGTTGTCAGAGTATCTTTTCGTCATTTTGTTAACTATTAATGCATTTCTAGGATCTTCTAACAGTGTCAAAATGAGGATATTCAGATCTTTGTTTCTCGTTGGAAAGTTATGTTCCATTTGAAACATTATTATCTTAGAAACTTTCTTTTTTTTTTCACTTTTAGGCTATCTGGATAACCTTTCGATTTACAAATTAAAAGGTTAAAAGACCTTTTAATTACATTTGTTTTATCTTTCCTTGTTTCATTACTCCTCGTCTTCCTGTTCAGCCTCTTCCTCATGCTCCTCGTCTTCCTCTTCCTCTTCCTCTTCCTCATCAGCTTCTTCCTTTCCTTTGCTCTCATCTACTTCCTCGGTCTTTTGCTCGTCCTCTTCCTCAACTTCTTCCTCTTCAACCTTGGCCTTGGGCTTTCTGCCTCGCTTTGCCTTCTCTGTCTTTTCACCAGTAATGGGAGTCAGTTCTGCCGTGCTGCTCAACTGGTAAATGGGGCGCTCATTCGTCTTCATAAACTCAACCAGCTCAGGTTCAAACCATGCCAGGAAGAAATCATCGGCAAACTTGCGCTTGCGTCCGATTTGAGACTTGACTTGCTCGTTCTCCCAGCTAAAAGGCTTGGAAAGATCAGCATCGGGAATATCGAACTGAACAAGCTTGTTCTTCAAGGCGATAGTGATACTCTCCATCTCCTCTTGCCAAGAAGGGTAGAGACGATTCAACTTGCGCGTCGTGAAAAGATAGCGTCTCAAATAAAGCTCGCTCTTCTCGGTCTCGGCAGCAATCTCAAGCTCGTCGTTCTCTTCTCCATTGATGTCAACCTCGCTCGAAGCGTCTCCAGCAATCAGAAAGAAACGACTCAAAGACGGAGTGATCTCAACATTCATCTTCTTGAGAAGTTTGGGCAAAACAGCCTTGATCGTGGCAATAGTGTCTCCATTGTCAAAAGAAATCTTGAAACGGGGAGTTCCTTCGACATACACAAAAATGCTCCCGGTGTCGTTTTGGACTGTCTTCGGAGTTTCTTGTTCAACCTTCTCTTCAACCTCTTCCATCTCAGCTTCGGGCTCTTCGGGCTCAACCTGCTCTTCGACTTCCGGCTCGGGTTCAGGAGTCTTCTCTTTTTCAATTTCCTTGGCGGGCGACTTTTCAGCTGCCTTGACGGTGATCTTGCGAGCGGTTTGTTTAACACGTGCCATTTTGTATACTGTAATAGTAGTTAACTTACTTGAAATTCTAATTAAAAAATCATTTTTGGGTCTCTATGGTAGAAATATCTTTTAACGTCTTATTAATTCTATTTCTCCTTACATTTTTACCATCTTTTTAAAAATATTTCAAGTAAAAATACTATGCGAGGGTTCAATCCGTATAATTTTAGTCAAAATACTGAGGGCAGTGCCAGTATTGACGTATCTGACCAGGTTTTTGAAAAAGGTCACAAAAATATCTTACAGGTAGATTTGCAGAAATTCGAAGAAACATGTAAGAAATTTAGAGAGAAAAAAGACATCAAGATTAGCAAGTTGAGTAAAGAAGACAAGGATAGTTTCGATTTGGCTGTTAAATATGTCCACCTTTTATATGGTACGGAACATTATGCACGTCTGTATGATATTGTTAAGAGAACATTTAAAAATGTTGGAGTTCTCAAACATAATACCGTAGGTGCTTATTTTGCAGGCTGTCTGAATAATAAAAATGGATGTTCTCTGTCTTGTGCTGGAAGCATGCCTGTGCCTAAAAATGAAGAAGGCTGGAATTCTTGCGACAAGGCTGTCATCTTGGCTGAAAGAAAAGAAGGCAAAGAAAATAGCTATTCGTTTACCATTCTCAAGGCTGCCGAGAAAGAGGAAGATATGAACCCTGCCTATCTTTTCGTCGAGTCCACAGAGTTTGATGGTCTTGATACTTCTGAAAAGGTCTATTTAAAAAGTATGGGATGCAAGAAATTGAAAGTTGTATCTTATTCCGAAGATATGTCTTATTCTGATTACGGAGAGCCTATTTCTATCGATGATATCAAGGAAAGAAAATATGTTTCTTCTGAAGCTCCTTCATCAGATTCCTTTGAGTCTGATAATCGTAGTGAAAACAACAAGAACAAGAATCACAGGAATTACAAAAATAACGATGGAGGTTGGAACTGGCTCATGTGGTCACTTATCATTTTCATAATTCTGCTTGTCTTGTTTATTTTGTACGCCTACTATCAAATTCAAAAGCTGAAATAAGTCAATATTTTTCTGATATCAGAAAAATATCTTTATAAAATGATCTGGGTGGTTCTGATCATTCTTTTTGTCATTTTTCTCATTTTAGCAGCTCAATACTTTGATGCTCCTAGATATGTTTCTATAGAACATCAAAATATTCGAGAGAAAGAAAAAGAGTATGGATGTAAGAAAAAAGCAAGGAACTGTATCATAAGTTTAACTACTACACCTGCAAGAATATTTAAAATGCGCCCGACACTAATCAGTTTATTAGACCAGAGTTTAGCTGTAGAAGAGATAAGAATTAATGTACCTTATACTTCCTGTAAGGGAGAAGAATATGTGGTTCCTTCTTGGCTGAGTGATCTGAAATATGTTAAAGTATGTCGAGTGGGGAAAGATTGGGGCCCCGCTACCAAAATTCTACCGACGCTCTTAGATCCAAATACAGATGGGAAGAGAATCATCGTAGTAGATGATGATGTAATTTATGGTTACCATACTATTGTAGATTTAGTACAAACTTTTGATAAGTATGACGGTAAAGCAGCAGTGACAATTTATGGAGATGAGATTTTACCATGTGGCAACACCGACAATGGTTTATTAACAAGATTTAATAATTACATGCAAGCAAATACTCGCACAGATATTTTAAGAGGTCATGCGGGGTATATGGTGACTAAAGACATGTTTACTAAAGACTTGTATAACTATAAAAAGTATCCGAAAGAATGTTTCTTTGTTGATGATAATTACCTCAGCTTTCATTTACATAAAAATAAAGTTAAAATTATTATGATAGGAGCAAGTTATCGCTCCATACCTTTACCAGAAATGGCTTCTTGTAATACAGGAGCTTTGCATCAGGGAGCAAATCATGATGGTAGAAATGAACGAATTGTTAATAGACTTCGTAAGCGTAAAGTCACCAAGTAAACCACTAGTTTATCTAAAGTGAAAATTTAATTAAAATCTCTTGATTTAAAACTTATTAAAATGCAAAGAGCTTTTCCAACTGGAATTAAAGACCTCGATATTCTCTTTTTATCACGACTTAATGATGATAGAGATCTTCTAAACGCTCTCAATATTAATGCAGCAACGAAAAAATATACCAACAATGAAAATTTGTGGAGAAATCGTTTTCAAAGACAACACCCTTCTGATTTCGAATATGTT